TAGAAGATCATAAAATATACTCGCTGATGCACGAAGGCTGCGGTTACGAAATTCACAACTCTAAATACCACAACATAACTCGATATACAAAAGAAAAAATAAAGCGACTAGAAGAACTAAAAATAAAACCATTTAACGCTGGACAGTTTCTGATGTTAGCTTCGGTTGCTATGGCTAGACATTTTACCAATGTTAAGTTCATAACTCATTTATGGCAAAAAGAGTATTTCTTTGAGCAGAGCTTTTTGAATACCTATTTCAATTATAATGAAGCATCAAACACTTCTTTATTGGAAGATCACTTTTTGATTTATTACATAGAGCAGCATAAAATAGAAAACATAAACCTCGATAAAAGCAAAAATGTACACTATGCTGGAGATCCATGTAATGGATCAACCAAGTTGGAGTTTTTAAAATCAGAATTTCCGAATTATTATGATATACTCACATGAGCATAAGGTGGTGATATACACTCCGTTCAAGAATTACTCGTCAACGATTCAAGCCTACTTTTCCAACAATCGTGGGAAATTCTATCCGATTGCTGGTGAAAATCCCGACTACAACTATCGCCAGATTACTCGTGTCAGCAGACACTCGATTGGTGTTCCTGATGATGTCAAGAACATATACAAAAAAATCCTGCCAGTCCGTAATCCATATGAACGTGTGATTAGTCAATACTGGTGGCACTATAATCATCATGAAAAAATAGATTTCGAGAAATGGCTTTATACTCACTCAAAACAACCAGTGTGTATGCCCGTGACTGTAATCTATCGAGATCATGATTGTGTTATTCGTGTCGAGAATCTGGAAGAGGAACTAGAAAAGCACAACCTAATAGTGTATCACCCAAGCACCAATGAGAGAATTCCAATTCCACACAGAAATAAGACAGAGAACAAGGTAGAAATGGATTTGTCTCCAGAACATGCTGAGTTGATATACTTCCTGCATTATGAAGACTTTCTTGCTGGAGGATATGAGAGATTGTATAAATAGAGAAACCAATGGTTACTTGAGTTTCATCTGTGAATGAAACCCTCTGATAGATTAACAGGATAAATAGAAATATGGCTGAAACAGTAGCAACATCCACAGTAAATAGCACAAGTAAGGCAGACCTTTAATCAATAAACCATTATGGCAACACCAAGTTCCAGAACAGCACTTTCAGACTATTGCCTTCGTGCTCTTGGTCATCCAGTGATTGAAGTCAATCTAGATGACGATCAGATGGAGGACCGAATCGATGAGGCAATTCAGTATTACCAAGAGTATCACAGTGATGCCATTGTTCGGAACTACCGTAAACATGAAGTCACTGCTGCTGATATTACCAATGAATATATCACTGTTCCAGAAAGTCTCCTGTATATTCGAAGAGTGCTTCCTGTAAAGGGTGCCAATTCTTCTGTTGGTGATTTCTCTATTGACTATCAGCTTCATATGAACGACCTCTTTGGTCTTCGTGATCCCGGCGATTTACTTTCGTATGAGTTGACGAAGCAGTATATGTCACTGATTGATCTGAAGATTAATGGTGTTACTGAACAGGTTACATTTAACAGGCATCAGAATATTGTAAAACTCGACTCTATTCGCTGGGGAACAGATATTACTGCTGGGCAATACATTGTCTTTGAGGGATACGAAACGCTTGACCCAGAGACCTATACTAATGTCTATAATGATATGTGGCTGAAGAGGTATGTCACAGCACTCTTCAAGAGACAGTGGGGCTTGAACCTCATTAAGTTTGAAGGTATTCAGCTTCCCGGTGGAGTTACACTGAACGGTCGTCAGACCTTTGATGATGCAAATGCAGAAATCGAAAAGCTAGAAGAACAGTTGAGGTTGAATCACGAAGATCCACCCGACTTCTTCGTAGGATAAGATATGCCGCGTAATCCTTACATCTCCCTTGGGACCACTAACGAGCAGAGACTTCAAGAGAATCTAATCATTGAAGCTTTGCAAATTTATGGTCATGAGGTTTACTATCTTCCTCGAAACATCGTCAATCGAGATACCATTCTCAACGAGACAATCCAGTCAAAGTTTGGTGATGCATTCAAGGTTGAGATGTATGTCTCAAATGTTGATGGTTTCGAGGGCGATGGTCAATTCATTTCAAAGTTTGGTCTAGAGATTCGCGATCAGGTCAAGCTGGTTGTTGCTCGTAAGAGATGGGAAGAACTTGTTGGGCGATTCAAGGTTACTCAATCTGTAAGACCAGCAGAAGGTGACTTGATTTACTTTCCTCTTGTTAACGGACTCTTTGAAATCAAGTATGCAGTTGGTGATTCGCCTTTCTACCAACTTCAGAATCTCCCCACATATGAACTCACTTGTGAACTCTTTGAGTATGGTAATGAGCAAATCGATACTGGTGTTCTTGAGATTGATGATGTTGAACGCAATGAAGCCTTCAGAAGCATCCTCACAATCTCCACTACATCCGGCAGTGGAACATTCCAGTATGGCGAAGAAGTCACGCAAGTTCTTGATTCTGATACAACAATTACTGGTGAAGTTGCCTCTGTTAGCACCACAACAATTAAGGTTGTCCAGACTCGCGATTCTGATAATGGTAGCGATACCTTCTGGCAGGTAACTGCTGGATCTGTTGGTAACCTTATTGGGCAGCGTAGTGGGGCAACTCGTCCTGTCACTGCTGTTACTGATGACATGACTGCACTAGAGGAGGTAGACGCTCAAGCACAGAACAATCAATTCGAAACGATTGGTAATGACTTTGTTGACTTCACAGAGACCAATCCTTTTGGAGAAATCAATTTTACTGACTAATGTTAGGAGCATATTTTTATAACAAAACCATTCGCAAAACAGTCTCTGTTTTCGGCAGTCTGTTCAATAACATTCAGGTTCGAAAGACGAGTGGTGATCGTGTTCTCTCTGCCACCAAGGTTCCTCTTGCATATGGTCCCCTTGAGAAGTTTCTGGCACGTATTGATGAACTAGAGAAACTTGAAGAGCAAGCAATTGCAATCAAGCTTCCTCGTATGAGTTTTGAAATATCAGATATCTCTTATGATTCCTCTCAGAAGTTGAACAAGGGAAACAAGAGAACATTTGCGATGACGAATGGCGACGAGACGAGAAGGAGAACAGTTCGTCAAAGCGTTCCCTACATTATAACAATGGACCTGAATATCATGTCCAAGACACAAGATGAAGCACTTCAGATTGTTGAGCAGATTCTACCAACATTTGCACCTGAATATACAGTCACTGTCAAGGATTTTGAGGGACCGGGAAGTCGCACTGATGTCCCGATTGTTCTTACTGGAACTTCATTCTCAAATGAGTATGAAGGAGACTTTACAGCTCGCCAGTTGATTGTATATACCCTGACCTTTTCAGTGAAGGTCAAATTTGCTGGTGGTGTCAGTGAACAGGCTATTATCTTGGATGTTGATATTGACTTCTTTGATAAGGGTAATGATGGATTTCTTGAGGAGGTTGGATATACTGCTGACTCTGAAAGCGATGATAGTATCCCAAGAGTCATAACTGATAGTGATGATGGAATCTGAAACTAGAAACCCTATCACAGTTGTTTTTAAAAAGACCAATGCTGTTCGTGGTCTTTTACAAAGGGTCTCAAATATCACCAGTGAACTTCAAGAAGTAGGCAGAGTAACCGCTGTTCTTACCCGCGTGGATTTCGGTGTGGATTCCAGTGTAGAATTCACCTTCTTAATCTTGAGTGATGATAATCGTGTAGTTCTCACAGATAGTTCTCAATTAGTTTTAACATGAACAAAGATGACATCACAAAGAATCTTGAGAAACACATGCCACAGAAACCTGCGGTGAAACCAAAAGAGTCTGAAACTGTTCGTGATGCAGAGGAAGACTATGAGTATTCCCGCGAGAAGTTCAAGAGTCTGATTGACCGTGCAGAAGGGGCTATTGATGCTGCTATGGGGCTGGCAATGGAAGCTGAACACCCAAGAGCATTTGAAGTTGTCTCTCAGATGATCAAGAACACCAGTGACATGACCACTGAACTCATGAAACTCCAGAAGGAGCGCAAGGCTCTCCATAAGGAGGAAGAGAAGAAACAGGAAGTCACCAATAATAATGCTATCTTTGTTGGTTCCACAAGTGAACTACAGAAGATACTGAAGAATGAAGTCGTCATAGATGCAGAGAGTTCAGAACAATGACCTTGGATATCTCGGCAACCCTCGCGTGAAGAGGGACGGCGTCGAGCAATCCTTCACCAAAGAAGAGGTTCAAGAGTATGCAAAGTGCATGGCATGTCCCGCATACTTTATAGAAAACTACATGAGAATCATTCACCTTGATAAAGGTCTGGTTCCATTCTCTCCATATCCATACCAGAGAAAGATGTTTCAACACTTCAATGACAATCGTTTCTCTATTGTTCTTGCTTGTCGTCAATCCGGTAAATCCATTTCAAGTGTTGGTTATATCCTCTGGTATGCAATTTTTCACCCAGAGAAGACCATTGCGATTCTGGCAAACAAAGGTGCTACTGCAAGGGAGATGCTTTCCCGTGTGACTCTGGCATTGGAGAATCTTCCATTCTTTCTTCAGCCGGGATGTCGAGCACTCAATAAAGGTAACATTGAGTTTTCAAATAACAGTGAGATCATTGCAGCAGCAACCTCTGGTAGTTCAATTCGTGGTCTCTCTATCAATCTTCTGTTCCTTGATGAGTTTGCATTCGTGGAACAAGCAAACAAGTTCTATACCTCCACCTATCCTGTTATCACCTCTGGTAAAACCACTAAAGTCATCATTACTTCCACAATGAACGGTATTGGTAATGTGTTCTATAATATCTGGCAGGGTGCTATTCAGGGAACAAATGACTTCAAACCATTTCGTGTGGATTGGTGGGATGTTCCCGGTCGAGATGAGGAATGGAAGAAACAAACAATCGCAAACACATCACAGCTACAATTCGATCAAGAGTTTGGCAATGCTGCAATAGGTCATTCGGATACCCTGATTGCTACTGATAAACTTCTGGGGTTAAAGGCAAAAACTGCAATAGAATACAAAGAAGATTTGGGTCTGAGATTCTATGACAAACCCGAAGAGGGTCATCGATACATCATGGCAGTAGATACCAGTCGTGGTCGTGGGCAGGACTATTCTACCTTCAATATCATTGATATAACTGCAAGACCATTCAAGCAAGTTTGTGTCTATCGAAACAACATGGTCTCACCACTGCTGTTTCCTGATATCATTGTGAAGATTGCAAACCTCTATAATGAGGCAATGGTCCTGATTGAAAGCAATGATGCTGGTCAGGTAGTTTGTAATGCAGTCTACTATGAGCATGAGTATGAGAACACCTTTGTGGAGTCTTCAATCAAGCGTGGTGGGATTGGTATTACGATGACCAAGAGAATCAAAAGAATTGGTTGTAGTAATCTCAAGGACTTGATTGAGATGAGTAAAATTGAGATACGTGATGCAGACACAATCGAAGAACTTAGCTGCTTTTCTGCAAGGGGTGGTTCCTACTCAGCAACAGAAGGTAATCACGATGACTTGGTGATGAACCTTGTCCTGTTCTCATGGTTTGCATCCAGTGATGCCTTTGGTGATATGGTGGAGGAATTGGATTTCAAATCCATGCTCTATGCGGATCGTTCCAAGGAGATTGAGGATGATATGGTTCCTGCTGGGTTTTTCTCTGCTCCCGCAGGAGATACCACTAATTATGAGTATGAGGAGATGCTTCGACAGAGACAGGAATGGCATAACCTCTGAAAGAACGAAAAATTATAAATAGATGACATGAACACCTTGTAATGATTCAAACACTTATAATTAACCTAAGAGAGAAAGATAAACAAATATGGGATTCCTAGTATCACCGGGGGTCGATGTCAATGAACTCGATCTCACCAATGTTATTCCCGCTGTTTCCACATCTATTGGTGGATACGTCGGAGATTTTACATGGGGTCCGGTAAACCAGCCAACGCTGATCTCTTCCGAGACAGAGTTGGTTGAGGTTTTCGGTCCTCCAACAACTAACAACCAAAAGTCTTACCTTGAAGCTGCTTCCTTCCTGAAATACGGAAATGCTCTTCGTGTGGTTCGTGCAGTCAAAAGCTCAGAGTCCAATAATCTGGTGAATGCCAGAAATGCGGCTCAGTTGAGAGCAGCACAAACCAATGATGGTGTCAACAAAAGAAACGAAATTCTTTTTGGCTTCAATGATGATGAAGCCGGTGCTGATATTGGCGCATACATCGAAAACGACGATGCGTTTGATGCACTCTCACTTCCCACTGTTGTCACTAGGAGTGAGATTGGTGGAAGCGGCGGCGATGGGGACAGTCAAGGGACAAACGAACCAATTGATGCAGTTGCTGGGTTTGACTGGGCAGCGCGTTTTCCCGGTTCTTTGGGTAACAACATTGCCATCACATATGAAGTTGCAACTTCACCACAAGAAGCTGCTGCACCTTTGAATGGATTGTTTCCAAAACCAACATCTACACAGTGGGCAATTGACACGCTTGGTGCAACTCCTGCTGTTAATGATGAAATTAACATTGTCATCTTTGACCAAGGTGGTGGCATCAGTGGAACAGCAAATACTATCCTCGAATCCTATAAAGGGCTTTCTCTTCTAAAGGATGCCAAGAAGGATGATGGTAGCACTAACTACTTCCTTGAGGTTATCAATCGCGATTCAAATTGGATTTACATCAGCAATGCTGAGTTCTTTGTAAACTCATTTGACCGCACTCAAGACTCCGAAGACCGCTACAATAACTTTCAACCCGGAATGGCATCAACTGCAACTAATGTTGTTGACAAGTTCTTCCTGATTGATAGTGAATTGAGCACCTTGGCAGATAAGAAGATGACAATCGACAGTGGTGTTACCGAAGATGATTTCCCTGCATCACAGGATCTTGATCACGGTGTTCCAACAGCATTCACATCTCAGTCTTGGTGGAACAATGATGACGGCGGGACAAGTCATGCTGCTGCTATCTACTCCAATCAGGGTGAAATGCTCCTCAGAAACTCTGCTGGAACATGGAAATCATTCAAGGCTACCAACATTAATGATGGTCTGTCTGCCAATGATGTTATCATTATCAATGACTTCGCTGATGACGTTACTCAGCTTGATAATGATGCATATTATGTTGAGTGGATTAACATCAATATTCCTGAAGGAACTGCAAGCGATTCGAACCTTGCTCTGGCAACAGGCACTGGTGGTGAACTCTCATCAAGCGGTGTTACTGGTATTCCATTCACGAACATACAGCCTTATCTGATCCCAGAAGAACTTGGATCTGAGGGTGGTGAAGATTCAGATGAGACATTGACATTCGATAGTTTTCAGACTGGTATTTCGAATAGTACTATCTATCCAACCATGGGTGGTAATTTTACACTGGAAACATGGTTCAATGCTTCTAGTTCAGTCGTGGCTAGTATTCCCCAAAATAACAAGGATGGCGTTTATCTAATCATGGATGGTTCCGTGAAGCATGATGGAGGTTACCTGAAAAACATCAATACGTATTATGGCTCCATAGTGACTGATTTAACTGGGTTGTTGCCGGGTCTTTACGGTGGAGACTTACTTAACTTCGGTTCTGAGACACTGAAATCCACATATGGTTTTGGTGTCACATTGCGTGTTGCCAAGTTCCATAGAATCAACCTTAGCCAATATGCCATTACTGCTCCAAGTGTTGCAAATAACACTGTTGAGATTCTTCGTCTTGAGGGTGGTAAGGATGCTTCTCCTGATGTTGCTAGTGTGGTTACTGGTCTCGATAAGTTTGAGGATGCAGAGACTATTGATGTGAGCCTTCTCTTTTCAAGACAAATGGTTGATGGTGATACAACAGTCCCTAAAGCAATTAACACTATCTGTAATACGCGTAAGGATTGTGTTGGATTCATTTCACCTCCAGTTACATCAAACTCTACTCGCGATGTTGAAGAATTCTATGATGAGACCTTGAATCTTAATAGCAATTATCTTGTGTTTGATTCAAGTCCATTGTATGTCTACAACAAGTATTCTGACAAGTATGAGTATATTCAAGCTGCTGGTCACATGGCTGGTCTTTGTGCTCGCACTGACGATACCAATGATCCTTGGTTCTCTCCTGCTGGTTACAATCGCGGTCAGCTTCTGGATGTTGCCAAGTTGAAAATCAATCCGAATCAAGCTCAAAGAGATTCCCTCTACAAGAAGCGAATCAATCCGATTGTTTCCTTCCCCGGTCAGGGTATTCTTCTCTTTGGTGACAAGACTGCTCAGAGCAAGCCTTCTGCCTTCGATAGAATCAATGTTCGCCGTTTGTTCATTGTTCTTGAAAAGGCAATTGCGACTGCTTCCAAGTATCAACTCTTTGAACTGAACGATGAGTTTACTCGCGCCATGTTCCGTAACATGGTTGAGCCATTCCTTCGTGACGTTAAGGGTCGTCGTGGTATCACTGACTTCTTGGTTGTTTGTGACGAGACAAACAATACAGGACAGGTCATCGATTCCAATCGTTTCGTTGCTGACATCTATATCAAGCCAGCACGTAGTATCAACTTCATTACCCTGAACTTCATTGCCACGCGCACTGGAGTTGAGTTCACTGAAATTGCTGGTGGACAGGGTTAATCGACTAAATAGTTAAAGAGAAAGAATACTATTATGGCTAATATCGATGATTTCAAAGCAAAACTGGCTGGTGGTGGAGCAAGACCAAATCTCTTCAAGGTGATTTGTAACTTCCCGGCAACTGCACAGGGTGATGCTGAACTTGCATCATTCTTGATCAAGGGTGCTGCTCTCCCTGCCAGTGTCATGGCTCCGATTGAAGTTCCATACCGTGGACGCAAGCTCAAGATTGCTGGTGACAGAACCTTTGAGCCTTGGACAATCACTGTTATCAATGATACCGGTTTCGTAACACGTAATGCCTTTGAACGCTGGATGAACAGCATCAATGAGCATGTTGCGAATGTTGGCATTGCCAACCCTACCGAATATCAGACTGACATGACTGTCCAACAGCTTGATAAGGACGATGCTGTTATTAAGCAGATTGAGTTCCGTGGTGTGTTTCCTACGAATATCTCTCAGATTGAATTGAATTACGAGACGAATGATACTATCGAGGAATATACTGTTGAACTTCAGTATCAATACTGGGAAGCGGCTGGTGTTACTTCCTAAACAAATAAAGTAATGGTTACATGGAGTGGGTGGTCTTCGGGTCACCCACTCCAGACCATATAAATATAGAATATGGAACTGTTTGGATTTGAAATAACTAAGAAGATCAAAGCGTCTCGTCAAGAAAAAAAGGAACTGCCTGCATTGGTTCCAGACCAGAATGACGACGCAATCATAACATCTGCTGCTGGTGGATATTACGGTCAATATATTGACCTTGGTGGTACTCAGGTTACCAATGAAAATGACTTAATTCGCCGCTATCGTTGGTGCGCCTCCCAACCAGAAGTAGACCAAGCAATTTCTGATATTGTTGACCAAGCAATTGCCAGTGGTGAGAACAGTTCCCCTCTCTCAATCATTCTTGAAGACCTTGACCAACCTGATGAGGTAAAGGAAGAAATCATTGACCAGTTCAATCATGTCCTGAAGCTTTTGAGTTTCAATCAGATGGCAGCAGATATCTTTCGCTCATGGTATGTGGACGGGAGACTCTATTATCACCTGATGGTTGACCCAAAGAATCCAAAACTTGGTATTCAGGAAATGCGTAAGGTTGACCCTACTGCAATTCGTAAGGTCAAAGAGATTACCACAAAGCAAGATAAGACTACTGGTGTGCAGACTGAAGAAGTCACTGCTGAATACTTTGTGTATGGTGACTATGAATCAGGAAACGCAACAAGCGGAATCAAGGTAGACAAGAACGCAGTCATCTACTGCCCATCTGGTCTCGTAGATGAGACCGGAGAGAAAACAATTTCCTACTGCCACAAGGCAATCAAGATCATCAATCAGTTGAGAATGCTGGAAGATGCCTTGGTAATTTATCGTATTTCCCGTGCTCCTGAAAGGCGTATCTTCTATGTTGATGTCGGCAACCTTGCGAAAGGTAAAGCAGAACAATACGTCCAGAGCATCATGTCCAAGTATCGTAATAAGTTGGTCTATGATGTCGATACTGGACAGATTCGTGATGACCGTAAGTCAATGGCAATGCTTGAAGACTTCTGGCTACCACGTAAAGAAGGTGGAAGAGGCACTGAGATCACCACTCTTCCCGGTGGTGAGAATCTTGGTCAGATTGATGATGTCATCTTTTTCCAGAGAAAGCTTTACAAGGCACTGAATGTTCCGATTGGTCGTCTGGAAACTGATGCAGCATTTACTGTTGGTCGTGCCACGGAAATCAACCGTGAAGAAGTTCGCTTTCAGAAGTTCATTGATAAGCTTCGTAAGAAGTTCTCTCATCTTATTCTGGATACCCTGAAGGTGCAGTTGCTTCTCAAGGGTGTGGTGACTGAGAAAGATTGGGAATCGATTCGTGAAGATATCACACTCGACTTTCTGGAGGATAACTATTTTTCTGAACTCAAGGAAATGGAAATTCTTCGTGAACGTATAGAGATGCTTGCCCAGCTTGGTGAGTATGTCGGCACCTACTACTCTAATGACTGGATTCGTCGCAATATTCTTCGTCAGGACGATGAAACCATCGAGAAACTGAAGAAGGAAATCGAAGACGAGAAGAAATCCGGTGAGATTGAAGAGCCTGAAGAGGGCGAATTTTAACAATTGGAAGAATCAAATATTATAAATAGAAGATATGAGCGAAATCAAAGATTTACTACAGAGCATTACAAGTGGCAATCAAACAAAAGCCAAAGAGCAGTTCGACGCAATTATTGCAGACAAGGTTTCGAATGCACTTGATGCTCGTAAAGTAGCAGTTGCCCAAAAGAGGTTCAATGAATCTGTCACTGAAGCAAAAAGAGAGTTTAAAAATGGTGACAAGGTTTATATCCATGATGGTGATAGCTTTGGTCCAGAGGTCCACTTCGAAGGTATCGTAATTGGATATGTTGGTAATAAGGTCAAGATCAAGGGAACTGGTCAAGATAAGGGCAAGACTAAAACCTCGGAAGAACAATTTGTAGCACTTCAAACAGACTTTGATGAGTAACACCTGTGTTAAGAAAAGTAACACCTATGAAACTAATTTCAGAACACATCGAACAAGACCTTGGATACACCATCATTGAAGGTAAGAATGGAGCAAAGAATGTCTTCATTGAGGGTGTGTTCATGCAAGCGAACAAGAAGAATCGCAACAATAGAATTTACGAAAAGAACATACTTGAGGGCGCAGTCAACAAGTATATCTCTGAACAGGTGAAAACAGGTCGTGCTGTTGGTGAGTTGAATCACCCAGATGGACCTACGATTAACCTTGATAAAGTTTCACATCGCATCACTGAACTGAAATGGAACGGTGATGATGTTGTTGGAAAGGCACTCATACTCGATACACCGATGGGTAAAATTGTGAAAGGACTCGTTGAAGGTGGAGTGAAGTTGGGTGTCTCTAGTCGTGGTATGGGAACAGTCGAGATGAAAGATGGTGTGAGTCGCGTTAATAACGACTTCGTGCTTTCTACAGTTGACATCGTTCAAGACCCCTCCGCTCCCGGTGCCTTTGTAAATGGCATCATGGAAGGCGTGGACTGGGTTTGGGACAACGGAAAACTGACTGCTCGACAAATTGAAGAATACGAGACTGAGATCAAGAAGGCTTCTTCGGCACAGCTTGCTGAAGCGCAAAAAAACGTCTTCGAAGATTTCCTCTCAAAACTCTAATCAGAAAGAAGTATACTAACATGGAAGAAAAACAAAACCCTGTTGAGGAAGAGCTTCAGAATGATGCAGAACTTGTTGAGGAAACAACTGAAGAAACTGCGTCTATCGAAGAAGCCAAGAAAGATGTAGAAGAAAAGACAGCCAAGGTCGAAGTTGCTCATGAAGATGAGGAAGAAGGCGACGGCGAAGCTGGTGAGGAAGAAGAGGAAGAAGAAGTCTCTGAAGCCAAGAAGTCTGTGAAAGAAATGGAGCATGGCGACGAGGAAGAAGAGGAAGAAGAGGAAGAAGAACTGAAGGCTTCTTATAAGGAAGACCTTGATGTTCTTGTTAACTCCACTGAAGGTCTCACTGAGGACTTCAAGGATAAAGCCTCCGTCATCTTTGAAGCTGCCTTCACTTCCAAACTTCGTGAAGCCACTGAGAAGTTGGAGTCTGAGTATGAAGTGAAGCTGACTGAAGAAACTGAATCCATTCGCGCTGATCTTGCCGAGAAGGTTAACTCCTATCTTGACTACGTTGTCACTGAATGGGTCAAGGAGAATGAAGTTGCTATTGATGCTGGTCTTCGTTCCGAATTGACTGAAGACTTCATGACTGCTCTGAAGACTGTCTTTACAGAAAACTACATCGAAGTGCCTGAGTCCAAAGTCGATCTCTATGAGGAGGTTGAAGCCAAGGCTCTTGAACTCGAAAGTCAACTGCAAGAAAGCACTAGTGCTGTTGCCGAACTCAAGGAACAAGTTGAGAAACTCTCTCGCGAGAAGATTCTCTCTGAAGCGTCCGAAAATCTTGCAACTACACAGAGTGTCAAGCTTGCTTCCCTTGTTGAAGATGTAGAGTTTGTTGATGTCGATACCTTCACCAAGAAGGTCAAGACAATCAAGGAATCCTATTTCTCAAACAAGCCTGAAGAAAAAGAATTGAATGAAGGTAACGATGAGATCATTGAGACTAAGCAAATCATTGAAGGTGAAGAAAAGAAAGACATCACTGATGGGCTTTCTCCCGAGATGAAACAGTATCATGATTCACTGAGTCGTTTGTTCAAATAATTAAAAACCCAAACCGTAAACTACTAGAAAGAATCCAAAAAAATGTTTAATTCACAAGCAAATATCGAAAAATGGAAGTCCATCCTTGAGCATCCCGAAGCTCCTGCTATCAAGGATGCACATCGTAAGGCTGTTACTGCACAGCTTCTCGAAAACACCGAAGTTGAATCCCGCAAGCAGGCTGCTGCGCTTTCTAACTTCATCACTGAAGATGCTGCTGCTGCTGCCGGTGGTGGCTCGGTTGCTGCTTCTGCTGCAAACGGTGACCCCGTTCTCATTAGCCTCGTTCGTCGCGCCATGCCTTCTTTGATTGCTTATGATGTCTGTGGTGTCCAGCCCATGACTGGTCCTACAGGTCTCATCTTTGCAATGAAGGCTCGCTACAATGAGGATGACTCGTCTAGCACTAACACTGTTACCACTGCTGACACTGAAGCTCTCTTCGATTCTGCTGACCGTTACTTCTCTGGTGATGGCGACACTGGTAAAGGTCTTGATACAGCTAATGCTGAAGGTGATATCCTTGCTAACATGGGTTTCACAATCGAGAAATGCACAGTTACTGCTAAGACTCGCGCCCTGAAGGCTGAATACACAATGGAACTCGCTCAGGATCTCAAGGCTGTTCATGGTCTTGATGCCGAAAGCGAACTCGCCAATATTCTCTCTCAGGAGATTCTTGCTGAAATCAACAGAGAAATTATTGGTGAACTCGACTATGCTGCCAAGCCCGGTGCCCAGCAGACTGGTCTCTCCACTGCTGGTATCTTCGACCTTGCTATCGATGCTGATGGTCGTTGGGCTATTGAGAAGTTCCAAGCCCTGTTGTTCCAGTTGGACCTTGAAGCCAACACAATCTTCAGTCAGACACGCCGTGGTAAGGGTAACCTCGCCATCGTTCACGCTGATGTTGCTTCCGCTCTTGCCGCTACTGGTAAGCTCGACAGCACTGGTGTTGGTTCCAATGTTACTTCCGACTACGGTCAGAACACACTCGTTGGTTCCATTGGTAACATGAAGATCTACGTTGACCCTTACGCCTCTGCTGGTGTTGTCAATGTTGGTTATCGTGGTAGCAATCCTTACGATGCTGGTTTCTTCTATGCTCCTTACGTTCCTTTGACAATGGTCAAAGGCGTTGGTGAAGAAAACTTCCAGCCTCGTATTGCCTTCAAGACCCGCTATGGCACTGCCCATAATCCTCTTGTTGCTGGAACTGTTGGTACTGGTGCTTCTGCTGGTGATGACAATCCTTACTACCGTCGATTCGTTGTTGAGAACATCAACATCTCTGATCCTTCCTAATCTTAGGATAGGTAAGTAAGTAAACTCATGGGAGTCCTCGAAAGGGGACTCCCTTTTTTTATAAATACTTCATATGGCAGATAGCACACTCACAGATAACTTCAATTTGCTTTCACCAACTGGATTCAAGTTGGGGATTGATTTCACTAAGTATGCGAATGTTGAATACTTCCTGACCAGTTTCACTATTCCAGATCTCTCGCTTGGTGAAGTTGCTACTTCCTACAGAGGCAACATTGGATATATTCCCGGTGAAAGAGTAGAGTATGGCACCATGAGTTGTCGCTTCATGATTGATGAGAGCATGAAGAACTACAGTGAGATCTACAATTGGATTCAAAATAACGTCACTAAGAAAAGCATCACTGTTTCTGATATGATTCTTACGGTCCTTACCAGCCACAACAATATAAACAAGCAGTTTCAGTTTCTGAATGCATTCCCTACAACACTGAGTGGTGTTGAGTTCTCTACTCAAACCCAAGATGTTGAGTATCTTCAAGCAGACGTTACCTTTCGCTATGACCGGTTTTCCATAATCTGAAAGAATTGATTTGTATAAATAGAATTGAAGTCCTTCGCGGGAGTACCAATCCCCAAGGACTCTACACTTACAGCATTTAAAGAAAGGTATGCAGCATGATTTATTTATACCTCAAGACCCACAATCTCACGGGTCTCAAATACCTTGGTAAAACAGAGTCAGAAGATCCATATGCTTATAGAGGCTCTGGTAAACATTGGAGTCGTCACTTAAAGAAACACGGGAATGATGTGACCACAGAGGTTCTTTTCCAAACTGAAGATAAGGAAGAATTCAAGAAGGTCGCCTTGGATTACTCTTATAAATGGAATATTGTAGAATCTAAAGATTTTGCAAATATGACACCGGAAGAAGGACAAGGTGGTAATACAAATGAGGGTAAAAAGTTCTCTGAAGAAACCAAGAGGAAACAGAGTGAAGCACGTAAGGGCAAAAAGCATTCTGAAGAAACCAAGAGGAAAATGAGGGAAGCCAAGAGTGTTGAAAAGAACCCAAATTATGGTAAAACACATTCTGAAGAAACCAAGAGGAAACAGAGTGATGCCAAGAAGGGCAAAAAACGCACTGAAGAATCCAAGAGGAAACAGAGTGAAGCACGTAAGGGCAAATATATGGGTGAAAAGAGCCCAAATTATGGCAAAAAGTTCTCTGAAGAAACCAAGAGGAAAATGAGTGAAGCACGTAAGGGTAAACCCAAGCCAAAAACCACTTGCCCGCATTGTGGAAAAGAAGGTAGCATTTCGAACATGAAACGCTACCACTTTGAGAATTGCAGGCATATATAAAATATGACATTAGACGAAATTCTGGGCATGTGGGAGAAGGACTCCCAGATTGACAATATCAACCTAGACGAAACGTCCATCAAGTCCGCAAAACTTCATGCGAAGTATCTCTCTCTTCTCAGCACTGCAAAATTGAATTTGAAAAAGAAGCAGATGGAATTCGATTCCTCAAAGAAGGACAAGTGGCTTTACTTTGAAGGGAAGATGACCAAGACTGACATTGAGGAAAGAGGATGGAAGTATGATCCCTTTGATGGTATGACCAAACCACTCAAGACCAACATGGATCATTACTATAAGACTGACCCCGAACTCACTAAGATTGAATCTCAGATTGAGTATCAAAAAGTCATCATCGATACTCTGATTGATATCATGGACAACATCAAGTGGCGTCACCAGAATATCCGAAATATAATCGATTGGAAGAAGTTTACTGCTGGTGCCTAACTAATGATGATGTAACCTTCTGATTTCCATCTTTTGATGATTTCAAGAACCATTTCATGGATATCAAGTGCGGGATTCGCTTTGTTTCTTCTGTAGGCTTCTTCGTAAATCTCTCGTAGTCTTACAGTTTTCTTCACGCTAGATATTTATAATGATTGAAGTCCATAAGAGAAACGAAGCCTTTGTCATGCTTGAATGCGATGACCAAGGGGTTCTTATGGAGATTGCTGACCACTACACTTTCTATGCACCGGGATACAAATTTGTTCCTTCGTTTCGAAACAAGATCTGGGATGGCAAGATACGAATCTTCAATCGAGTCAATGGTATCCTCCCCTATGGTCTGGTGAATGACCTTATTCGTTTCTCTGAGACTCAGGGATACAAACTCAAGGTTAATGAGAACATCTTCCCGCCAGAACCAGATACTCCGCATCTAGAAACGCAATTGCCATTTCAACCAAGAGACTATCAGATTCAGGCTTGGAATCATGGAGTGGTAAAGCGTAGGGCAATCCTTGTTTCACCAACAGGTTCTGGTAAGTCTCTAATCATCTATCTGCTGATGCGTTACTTCCTTGCTACAGAGGAAGACAAGTTTCTTATCGTGGTTCCAACTACATCACTGGTTGAACAGATGTATAAGGACTTTCAAGATTACTCAAAGGTGAATGGATTTCCCGTCCCAGAGAATGTTCATCGTATCTACTCAGGCAAAGACAAAATCATGTTTGAGCAGAGAGTTGTTATCACTACATGGCAATCAGCAATCCTATGCCCACCAGATTGGTTTAGACAGTTTGGTGGAGTCATTGGTGACGAAGCGCATACCTTCAAGGCAAAGTCATTGAACAAGATTATGGGTATGCTGGAGAATGCTTCTTATCGTATTGGGACAACAGGAACACTAGATGGAACCAAGGTGCATGAACTTGTCCTGACTGGTCACTTTGGCGATCCTTATCATGTCACTTCTACAAAGGAGTTAATTGAAAATGACACACTGGCACAACTCAAGGTATCCTGCCTTGTCCTCAAGTACTCAGATGAAGTAAGAAAGGCATTTGGTAAGAAGAAGTATCAGGAGGAGATCGAGTTTCTGGTAACCAATGAAGCAAGGAATCGCTTCATCTGCAATCTAACACTTGATCAGACTGGCAACTCACTGGTGCTTTACAACCTTGTTGCCAAACATGGTAAACCTTTGTTTGACCAACTTCAGGCAAGAGCAGGAGAACGTAAAGTGTTCTTTGTATCGGGTGCAGTATCAGTAGACCAGAGAGAACGCATTCGCGAAATCACTGAGCAAGAAACCAATGCCATCATTGTTGCATCAATGGGGACATTCTCTACTGGCATCAATATACGGAACCTAAATAACATTGTGTTCGCTGCACCAACAAAATCTCAGATACGTGTGCTACAGTCAATTGGTCGTGGACTCCGAAAAGGAAACCACGATAAACCAACTAAGGTTTATGATATCAGTGACAACCTAAGCTGGAAATCGAGAAAGAACTACACTATGAATCATGCCGTAGAAAGAGTTAAGATCTACGAAAAACAAAACTTTGATTTTTCAATCTTTGAAGTGGAGGTAAAGTGATGTATGATGAAGATTTTATAAACAGTGTTGACATTTGTGTCTACACGCTAGTGGATGGATCAAGGGTGATCGGTGAAGAGATTGATTACAACTACAGCAATGGTTACATTGAAGTGTATGGCGTATTGGAATTCTTAGAGAGAGACTTTAAGATGAGACTAGTGCCATACGTTCCAGAGAACATAGATACTACTTTTATCTTCCATGAGAGAAATATCGTCAGCAGATCAACTGCTACAACTAACCTTAAAAGAGTTTACATACTTACACTCACTGCTTTTGCTTCCCTATATTCAGCTGACACCAATGATATCAAATCTTCTTTAGATGAACCCAAAGGATCATCACCAGACCTTGGACCTTTAGGTTTCGGTGAGAGGTGGAGAAATTAACTCAAGAACCCCCAAACAGCACGAATCGATTATACATTACAAGTCAAGGCAAGACAAGCCCCCTTGTCGGATACTCTGATATGGTATAGAATAGAGGCATGAAAAATGAAAAACCGAATCATTATGTTAACAACAAAGAATTCTCAGGTGCAGTGGTTAAGTATGTCAATTCCGTAAATGCCTCAAAGGAAGTTGGTAAATCTGCTCCTATCGTTACTGAATATATCGGAACTTGCTTTCTCAAGATTGCAGAAGGTCTTTCCCATAAACCCAATTTTGCTTGCTACACCTACCGTGATGAAATGGTTAGTGATGCAGTAGAGAATTGCATTAAAGCAATCAACAATTACGATGTAACCAAGACTACTCGCACTGGTAACCCCAACGCCTTTGCTTATTTCACACAGATATCCTACTATGCCTTTCTGCGTAGGATCTCCAAAGAAAAGAAACATCAGGATATCAAGGAACTCTACAAGGAACATGCTGGCATCGAGAACTTTGGTGACTTTGATGGTGATATGGTTCAGGGTCAGGGTATCGTAGAACGTCTTCGTTCCCGTGCTGATAAGATTCGTGATAGGGATTCCAAGATCAAGGAGTTTGGAAAGAAGGTTCGTAAGAAAAAGAAACTCGCTTCCAATGAGAACACCCTTGAGCCTTTCATGAAATGATTATCTCCATCTTTGGACAACCGGGGTCGGGTAAGACCACTCCATGAACTGCTTGAATACTTCATATGCAAAGTAACAAAGTTGCAATCCTAAACGACACGCACTCTGGTGTAAAGAATGGAAGTGATATCTTCCTTGATTACATGGAGAAGTTCTATTGTGATGTCTTCTTTCCTTACTGTGAGGAGAATGGCATCAAGACCATCCTTCATCTGGGCGATTACTTTGAGCATCGCAAGTTTGTCAACTACAAGGTGCTGAAACGGAATCGTGAGATGTTCATAGACCAACTTGAAAGACTTGGTATCACGATGCATATCGTTCCCGGTAACCATGATGTCTACTGGAAGAATACCAATGACCTTTGTTCACTGACAGAGCAGTTGGTTCATTACGATTGCATCAAGGTCCACATGGAACCAGCAATCCTTCACTTTGATTCTGGTCTGGATGTGGCAATGCTCCCTTGGATTACCGAAGACAATCAGGAGCAATGCATGGAGTTTGTCAAGACTGCCGCTGCCCCTATCTTGATGGGTCATCTTGAACTTGAGGGATTCAAGTATCTTGGTAATGCAGATATCAAGAGTCATGGCATGGATCATAAACTCTTTTCTCGTTACGAGATGGTCCTGAGTGGTCACTATCACACTGCGAGTGAGAAGGACAATGTGAAGTATCTGGGAACACAATATCAGTTGACATGGAGTGATGCCGTTGATGAGAAAGCATTTCATGTCTTGGATACCGAGACACGTTCACTGGAAAGAATTGTGAATCCACATCGTCTGTTTCATCGAGTTGAATTTGATGATTCGAAAACGCAACCCGTTCCGCCTTCAGATGAAATCAAGAACTGCTTTGTGAAGGTGGTAGTGGTCAATAAGAAAGACCCGTTTCAGTTTGACAAGTTTATAGATACAATACAGTCGCATGAGCCATTTGATCTTAAAATCATTGAGAGCTTTGAAGAGTTCACGGGCGATGCCATTTCGGATACTTCAGTCTCACTTGAGGATACCTCAACATTGCTGGACTCCTACGTGGATGCAATTGAGACGGATCTCGACAAGGAGAGAATCAAGGCAATCCTTCAGTCCTTCTACAATGAGGCACAGACACTTGATGCTGCATAATGATTTGCTTTAAATCTATACAATACAAAAACTTCCTAAGCACTGGCGATACACCAACACGAATCAATCTTGAGGCATTCCGTTCCTCTCTGGTGATTGGTTCCAATGGTTCCGGTAAATCCACTATGCTGGATGCATTGAGTTTTGCACTGTTTGGGAAACCTCACCGCAACATCAATAAGCCTCAACTGCTGAACAGCATCAACCAAAAGAACTGTGAAGTTCAAGTTGAGTTTTCTGTTGGTGGTGCGGAATACAAAGTTGTTCGTGGTATCAAACCAAACACTTTTGAAATCTGGTTGAACGGCAAACTGATGAATCAGGAATCGCATTCACGGGATTACCAGAAGGTGCTGGAAACGAACATCTTGAAATTGAATCACAAAACCTTTCATCAGGTGGTCGTTCTTGGTTCAAGTAGCTTCGTTCCATTCATGCAGTTGTCTGCAAATGCCAGAAGAGAAGTCATTGAAGACCTTCTGGATATCGGTATCTTCACGAAGATGAATGGATTGGTAAAGGAACGCAACCTTGCTTTACGTGGCAGGATTGATGGGCTGGAAACAAAGGTTGAAAACCTCAAGAGTCGCATATCACTTCAATCTGATCATATTCAAGAATTGATGGGGATTGATGAACAAAAGGTTCATGAATATGAGAGAGATGTAAAAGAGCTCCAATCTCACATCGATGCACTGATGGGAGAGAATAGTAATCTTCAAGAGCATTATGATAGGAATATCGAAAGTGTGCTTACTGAGATGAAGACTCTTAAGGAAGAAAATCAAAAGATAGAAGAATCTAAATCAGAGGTTCGGCATCGAATGAAAGATCTTGGCAAACAGATCAAGATGTATGAAGAAAATTCACAATGTCCAACTTGTACACAATCAATTGATGATGTGTTTAAGAAAGTAAAGCTCGATGAGTTGAAGGTCAAAGCCCATGGAGTTCAGGATGCTTATGATTTTGCCACAGATACCTTAAGTAAAATTTCAGATAAGATCGAAAAGATCAACGTCGTGCATACAGATCTTACTCAGGTAAAACACAGTATTACAGCAAACAATCGAGCAATTGATGGATACCAAAATCAAATTTCAAAACTTCAATCCAAGATTCAGAACAATAGTGGTGCAGATGTGAGTAAGGCACAAGCAGCATTACTTGCTGATGTAAACGCCAAGGATGAATTGCTAAATCAAAGGGCATCTGAGATGGATGCCAAGAGATACAATGAAGTGATTGCAGAGATGCTCAAGGATACCGGAATCAAAACCAAAGTGATTCGTCAGTATCTCCCGGTCATGAATCGATTGATCAATTCGTATCTTGGTGTTCTGGATTTCTTCGTTTCGTTTCAGCTTGATGAAGCATTCAATGAAACCATTCGCTCAAGGCATCGAGACAACTTTGCCTATGCTTCATTCAGTGAAGGTGAAAAACAGAGAATTGATTTGGCACTTCTCTTTGCTTGGCGTCAGGTCGCCAAGATGAAGAATAGCGTGAACACCAATCTCCTGATTCTGGATGAGATTTTCGATTCTTCGCTGGATACGGATGGAGTTGAAAACCTTCAGAAGATACTCAAGACGCTGGATGAAGACACTCGGGTGTTCGTGATTTCACACAAAAAGGATGTTCTGGAAGGCAAGTTCGAGCGAAAAATCGAGTTTCGGAAGCCAAATCACTTCTCTCAGATGATCGTAAGTTGTTGAAAATCAACACCTTTAACGGTAACGTAAAAAAGTTCTCTAAAAGTGTTGTCTGATATCGAGATTTCAGGCAGAATGTCTCTCGTGAAAGTTAAAGAATCAAAAACGAAACTGGCAAAGCTGCTCGCCACCGAGAATATCGAGGTCCGTCAGACCAATCAACGTACAGCAACTTTCGATGTAAAGAATCGGATTCTGACTCTCCCAATGTGGGACTTCAAGGATACTGACTTTCTTGACTACGTGATTGGGCATGAGGTTTCTCATGCAAAGAGTACTCCAGTCGATCTACTCGACAGGTGGAAGGAGGAAGTTGGTGTTGAGTATTTCGATGCCCTGAATGTCACTGAGGATATTCGGATTGAGCGAAAGATTCAAGAGCAGTTCCCCGGTTTGATTCGTTCCTTTCACAATGGACGCAAGCGATTGCTGGATGATGTTATTGAACTTCCAGCAGACCTTTCTTCAATGAAGAAGATCGACAAGGTGAACCTCCATGCCAAGTGTGGAGAACACATTGATGTCCCTTTGACTGATGAGGAAAGGGACTTTTATGATCGGTGCTATGCTGCTGAGACTCCAGAGGAAGCCTTTGACCTTGCCAAAGAATTGGTTTCCTCAATCAAGCAAGACCAAGAGAATCAACAGAACGAGGATTCCGGTGATACTGATGACCAAGGGGAAGAAGAAGAGGTTACTGATTCTCCCTCCGGTGATGGGGGCGAGGGCGAACAGCAAGATGGTGATGAGCAAGATTCTTCCAGTTCTGGTGAGGAGCAAGAAGGCGAGACTGATGATTCTGCTGAGAAGCAAGATGGTGATGACCAAGACCAAGACGGTGATGGTTCTCCCGCTGATGCTGACGATGACCAAGATGGTGAACAGCAAGATGGTGACTCTTCTATCAATGATGGTGCTGGTGATTCCGGTGGCAACCTTGAAGACTTCAAGAGCGATACGCTGAAGCAAATGGAAAAGCACCTTGAAGACAATATCGATGAGAATGCTGAAGGACTTCTATATGTTCCTTCTGACAAGCGTTTGCTGGATATGGTGCACTCTTACGAGGATGTGAAAGAATCCCGTCGTGAGTATCAAAAGAATAATCCATGGATCGAGGCGGTTCTCCTGAGTCCAGAAAAGAGAGGTAAGTTCAAGGTCTTCAAGAAAAAGCAAGAAAAGCAAATTCAATACCTCATCACTCAATTCGAACGCAAAAAGGCGGCTTATCAATATCAACGTGCTACTGTTTCTCGTAATGGTCGTCTGAACGTGAATGCCCTCCATCGCTACAAGATTGATGACGATATCTTTCAGAGTGTCACTAATCTTGCCAATGCCAAGGATCATGGAATGGTGATGGTTGTTGACTACTCCTCCTCGATGGGTTCATACATGCAAGAAGTTGTCGAGCAAACATTGAACATGGTCTGGTTCTGCAAAAAGGTTGGTATTCCATTTGAAGTCTATGGGTTCACTTGTGGTCATTGCGCCAATCCTAGTGACGCTGGGAAGAAAAACGAATTGGATTTTTCCTCAACCAATGTTTTTGAATTGGTCAACTCTCGCTTGAAAAAGGGTGAGTTTGAAGAAGCATGTTTTCGGCTATGGGCACCAGTTTCGGAAGGCTACTTCCGTGATCAGTCGTTCATTGAACGGATGCATGGAACTCCACTGGATTCAACAATTGTCATCAGTGCCGCTATCATTCGACGTTTTCAAAAGACTCATCGAATTCAGAAAACGATTGCGCTGTTTCTCACTGATGGTGATTCAATGTCCTGCTGCCCCTCTCGCATTACCGTTGATTTTGGAAGTGGGGTAGATTCTAGAAGATACGGTAGCACTACCCAAATGTTTGCGGCACTTTGCAAAGAGGTTGATATCACTCTGGTTGGATACCGTGTTGGTAATCGTTCCGACCTTTCTAGTCAGACTTGGAGAATCAATGATGGTGAAAATTTGAAGAAGAGTCTTAGAAAAGAGGGATTCGCTCATGCTCCTAATGCCCTTGGGTATGACCACTATTTCATGATGAATTCTGCCAAACTTGAGATTGAAGATGATGAGCTTGATCTTGGTTCCGATACCTTCGATGCCAGTGACAAGAAAAGTGTTCGGAATTTGATGAAGAAGTTCAAGAATTCGACCAAGAATCGCAAAGATTCTCGGCGGTTTTTGAATGTGTTTTCGGACATTATCTCCTAAACCGCTAAAAATCAACAACTTACGCATGGAAAAAAAAGTGAAAAAAAGTGCTCTGAGGGGTTGTCTTGCCCTCTGAAATGGATTAGAATCTCTCTCGTAGATTGAAAGACCCTTACATTATGAAACCCGCTAAAGACAACATCCAGTTCGAATCCCTGAAGACCTCTATCGTGAAAGCCTATGGAGATCTTGATCTCTATCCTCTGAAGGATCTAGTCCGAGAAGGCATGGCTCTTGGTTTGACTGATCCCCAAGCTAGGTCCATGGTTGCAAAGCACATGACTCGAGTTGATCGCGGACAGTGGTCGTTCGGGACTCCAACAAAGACCAAAGCAAAGGCTGCACCAAGGGCAAAGCGCAAGACTGAGACCATCCCGGCTCCGGTTCAAGAGGCTCCTGCATCGATGGCTCTTGCTGCGAGCGTTTCCTCTGTGATCAATGACTCCGTTTTCATTCCCTCCAAGGACGATACCTTTGTCCCTTGGGGTCACTTCAAGGATTTGAAGACTGCTCTGAAGAGCGAGCAGTTCTTTCCCTTCTACATTGCTGGTCTCTCTGGCAACGGCAAGACCTTCATGGTCGAACAGGCTTGTGCTCAATTGGGGCGTGAGTATGTTCGTGTCCAGATTTCCCCTGAGACTGATGAGGATGACCTGATTGGCGGGTTTCGTCTCATCAATGGAGAGACTGTTTTTCAGAAAGGTCCGGTTCTCAAGGCAATGGAATCTGGTGCTGTTCTTCTCATTGATGAGATTGATCGAGGCACCAACAAGATTATGTGTCTCCAAGGTGTTCTGGAAGGCAAGCCAGTGCTGGTCAAGAAGACTGGTGAGGTTGTTTCTCCCGCAGCTGGTTTCACTGTTGTCGCTACTGCTAACACCAAGGGACGCGGTTCTGATGATGGTCGCTACAGTGCTGCTGGTATCATCGATGATGCTTTCCTTGAGCGATTCCCTGCAACTCTTGAACAGCCTTATCCTTCCCGTGCTGTTGAAACCAAGATTGTCAAAAAGCACATGGAGAAGTTTGAGTGTGTGGTCGAGAAGTTTGCCGACAAACTCACTGCATGGAGCGAAGTGATTCGCAAGACCTTTGAGGATGGAGGAGTTGAAGAGTTTATCTCAACCCGTCGTCTCTGCCACATTGTCCAGACCTACTCCATCTTTCAAGATGAGAAGAAGTCGATTGAATTCTGCATTCGCCGCTTTGACAATGATACCAAGGATTCCTTCAATGACCTTTACGACAAGCTGGGCGATGAAGTCCCTGCTGCCGCTGAGTCCGTTGATGAAACTCTCTAACAATTTCGATACCTGTTGTATCGAATCTAACAAACAAGAACAAAACAAGAAAGAAAATAGTAAAGTATGAGCAAGTCTGCCACTAACATCGAACGTCTCTACAACCATCTCGCCGCTGGCAAGCAATTCACTGCCGGGGAGATCAAGACTCAGTTGAAGATTGCAAATCCCACCGCCACGGTTTCCGATTTGCGTTCCTATCTCTCTGAGAAGAGGGCGATTGTCGATGTCTATGCTAACAAGCGCACTAACTCCAAGGGGCACACTGTGACTCGTTATGCCTTGGGTATGACCCGTGGTTACCGAGACATGCTGGCTCCGTTTGGAGTTTACCAGATCTCGCGCTAATCGTGATTGGGAGAGGGGATTTCTCCCCTCTCCCTTTTTTTCACCATGACTAAAAAACAACAAAACCAAATCATCACCAGAATCACGCAATTTGTTCGTGATGAAGATGAGATAGGCACCAAGTATGATTCAGAGAAGCCTGACTACTCGTTGATTCCCCCACATGCCCTTGAAGAGACTGTCAGGGTTTTGACCTTTGGTGCTAAGAAGTATTCTCCCAACAACTGGAAGAAGCTGGATAGTGCATGGACTCGATACTTTGCTGCCGCACAAAGACATATGTGGGCACTACAAAGGGGAGAAGAAAGTGATCCTGAATCTGGATACCATCATGCGGCACATGCTGCTTGTTGTTTGTTCTTCATGCTTGAACTTGACAAAACTAAAGATTGCGATACAATAGATCCTAACCAGTTAACATTTGACATATGAAACTATCGAATAACACTAAACGAATCCTCGAGAACTTCTCTCTCATTAACGACAATATCCTGATCAAACCGGGATCCACGCTCAAGACCATCTCCAGTTCACGCACTGTCCTCGGAAGTGCTACTATTGAAGAAACCTTCCCACAAGAGTTTGGTATCTACAATCTCAAGAACTTCCTAGCGATTTACAAGATCCTTGATGACGCTGACCTTGAGTTTGATGACAGGTTAGTGATCATGAAGTCTGGGAATCAGCGAGTGCGCTATACCAGAGCAGAGACGGCAACTCTCGAGACTCCCCCGAAGGATATCGCCTTGCCATCTGTTGATGTTGAGTTGGTTATCACTCACCCTGATCGGCAGACTATTGATACAGCTGCTCGCACTCTTGGGTGTAGTTTTTGCCATATTCATTCTAAGGGTAAAGGAAAGACTCGTTTTTCAACCTTGAACGATAAGGACAAGTCTTCAAATGAGTTCAGCATTGAACTTGATCATGAGAGCAAAGTTGCCTTTGACATGCACTTTGACCTCAACAACTTGTCCTTGGTGGCTGGCGACTATCTGGTTCAAATTAGTTCAAAGCTTATAAGTAAATGGGCAAATACTGCTGACGATACCAAAGTTGAATACTTCATCGCAGTGGATAAGGCATCAACATTCAATGGATAAAGATATGGATAAAGAAACAGAACAAGTGGAAGAAGGGGCATCCACCGTAAAGGATGGATGGGAACCAAAGGAACAAAAGGCAAGTATCTCTTTGAGTGATATTGCTTTCACCGTTGAAGTTCTTAAAGCAGCATCCCGTCGTGGTGCATTTGAACTCAATGAGTTGAAAAACGTAGGAACCCTTGGTGAACGTCTGCAAGCATTTTTGGAGGAGAATGCTCCAAAGACTGAGGCAACCACTGAAGAAGAGGTAGAGGAGCAAGCAAAACAAGGAGAAGAAGTCACCGCTGAAGGTGCTGACTGATATGGGATGGTGATGGTGGTAGCCTTACTAGTCTCTTGACTAGCCACCAACCTTTTTGATATAATACTACAATATGAAAGAATTCCTCTGGGTCGAAAAGTATCGCCCACAAATCATTGAAGACATCATTCTTCCCGCCGATATCCTGAACACCTTCAAGGGGTTTGTTAGTTCAGGTGAACTTCCGAACATGCTCTTTTCTGGGACTGCTGGTCTTGGGAAGACTACTGTCGCCAAGGCACTCTGTAATGAGTTGAATCTTGAATACCTTCTAGTGAACTGCTCTGAAGAGAGTGGCATTGATACGCTCCGCAACAAGATCAAAAATTTTGCATCAAGCATGTCTCTGACTGGTGGGTATCGTGTTGTGATTCTGGATGAAGCAGATTACCTAAATGCAAACTCAACTCAACCCGCCCTTCGTGCTTTCATTGAAGAGTTTAGCGCAAACTGTCGATTCATTCTGACTTGTAACTTCAAGAACAGAATCATTGAGCCACTACACTCCCGGTGTTCGGGTTTTGACTTCAACTTCAAGAAAAGCGAGCTACAAAAGCTTTGTGCCACTTTCCTTCGGCGACTCGAAGATATCCTCAAGAAAGAGGGAGTTGAGTATGACACCAAGGTTCTAGTTGACCTGATCATGAAACACGCTCCTGACTGGCGTCGTGTTCTGAATGAGTGTCAACGGCACAGCACCACAGGTAAGATTACCCCAGACGTTCTTATCTCGGTATCCGATGAGTCTATTCATGAGATGATGGGCATGCTGCGCGAGAAGAAGTTTGGCGACATCCGCAAGTGGGTGGCGAACAATAACGTGCTTGATGGCACCGTTACATTCAGAGCTTTGTATGACAATCTAAGTCAATATATGACCACAGAATCAGTTGCTGAATCTATTCTAATCATCGCTGATTACAGCTACAAGTCAGCTTTTGTGGCTGATAAAGAAATCAATTTGATGGCATGCCTGACTGAATTGATGGTAAAGGTGAAGTGGAAATGAATCCATTTGAATTTGTAAACAGCATCAACTCAGCAAGCAAGAAGAGTCTCTTCGATGGATTCAATGCGCTTGAAGATGAACTTGATCCTGACTCACCATCAAAGTCTTACTCAGCCTTTTTGGTAAACCGTTCTCTTTCGAACTTCATGGATACTGTTTTCTTTGCTAATGAGATGAATCAACATCATCACTTGCCGCCGAAGATGCAGTATGACTTTTTGAAGAGCAGCGTTAAACCAAGAAAGCGTTTTGCTAAGTTCGCCAAAGCGATTGCCGATGATCACACTGTTGAGTGTTTCATGAAGCGATACTCATACTCTTCTCAGAGAGCTCGCGAGGCAATTTCTGTTCTGACTAAAGAACAAATCAAAGATGTCGTTAGTTCTATGTCTCAAGGAGGCAAATAGTATAAATAGAAATACATGGTGAATAACGACGAAGAAGTTATGAAATGGACTCCAGCAGATATGCTGGAAGTATCGCTTGGTGATCCTGATGACTTTCTCAAGATACGAGAGACACTTACTCGTATTGGGGTTGCCTCAAGGAAAGAAGAAAACACTCTGTATCAGAGTTGTCATATTCTTCACAAACAAGGGAGATACTTCATTGTGCATTTCAAGGAACTGTTTATGCTCGATGGCAAACCATCCAACTTCACGAAGGATGACTTTGCTCGTCGTAACACCATTGCTGTATTGCTTTCTGATTGGGGTCTGCTTGAAATCAAAGAGAGACCAACAGAGACAACTACACTGAGACAGATTAAGATCATTCCTCACCGAGATAAGAAGGTGTGGAATCTACAAGCCAAATACACAATTGGCAATGTAAAGAAAAGCTAAATAAATTTGCTGCCCGAATGGGAGCGAACTTCTGATGCCCAATGATGGGGTCAGTCGTAATACAATAACCTTGTCGAAAGAAAGGTAAACAAATGACCGTATCTAAGTATTCATCGTATCCGTCTAACTGGATTGGTTTTGAAGAACTCTTCAATTCACTCTCCTACTCTCAGTCCAGAGACGAATCCACTTCATTCCCTCCATATAACGTCATAAATATTGATGACGACAATTCTGCCATTGAATTGGCAGTTGCTGGTTTCGGACCAGAGGATTTGGATGTTGAGTGGAAAGACAATACACTGACCATTACTGGTGATAAGAAAGAGAAGGATGATCGCAAATATCAAACGAAAGGCATTGCTGCACGTAAGTTCACTAAGTGCTTTCGTTTGGGTGAGCACATTACTCCTACTGGTTCTTATTACAAGAATGGTATTGTTGGTGTTGAGCTTCAGCGTATCGTTCCTGAAGCCGAAAAGCCGAAGAAGTTGAACATTCGTTCTTAATTCAAATTGAGGCAATAGCGGCAGGGATCACTACTTGTCTTCCCTGCCGCTTTAGTATATAATGTATGCTCATGACCGGGTTTTACACTTCCATTTGCAAATACGGAAACAAGATCCTCTACCGAGGATACGACAATCAAGGAAAGCGAGTTGAGGAAAGGGTTTCGTTCAAGCCCACACTCTACCTTGAATCCAAAAACTCCTCACCCTCTCAATGGCAATCCCTTGCTGGTTCCTCGCTTGAGCCTATGAAGTTCAACACCATGCGTGAGGCGGGTGAGTTTATCAAATTGTATGAGGGTGTCGATGGATATACCATTCATGGTAATGACAGACACATTCCAGCATTCATTCAGTCGAGGTTTCCCGGCAAGATTGAGTTTGAACCAAGGAACGTCGATGTTGTTTACATTGACATTGAGACTGCATATGATGATGGGTTTCCTCATCCGCATATCGCCAATCAAGAGATCCTCACTATCGCCTTGAAGTCGAGTCGAGAAGACATCTATCGCATCTGGGGTTTTGGTAAGAGCTACAACCCACATCAAACCACCACTGGGCTTCAGATCGAATACTACGAATACCCCGATGAAGTCTCTATGCTCCAGTCTTTCCTTGCTTGGTGGTCAAACAAGGATCACACACCAGACATTATTACTGGGTGGAACACTCGGTTCTTTGATATCCCTTACATTGTAAATCGCATTGTAAACGTCTTAGGGGCAAAAGAGGCAAAGAAGCTCTCGCCATGGGGGTTGTATGATGCTAAGACTATCAAGATGATGGGCAAGGAACAACTTGCCTTTGAGATCAAGGGTATCGAACAGTTGGACTACCTAGACCTGTTCAAGAAGTTCGGTTACAAGTATGGCAATCAAGAATCATACAAGCTTGATCACATTGCTAATGTTGTGCTTGGCACAAAGAAGGTAGACTACACTGACTTGGGGTCACTCAAGAAACTCTATGAGCAGGACTATCAGCGTTTCGTTGACTACAATATCGTGGACGTTGAGTTGATTGAGAAGATGGAAGACAAGGTTGGTCTTATCAATCTGGTTCTGACGATGGCATACCTTGGTGGCGTAAACTATAGCGACACACTTGGGACCGTGGGTATCTGGGACTCTATCATCTTTCGCAGATTGGCGCAACAGAAGGTCGCAATTCCTCCAAGCAAGAAGCATCATCGGACGGGATTCACTGGTGGGTATGTCAAGGAACCTCATGTTGGTCTTCATGATTGGGTGATGTCCTTTGACTTGAACTCTCTGTATCCCAACATCATCATTCAATGCAATATGTCACCAGAGACTTTGATACCGCATACTCGTATCGATGGATTGAATCCTGACAAGGTGCTTGAGGCAGATAGTTGCCTTACTGAAGATGATGTTTCTGTTGCTGCAAATGGTTCATGCTATCGTAAGGACAAGCAGGGTATCATTCCTGAGATCATTCAGGAGTTGTATGACAAGCGTGTCATGATCAAACAGCAAATGCTCAAGGCACAACAACGCATGGAGCAAGAGGGGTCAAGCCCATCGATTGAAAGAGAGATTGCTCGTTGTGAGACTGAGCAGATGGCAGTGAAGATTCTACTCAACTCCTTGTATGGCGCAATGGGCAACATATGGTTTCGATACTTTGACTTGCGTATTGCTGAAGGCGTGACTCTGACAGGTCAGTCTGTGATTCGGTATGCAGAGAAAGAACTGAATGCATACCTTAACAAAGCACTTGGTGAGGACAAAGACCGAGTGGTTGCGATTGACACTGACTCTGTTTATGTGAATGTCAACGATGTTATTCAAAAAGCAAAACCAAAAGACCCGGTTGCGTTCCTTGATGAACTTGGTTCAACTGCAATCGAGCCTGTTCTGAAGAAAGCGTTTGAGCGTTTTGCAGTGACCATGAACTCATACAAGAATCGTATGGTCATGGCACGGGAAGTGATTGCTGACCGTGGTATCTGGACTGCCAAGAAACGATACATCCTGAATGTTCACAACAGTGAGGGTGTTCAGTATGCAAAACCAAAACTGAAGATCATGGGCATCGAGGCAGTCAAGTCTTCAACACCTCAAGTCTGCCGGGAAGCGATGAAGGAGATGTTTAAGATTATCCTTACCACCGATGAGGAAACGACACAAGCAGCAATCGCTGACTTCAAGAAAGCCTTTCGTGAGATCCCGGTCGAGAAGATCGCCTTTCCCCGTGGCGTGTCAAACGTGACCAACTATCAAGACAACCTTAATATCTACGACAAGGGGACTCCAATGCACGTTCGAGCGTCACTTCTCTACAATCACCACCTGAAGAAAAACGGTCTTCAGAATCGGTTTGAGTCTATTCGTAACGGAGACAAGATGAAGTATGTCTACTTGCATATCCCAAACCCTATTCGCGAAAATGTCATTGCGTTCAACTCAGTTCTGCCTGAAGAGTTTGGGTTGGAGAAATACATCAATCATGACCTACAGTTTGAGAAAGCATTTCTTGAGCCACTGAAGTTCGTTCTTGATGCGATTGGCTGGGCACCGGAGAAGATTGTAACTCTTGAAGATTTCTTTGTTTGAGGTATAATAGAGGCATGACTTCGCTAACACTCTTTCAGGGTATCTTTGATAACAAGACTCATCGAAAGATGTCTTTCGATTCCTTCGAAGGCTTTGAGAAATTGTTGTATTCCCTTAGCGAGCAGCCAGGTTACAAGCCCAAAAGAGGAGACAGAAAAAGAGGATCGGCGTTAATCAGCCCTGCCTCATACAAGGAAGGGACAACTCGAGCAAACGACAATGTGGTTTCATGGAATGGTTGGGCAGCACTTGATGTTGATGAGTATGAGGGTTCTTTTGATGATGCACTGGTGGTCTTCTCAGACTACTATTATGTGTGCTACTCAACTGCTTCGTCTACCGAAGATCACCCAAAGTTTCGTGTTGTCCTTCCTTTCAATGGCGTGGTGCTTGCTGATAAACTACGTCACTTTTGGCATGCTATGAACACTGAGTTTGCGACAATGGGCGATAAGCAAACCAAAGATGTCAGTCGAATGTATTACGTTCCTGCCCGATACCCCGGTGCTCACAATTTCATCTTCACGCACAAAGGCGAATACTTGAATCCATTTGCTTTTATGCGAAAGCATCCTTTCGTAAACACTCAGCCACAGACACTTGTTCATGGGTTGCCTGAGGATATGCAAAGAAAGGTCATGCAATCTAAACTGGGAACACTTACGAACAGAGAATACAGTTGGGTTGGTTGGCAAGATTGCCCGTTTATCAACAGAGAATTAGTCGAACAATACTTTTTGATCTCCGGCACTGGTTGGTATCGACACATGTATCGGATAATGACCAGCATCGCAAGTAAAGCTATTCGCAGAGGTTATCCCATAACTTGTTATGAAATCGCCGCCTTGTGCCGAGAGATAGACAACCAATCGGGTGCATGGTATAAGAACAGACCTATGGAAGCAGAAGCAGACAGAGCAATACAACACGTTTTATGTGCGCAGTAATCGGAATACAAATGAAACAGGCAGACGTTGGGTTGATTCAAAGGATCTTCCAACAGTCTATGATTCGCGGAAAACACGCAACAGGAATCAGTTATGTGGTTGATGGTGTATTGAAAACATTCAAGGAAAGCGTTCCGTCAGAAGAGTTTCTTGATACGTTTGACCTTAATCGGGTGATTGATTCTGATGGAAGCGTTTCTCTTATTGGTCACATTCGATACTCAACATCAGACCTAAGATACAATCAACCATTTAGCAATGGACAAATCTCCATAGTTCACAATGGCGTCATATCTCAGGAACCACCAGACAAATGGTGTTACAAGACTGAAACCAAAAATGACAGCGAGCTTATTCTTCGTGCGCTTGAGAACGATAAGAACCCACTCACTTTCTTTCGCCCTAGTAGTATGGCAGTGATTGAACTTCATGCGTCTAAAATGATTTGGGCATATCGTAATGAGGCAAGACCTCTTTGGAAAACAGTGTTCAATGACAGTGATGTTGTTTTTACCTCAACCAAAGATATCGCTCTTCGAGCTGGTTTGGTTAATCCCCAGAAGTGCGAAATGTTTCGTCAATATAGCGCACAAAGAACCATAATGGACATGCACAGAGACTTTATTGAAGAGAATCAAATAAAGGACTTGCAGCGATGATAGAAAGAATTAAAAACACCGAGGATATTATCAATGAGTCTTCGCCGGGAAAGAACACCAAGTTTCTTTCTGCTGCTCATAGCCTCTGGTATCGCTTCAAGAATTATGATAAGCACCCTCCCTTTGCACTAAAGGATAACGGAGAAGTCGTCGCCCTTGTATTTGCCACATACAGCCAAAGGTCGAAGTATATTAACCTTTATGAGATAGTCACAATCGAAGGCAAAGAAGGCAATGGATATGCAAGTCGCATATGGGAGGAAGTCATGGCTGATGCATACAACTCGGGTATGAGAAGATTGAAGTTATCATGTACTCCAACTTCTGTGACATGGCATAATCGAAACGGTCTTGTGTTCTGGGCAGTGGATCGTTCTGGCTCATTGCGCAGCGACCAGCCACTTTTCCCAACCCGCAAGGAACAACTTGAGTTTCGAGAGAAAGCTATAGCGTCTCCGAAACTTGCCGTTCCAGACGCCAAGGTTGTGTGTCAATTTTTAAATGAATCCCTTGAGTCTCATGGATTTGGCGTCAAGAAAACAGAGAAGGTTCTTGGGGCAATCAAGGCTGTTGGTGATTCATGGCTCAGAAATTCTCTTGAAAGTATCGCAGAACCAGTTACAATAGATGCGTTTCTATGATGGATTACAGACTTAAAGAAAACAGAGAAGAAGCATTCATCAATTGGTTTGGTTGGTCCCTTGAGTTAGATGATTGCGACTCTGCTCTCTACATGACCAACTATTTCTTTGATCGGTTTGAATACAATCTTGAGCAAAAGTATTGGTTGGTTTGGTTGTATGGGACAACGTATCACTTCCCCACAGCTTACCTCATCTGGAATGAATTTCCTGATATGGAGTTGGTAGGTGTTGAACGTCTTCGTGAGTGGAACAACGAAAACTACAGTCGGTTGCGCTATCAAACGGACACCAAATGGAACAAGGGGCATTTGGCTGATCAGTTTGAGTCTTACAAGGAATGGGTTGGCGATAAGACGCAACACGAAAGGTTTTCTGAGCATTTGACTGATGATGCAAATCAAACCTTTCAGAACCTGTGGGAGCAGGTCAATGGTTGGCACAAGTTCGGACGTTACACTTCATGGTTCTACCTTCAGACTCTAAAGCAATGCGCCAAGGTGAATCTGGATGTTGACAATCTTTGGTTGCATGACTACTCAGGAAGCCGTTCTCATCGCAATGGTCTTTGCTATGCTGTTGGTGAAGACGAGTGGGTCAATCAGAGACTAAACAAGGACCAACTTTCTATGTTGAATTCAAGGGCAGCAGAGATGCTGGCTGAAGTGAGGAAGAGATTTCCTAATGTAGCAGACAAGGCAGATTATTTTGCCATGGAAACATGTCTGTGTTCGTTCAAGAAGTTGTTTCGAGTTCGCAATGGTCGCTACCTTGGATACTACATTGACCGACAGGCTGAAGAGATTCAGAAGGTTGAGGGAGACAATTGGTTCGGTATTGATTGGCAACCTATGTGGGACGCAAGGAGAGAAACTCTACGAGAAGAATACTTGACAAATTGTGTGAATAAGGGTAAGATGTCTCTCTTCCTTGATAGTGGGAAGATTGATCATAGAGGCACCTTCTCGAATGAGATAAATGATATTGGGTTGGATAAGTTCATAGTTTAGTAGAATATAACAGATATGGAAATAATCGAAAAAAACGGTCGGAAGTGGAAGAAGTTCAAAGGCGATGAGGGTCAAGATGTCTATATTGCCCAATTTGTGGTTAATGAAGATGACCTTCTTGGTAAGTTGGTTGATGAGGGATCATACGATATTCTTGTTGATAGCGATGCTGATTTCTACTTGCCAAAGAATGGCTTCGATGCCGGAGATGAGCTAGGTGAAGATTGCGTTGCCTTTAAGTTTCGCAAAGGCACGTTCACGCCGGAAGAACAGCTTGGCGCTTTCGATGGTCTGTATGAAGCTGCTGTTGAATCCAATAACCGTGGGCATGCAGCTGGTCCCAGAGGTGACAAGGACGGGAATAGAGATTGGGTGACTCCTTATCAGCAAGATATTCTTGCTCACTTTGAACAAGGTCAACCACAGTCTATCGATGGCGATGATCCTCTTGATAACATCTTTCAACAGCACCAAAACAAAAAGTATGAGACTCGCGGTGAGGTGTGGTTGCGCTCTCGAGTTGAGAAAGAGTTTGGGACATACGAAGGTTTCTTCCCGTTGGCTCTTGAGAAGATGATTGGTATGTCTATTGATGATGCTAAAGCATACTCGAAGAAGCTGAGAAAAGAGTTTGTTTCTGCTACCAGTTACGCTACTCCAATCTGGTCTGGCATTGCTGGTTTCTATGGTCGGTATCCTCGGATTCCTTATGGTCGCGCAACAGCTTACACCGATCATAACCGAGAGCAGTTTGATAAGTGCTACCCCTTTGCCCGCAAACTTGAAGCTGAGTTCAAGCGATTGCTTCCTGAAAGATGGGCAAAACAGAAAGAGTTTGCTGATCGTCTTGACAATCGCTTTCTAATCGGAGAAGACACCACATTCACTACAATTACTGTTAACACCACAAGCAAGGATCGCAATGCTCGCATGGCTTGTCATCGTGATGCCGGTTCTTTGAATGCTGGGTATTCCAACCTCACAGTTGTGACCAAGGACGGTAAAGATTGGAAAGGTGGTTATCTGGTAACACCAGAAGTTCGTGCAGCAATCAACATTCGACCGGGAGATCTACTGCTGATTGATAACATGAGAATCATTCATGGTAATACTCCGATCTCTGCGCCTGATTCTGGTGATGAAGACATGTTGCGTATGTCGTTGGTCTTCTATTTTCGTGAAGATATGGACAAGCTTGGCTCATGGGAATACGAAGCACTTCGTAAGCAATACGTTGATGATCGCCGCAAGAATGAGGAACATCCTCTCTGGAAACCATTTTGGAATGGAGTTTCTCCTTCAATGTGGGATGAGGGTGAATGGTATGATTATCTTGCTGACCGAGGTGGCGAGGATATGCTCAAACAATATCACCCCGAAGCTCGCCAACAAGTAAGCACACTTGACGATTTCTTCGCATGAAGGTTGTTTATCTCATTGGACTTCCCGGCTCCGGCAAGTCTACGGTCATGAAGGAATTCATGAGTCGTTTTGATGGGTGGACCTCGGATCGACCTGTCAATCTCCTTGACACTCATATATCAGGCAACATTCGTGTGCTTGGTAAGTATGAAGAGGGCGAGACTTTCAGTGGAACCGATCGCTTGTCCATGGCGGTTTGCCCTGAAGCAGTCAAGTTCGTTTCTGGGAAACCGAATGAAGTGATCGTGGGAGAAGGAGATCGTCTAAACAACAAGACTTTCTTTTCCTCCTGCGGTGATGATCTGACCATCCTCCACCTGACGGTCTCGGACGCCGAGAGGGAGCGGAGATACGCCGAGAGAGGCTCGAGTCAGCCCGAAAGGTTCATCTCCACAGTCCGCACCAAGGTCCAGAATATTATCACGGAGTTCGGACCAAAACAGACCCTTTTCGGAGAGGAGAAGGGATGCGTGATCGAGATGCCACATGAAACCCATGAAAACACTGAAAATATCGTGGATTTTCTCCTGAAAGTTGTAAGTTCCTAATACTGCGGAGCTTACGAAAAAAGTGAAAAAAAGTGCTTTTAGGGGTTGTCGGATCCGCGATCTTCAGGCAGAATCTTTCTCGTAATGAGAAAGAACGCTATGAGCTACGAAAAAGCACTGAACAACCTCCTCTCCCACATTCGAAACGATTGGGGCAAGCAGGATGCCAATCGCCCTTCTGGAATTCGCCTTGGATACACCTTTCACCTTGACGATTCTGGTCGCAACTACGACAAGGTTTTCGTTGACTCTGGGAATCAGAGGAGCGTGGTTGGGTTTGTTGCCAAGAAGGACAACCCCAAGAAGGGATTTGCCAAGGGCGACATTCTCAAGGCAGCTTCATGGAAGGCTCCCGCCACTAATTTCTCTCGCGGGAACATCTTCACTGGTGACTTCAGCAGGGTTCGTTGGTCTGGTATCAGCTAAGAAATGAATTGAATTATGAATACCGATATGAAACTCAAACCCAACTACAAGACCAACATCAAGGTTGGTGACATCATTGAGAACTTTGGCGCGATTGTTCGCGTTGATGAGATTGAGGGGAACTCTGCCTTTGTGACCATCATCCCTTGGAGGCGTGATGGTGTTGCTCAAGGTGGTGTTGGTCAGAGGTATGTCGCTCGCCTCGACAAGTCCACATTTGTCATGAGTGGGCAATAAACTTGACATACAACAAAAAATCTAATAGTATCAAAATTATGAAAGTTTACGGATTGTTCAAAGAGTATAACTACTCAGGCACTGAGTTGGTTTCTTTGGTTTCTTTGTTTTCTTCGGAAGATAAGGCTAACGAAGCTGCTAATGGAAAGTATAAGGAAAACCTGCGTTACTGCGATAATTGGTATGTTGTTGAATTGGAAGTGGAGGATTGATATGAAAAACGAAATGAAACCTGAAGATAGAATGAAACTCTTTCAACTAGTTGTTGCTGGGGAACAGTGCGTGGGTTGGGAGCAGTTCAAACGTCGAATGCACGACAAGAAATGGCTTGCCAGTGAAGTGCGAGAAAAACTGATTCAAAAGAAGTCTGAAGTTGACTTCTTGGAGGATGTGCTTGAGAACATAGATAATTCATGAACAAAAAAGATGAATCCCCGCCCATCCCGGCAAATACGTGTCCCTACATCGACCATGTCATTCACATGGTTGATGAACTTAAAGATCTCGCTGAAGAGAACAAACTACGGTTTGCGGAATCGCTCTATGAGACGATCAAGGCAGAACTAGAGCATATCCGAAACAGCAATGAAATGCTCCGGGATTCAGGAAAATATTGGTATGAGAAAAACAAGAACAAGCGATAAAATGAAATTCAATGAATTGCAATTTGAAAAGATGGGTTCGGCATTTGGTCTGGATGCCATTCAAGCCATTGTCGATTTGGGTAATGGCTGTAAAGCCTCTGTGATTCGTCATGATTGGTCTTATGGGGGCAGGGAGGGTCACTACGAGATTGGTTTCTATGGTCCCTCTGGTGACCTTGAAGAAGTTCCTGAGTGGGGCAGTAAGGTGAATGGTTACCTTACCGAAGAGGATGTTGAGAAGGAAATTGAATTCTTGAAAGAGTTTGTCAATGAGCAAGCGTGAAGAAATCCTAGAAGACTTGATCGAGGCACTGCAAGAAGCAGACCTTGATCAAGTTTATGGAATTAATACTGGTCTCAGTCAAGACAAGAAATACCGATACGCAACCTTCTGTCGTGCTAGAACTCTGGATGGTGAGGTTCGTGTCTATAGCCCCAACTGGATTCTGTTTCGGACAATGAAGGGTGGTTACGAGGATCGATACGTTTGCGGTTCCAAAGAACTGGCATTAAAATACATAAGTGAGGAACTGTGAGTTTTGAAAACATTCCTCATTTCAGATACTCATTTCTGTCACAATAACTGCTACAGATTTGCCACAGAATCTGGTGAGTTGATGCGTCCTTGGGCTTCAAATTCAGAGGAAGGTGACCAAATAATGACCGATAACTGGAATCGTGTTGTTGGAAAAGACGATAAAGTTTATCACCTTGGCGATGTCGCAATTGGCAGAAAAGGACTTGATATTCTTGATAGATTAAACGGTCGTAAAATTCTAATCAAAGGAAACCATGACATCTTCAAAGCCAAAGACTATTTAAAACACTTTAAAGATATTCGCGGAAGTCATAAGCTATTTAAGTTTATCTTAACACACATTCCGGTCCATCCAGAATCTATTGCGGATTGGTGCAAAGCCAACATTCACGGTCACATTCACGCACGAAAAGTTTTGCTTGATGGCAAACCAGACTTGCGCTATTTTAATGTGAGCGTCGAGCAAATAAATCAAACGCCAATTGACTTTGAGGAAATCATAGAAGCAACCAAAAATTACTAAGATGAGAAACAGGCGTAAACCAGATCTTCCGTTTCCTTTCAAGGAAAAAGGGACACCCAAAAATCAGGTCTGGAATCAAGTCTGGGGTAAGTTTGAAATCAACCATTGACTGATGACTGACAATAGTGTATAATCTCTTTTATTATGAACATCTTTGTCTTGAATGAAAACCCTGAGATTGCTGCCCGTGAACACTGTGACAAGCACGTTGTCAAGATGATCCTAGAATCTGCTCAGATGCTATCTACTGCTCATCGTATGCTGGATGGCACTGAGCAGATTCAGGTTCGCAATGGTCGCAAACATCGCACATGGGTTCTGCCTGATGCCCGTGAGAATCAAATGTATCAGTGCGTCTCTTACAATCACCCATGCGCTATTTGGACAAGAGAAAGCAGTGACAATTACTATTGGCATTTTGAACTCTTTGTCGCTTTGTGTGAGGAGTACACTCATCGATACGGAAAGACTCATGTCACTGAGACCAAGCTTATCGATGCCCTTGCAGATTGCCCAAATTCAATTCCAATTGCAGGAATGACTCCATTCCGCTTGGCAATGAGTTCAAATCCAGAATGCATGGGACCAGATCCAATCAATTCCTATCGTTCTTTCTACAAGACCAAACAGAAGAGATTCAAGATGGTCTGGACAAAACGCCCTACACCTAAGTGGTTTACTTCTCCCTCAAAATAGTGTATAATAATTGAAATGGAAGAAACATCACATCACAAGATTATGGTCAAGGCAAATGAATTAAAACAAATGATTGACAAATATGGTCTTTCTACCGTCTCGTCCATTAACCTCAAAACCCTCCAAGAATACTGTGAATATATTGCCGAAGCTTGTGAAGAACAACGAAACAAAACCAATGACCTCTGAGCAAAAGTGGAACCGTAAGTTCCTTGAGCTCGCAAAACACATCTCATCTTGGTCTAAAGATACAACCAAGATTGGTGCAGTGATTGCTGAAGAAGGTCCAAGTCATGATGTTGTCTCTATGGGATATAATGGCTTTCCCCGTGGATTTCAAGATACAGGTGAAAGATTTGAAAACCGTGTCGTGAAATACAATTACACTGTTCATGCAGAGGTGAATGCAATCTGCACTGCTGCAAGGAAAGGAAAGTGTCTGAACGGCACCACTCTTTATGTGTATGGTCTTCCCGTTTGTCATGAATGCGCCAAGACTGTTATTCAGGTAGGCATCAAGAGAGTCATTGTAAATACAATGGAAGCTTCCCCACAATGGATGTCATCCACAATGAGAGCAGCAGAATTCTTCAAAGAAGCAAAAGTAGAATACCGTAAAATCAATATCTAAACTATGTCACTAATCGATAGACTCAAAAAATCAAGTAAGGTTGAGAACGTCTCTGTTCTCACTGACTCAAAGTTCTTCACCAAGAAGGACATGATTCCAACCTCAGTTCCAATGCTCAATGTGGCATTGTCTGGTTCACTTGATGGTGGTCTTGCTCCCGGTCACACAATGCTGGCAGGACCAAGCAAACACTTCAAGACATCCTTTGCACTGCTAATGGCATCTGCATATCTCAAGAAGTATGATGATGCAGCATTGCTGTTCTATGATAGTGAATTTGGTTCGCCACAATCATACTTTGAATCCTTTGGTATCGATACGGATCGTGTTCTTCATACTCCTGTCACTGACATTGAGGTTCTGAAGTTCGACTTGATTCATCAGTTGAATGAACTCAAGCGTGATGAGAAGGTTGTCATTGTCATTGACTCTATTGGTAATGTCGCTTCTAAGAAAGAGGTTGAGGATGCCCTGAATGAAAAGAGTGTTGCTGACATGACCCGCGCCAAGGCATTGAAGTCTCTCTTTCGTATGCTGACTCCTCACTTGGCAATGAAGGACATTCCTCTTCTGACGATCAATCATACCTACAAGGAACAGGGTATGTTCCCCAAGGACATCGTATCTGGTGGAACCGGTGCATACTACTCCGCTGATAACATCTGGATCATTGGTCGCCAGCAGGATAAGGTTGGAACTGAGATTCAGGGTTATCACTTTGTAATCAATGTCGAGAAGTCTCGCTTTGTTCGTGAGAAGTCCAAGATTCCAATTTCAGTTTCTTGGGAAGGTGGAATTGAAAAGTGGTCTGGTCTTCTGGATGTTGCACTACAGACTGGTCATGTTATCAAGCCAAAGAATGGTTGGTATATGCCCATCGATCCTGCAACCAAGAAGGAACTTGCTGCCAGCAATTGTCGAGCAGCAGATACCATGAAGGGAGACTTCTGGAAGCCCATTATAGATAATACAGACTTTGCCGAAGTGATTCGTCAGAAATTCACTGTTGCACATTCACCAATGCTTGAAGATTGAAATAAATGAGCAAGTCAACAAACGGCAAGGGCGATTCTCCACGAAACTGTTTCAGTCAGAAGTTTCGAGATAACTATGATACAATATTTGGGAATAAGAACCATGAAAATTCAAGAGATACAAAAAAGAGCAAAGGACTTGGAGAACAAACTTCAGAAGGAGCGAGTCTACCTTCAGGAGAATAAGACCTTTAACTTCTTCCTTGAAGAAGTAATTGAAGACGTGAAACAACTCAATGCTTTATTGAACAGATAGAATGAATATTGTATCTATAAAAAAATTGTCTGACGACGCACTCGTACCAACGAAGGCACATGAAGATGATGCTGGATGGGACATTTATGCTAATGAAGATGGCAAGGTCTTTTCTGGATTTCGAACCATTGTAAAGACGGGAATCGCAATGGCAATTCCTCGCGGTTACTATGGTCGTATTGCCCCACGTTCTGGGCTTGCAGTTAAGAATGGTATTGATGTTCTTGCTGGTGTAGTTGATTCTGGATATCGCAATGAAATTGGGGTTGTTCTGTTGAATACCAGTGAAGATCCATTTGAATTCAAGAAAGGGGATCGTATTGCTCAAATCATCTTTGAGCGAGTTGATCCATTTGAACTTGAAGTAGTTGATGATTTTTTCAATCCTACTCATCGTGGTATGGGTGGATTTGGTTCTTCTGGAAAATGATTCAGAGTTTCCTAAGCCATTTTGATTCTCACTGTTGGGTTGCTGGTGGTGCTGTTCTTGCAGAGCTTTTAAACACAACACCAAAGGACATTGATGTCTTCTTTGCTACTGAATCTGAAAGAGAAAGAGCAGTAGAGACATTGCTGAGTAAAGGCGGCACTCATGTCAAGAAACTAAGACTTGGTGACTCAATTGAATTTGAAGGAAAGGTTTATGACTTGCTTCACATGGGCGCAACGCCACAAGAAACTATTGAGTGTTTCGATTATACTGTGTGTAGTATTGCCAAAGACAACCTTGGAGAATGTTGCCATCATCCCGATTTTTTCACACATCTTCATGCTAAGAAATTGGTCTATACTGGTGGAAGTGAAAAGTGGTTTGCAGGAATGCCAGAGACTGTGAATCGAAATATCATTCAAGCAAGAAGAATGACTAGATACTTGAAAAAGGGATTTGACATTGACGACGAGAACATTCGCAGGATTTTCAAATGAGATGAACGGTTGACACTGGATTGGAAGTCCGGTATAATTGTTGGACAATGAAAGAACAAGAGCGCGATCTACGCACCCCCGCTGGACTCAAGGACAAGAATGGTGTTGACATCTATGAGGGCGACACTATCACGGCGAGAATGATTCTCGCAAATCACGAATATTACGACCTTGAAGGCAAAGTTGTTTTTGAAGACGCCGTGTTCAAGCTGCACGGATACGAGCTTTTTGATTACGCAGAAATTGAAGTAGTAAGTGAACATTGCCCATTGGAAGAAGTTTAATGAACAATAATACAGTAGAACTTATCGGATACTACGGTGATGATGAGGTTCATGCCTGTAGCGCATGGACTTCCACCAGTCGAGAGATTACAGATGAGAAACGAAACAGAATACCGCAACTACTCAGCTTCCTCGCTAAAGAGGGTCACCACACACCTTTCGAGAAGTCTTCTCTGCACTTTCTGGTCGATTGCGATATTGCTAGTCATATTCACCTTCTTAAACATCGTATCGGAGTGTCATTAAATGCTGAATCTGCTCGATACAAGGAACTGAAAGAAGACAAGTATATTGTGCCTGATGATTGGGCTGGTATTAAGAAATCTCCCCCGCCCATTGTGCCAAGGGATATTAACGGAAATGAGTTTCCGTTTCCAACAGAATACTGGACTGAGGTTTTAGAACAATATACCAGAAAAGGAAATGACCTTTATCACCAATGTGTTGCTGATCTTGAACCTGTTCTGGGTCGCAAACGTGCCAAGGAATCTGCTCGATTCTTCAAGACCTACAATAGCAGGATTACGTCAGATGTGATGTTCAACTGGAGATCATTCTATCACTTTCAGGGATTGCGAAACAAACCGGAAGCTCAGAAAGAGATTCGTGAGATTGCTCAGATGATGCTTGACTTGGTGAAGAATATTGAAGGCAATCCATTTGAACATACCATTACTGCTTTTGGACTATGAATTAAGAATGATTTTTTTAGGAGACATACACGGCGACCACCATTTCGCCAAATCTATCGCCGCACGTTACCCGAAAGATAAGGTTATCCAAGTGGGGGATTTCGGAGTAGGATTCATTTCTTCTGACGAGTTAAACGAAAACTTCCCTGATAATCTATATTTTTTCTGCGGGAACCACGACAAAAGGCGCGAAGCTCCCATGATTAAAGGGTATATGGGAGATTTCGGAGAATTTGACGATATATTTTTTGTTAGCGGAGCAGATAGCATAGACAAGGATTGGAGAACTCCTGAAGTCAATTGGTGGGAAGATGAAGAACTTAACTGTAACCAAATGAAACAATGCCTTGAAGCTTGGGAGAGAAGCGATAAAAACATATTAGTCGCGCACGATATACCTCAAAGTTTTGCTGAATATGTGTATAAAATATACGACAATTCTGCTACCAGAAACCTCTTACAAGCTATGTTAGAAGTAAGAAAGCCCAAAATTGTAGTAGCTGGGCATCATCATAAATCTATAACAAGCGAACTAAATGGCATAAAATATCGCGGAATAGATATAAACGAAGTTTATGAAATATGAACGATAAAACATCTAAAACAATTGTTGGTCTTGCTGGAACGCTTTTGCTTGCAACTGCTGGCTGGATTCTCTCAAATACTCTTGAAATCAAACAGGAGGTAACAATCATGCGTAAGGAGCTTGACAAGGTGTATTCCTCAGATTGTCCTTATTGTGTTCATGCTCTTCACTCTTCGATGAGCGAACATCCTTTACTTGCCCCTACAATCAAGAAGGCACACAAGCATCTTGAAGATGGAACTGTTGTATTACTGAATGATTAAATGAAAAACTACGAACTCACAGAAAAGAACACAGATAATGGTCTTGCCATTATTCAAATCACTGAAGGTGAATTCAAGAATGTTGAATTTGCATTTGGAAAGATCACCTTTAATGAAGACGATGACGAAGACAAGTGTAAGCTCACATTTGACTTTGAAGTTACCACGCCACCCAAAGGAAAGGCTTGTCAAGAGGCAGAGAATATGTTAGAATTGCAGGACACAATTGGAAAGATTCTAATCAACATCTTGGAAGAACAAGTAGAGAATGAGCAGCAACCTAACACCCCTAATTCTTAGAAACCTAATCCAAAACGAATCGTTCTGTCGCAAGGCGATTCCCCATATCAAACCAGAATACTTTGAAGGGTCTTCTCGCACTGTCTATGAGTTGATTCTTCGCTTCATTACAAAATACAACAAGCTTCCAAACTCATCTGCCATCCAGATCGAGTATGAGCAGTCAGACTTCAGTAAGGCAAACGTCGAGGAAGTTGTCGATGCTATACAGTCGCTCTCAAAGCAAGAAGATGATGTCAATGAAGACTGGCTGCTTGACTCTACTGAGAAGTGGTGCAAGGACCGTGCTGTATATCTGGCAATCATGGAGTCGATTCAAATTATTGATGGTAAGACCAAAGACAAAGCAGAAGGAGCGATTCCAGATATCCTGAGTAAAGCACTTGCAGTGACCTTTGATACCAATGTTGGTCATGACTACATTGAGAATGCCACTGACCGTTATGAAGCATATCATCGTGTTGAGGAGAAGCAGTCCTTTGACCTTGAGATGTTCAATACCATCACCAAGGGTGGTCTACCAAGAAAGACACTGAATATCATCCTTGCTGGCACTGGTGTTGGTAAGAGTCTGATGATGTGTCACTTTGCTGGTGCTGCTCTTCAGCAGGGTAAGAATGTTCTCTATATCACAATGGAGATGGCAGAGGAAAAGATTGCTGAACGCATTGATGCGAATCTCTTTGACATATCTCTGGATGACCTTGAGAATGTCACGAAGCCGATATTTGATTCCAAGATTGATTCCATTCGCCAGAAGACTCAGGGTAAGCTAGTCATCAAGGAGTATCCTACAGGGTCTGCTCATGTTGCACACTTTCGAGCACTACTGAATGAGTTGAAGATGAAGAAGAACTTTGCTCCTGATATCATCTTCATTGACTACCTGAACATATGTGCCTCCAGTCGTGTTCGTGGTCTTGGTGGTTCCATCAACACCTACTCCTTTGTCAAGGCAATTGCAGAGGAGATACGTGGTCTTGCCGTGGAGTTTAATGTCCCTGTCTGGTCTGCTACTCAGGTTACCCGTGAGGGTTTCAAAAGTTCAGATGTTGACCTGACAGATACCAGTGAATCATTTGGTCTTCCTGCGACTGCTGACTTCATGATTGCTGCAATCAGTAACGATCAACTTGCCTCTAAGGGGCAGCTTATGATCAAGCAGCTAAAGAATCGATACAACGACCCACAGAGAAATCAAAGGTTTTGTGTTGGCGTGGATCGTTCTCATATGAGGCTGTTTGACCTTGAGGACGCAAGCTCTGGAATAGTTTCAGACACAAGTGCCTCTCCAGTGACTCACACTCCATTCAAATCTAACTCAGGCGACTTCTCAAATCTCAAAGAATGAATTTGTATAAATAGTTCCAGTAACGCTACAATTCAATTGCAATTTATGGGAACTATGCTATCTTTTAAAGAATACCTATCGGAATCTGCCAACACAATTCTAGCAGACATCAATGAAATTTGGGTTGGATACGTCCTTGCTGGAAATCGCTGGTTTGATGCTGATGCAAGAAGGCAGTTTGAAGAAAGAATAAAACAAGCTTCACCTGCTGCTGTTGAAGATGCCAAAGGTAAGGCAGAGGCAATGGCAGTTGATTTTCTTAAATGGGCAAAGAAAGCGGGTTATAAAGGTAAACCCACTCAAGTCTGGTGGACCGCAAGACCAAACTCAATGACCAAGGCAGTTGGTCAAGAAGTCAACCAGAAGAAGAATCCCACTGATGTTCTTATTCGATTTGCTGATGGTCCTGCTAATGGTTTTCTTGGTCTATCTGCAAAAGCCACGAAGAGCAAGGGTGATATCGGTTTCAAAAATCCCGGCATTGGAACTATTGACAGAAGCCTGAACACTTCCTTCGCCGCAACTCTCAAGGATGTCACCGAAGATACTATCCGACGACTTGACCTTCCTCCCTCAACCAAAGCGAGGAAACAATTTATCCGCGCCAATAAGGATATCCAAAAGCAGACAATCGAAGCTGGTGTCACAACCATGCGAGAGTTCCGCGATATCCTCCTAAAGCGTCTTCTTCAGTTTGACCAAGCCTCTTTGAAAAAGTATCTTTTAGATGACTGGATGGACGCTGAAGTTCTTTATCCTCCATATGTTAAAGTTACTGGACAAGGTAAAAAGGCACCATATAAGGCAGTAACAATGGACCCACTCAAGAACGATAAGCTTTCTGCTTTTTCTAAGAATGATATTGAACTTGAGCCAATTGGAAATGAGTCTATTGGAGTAAAGGCTGGTCCCAAGAAAATCATGAAGATTCGATTCAAATTCGAATCTGAAAAGATGGCATCGTCTCTTAAACTCAGTGGAGACCCTTGGTGATATGACCACCTTCCTTGACTTCATTTCCGAAGCAGCAGTGGGTAAGAATACCCACATGACTCATATTGAAGATCAGGTAATCTATGGTGGTGTCTCTGGTGCTCGCCAAGCTATTCTTGCTCTTCGTTCTCTGAGAGATATGCTTGCTGGTAACTCATCCAAGGAGGTTGACATTACCGTGAAGTGGGATGGTGCTCCTGCTGTTTTTGCTGGTCAAGATCCAAGAGATGGTAAGTTCTTTGTCGCCAAGAAGGGTATCTTTAACAAGGAGCCAAAGGTCTACAAGACAGATGCAGAGATTGATGCAGATATGTCTGGTGACCTTGCAGCAAAGATGAAAGTTGCCCTTGCTGAACTTCCCAAGCTTGGTATCAAGGGAGTCATTCAAGGGGACATCATGTTCACGAAGAGTGACCTGAAGAAAGAAACCATTGATGGTGAATCCTACCTGACCTTTCAACCCAATACCATTGTGTATGCGGTTCCTGCAAGCAGTGCCTTGGGTAAACAGATTTCCAAAGCCAATCTTGGTGTGGTCTTTCATACTGCATATGCAGGTAAAGACTTTGAGTCCATGACTGCTTCCTATGATGTGGATGCATCGAAACTCAAGCAAACACCAAGTGTCTGGTTTCAAGATGCTGGTCTTCGTGACATTTCTGGTAAAGCACTCCTGAACTCCAGTGATACTGCAAAGGTTCAGAAGGCACTCTCTACTGCTGGTAAGATCTTCCAGAAGATTTCTGGTTCTACTCTTCGTCAGATTGAAGGTGACCCTGAGCTTGCAAAGACGATTGAGACATTCAATAACACCTATGTCCGTAGGGGTGAAGAGGTAACGAATACCAAGAAGCATGTCCAGAACATGATTGCTTGGGTCAATGATAAATATGCCAAAGAAGCAGAGAAGAGAAAGACCGAGAAAGGTAAGACTGCTGTTGAGAAGAGAAGGGATGAGTTCCTGAAGTTCTTCTCACCGGAAAACCAGAAGAACCTTGACTTGGTTTTTCAATTGCAGAATGCAGTAGTTGTGGCAAAGAAACTTATCATTGCAAAACTTGATGACCTCAAAAAACTGGATACCTTCGTTCGCACGAAGAATGGATTTCGTGTCACGGGTCAAGAAGGATTTGTGGCAATTGACAAGATCGGTGGTGGAGCAGTCAAACTGGTGGATAGACTGGAATTCTCCATGAACAATTTTTCACCAGATATCATCAAAGGATGGGAACACTAAAATGAAATCAATCAAAGAACTCAGAAACGAACTTAACGAATCCAAGCAAGAAGACATTGCAGATCTGAAAGCACTCCTCAAGAATCCTGATCCAAAGATTGCCAAGAACTATGGTGGAATTGATGGATATAAGAAGATGATTCAGAGCAAGATTGATAGGTTGATGAACGAAGAGATTGAAGAAGAGACTGAATTGGATGAAGCACTGACTCGCGCACAACGTATCAAGCGTTCGCAGATTGCCAAACGCAACAAGGCAAAGATTCAACGTGCTCTTCAGAAGGCGAAGAAGAAGAGGGCTTCAACCGAAACACTCCAGAAACGTGCCATGAAGAAAGCAAGAGATCTTCTATACACCAAGCTGTTGAAAGGTAGAGACCGTTCTGAAGTTTCTGCTGGCGAACAAGAACGCATCGAAAAGAAACTAGATAAGATGCAGGGTGGCATTAATCGTATTGCCAAGAAACTCCTTCCTCAGTTGAAGAAAGCTGAACAGGAGAAGCACATCACAGAAGGTTTTAAAGTCGGCGATACCGTGAATATCAAATCCTTTTCAGCGAAAACAAATAGAGATGGTGTTGCCGAAGTTAAGATTGTTGATATCACAAAAACTGTTAGTGGTAAATTGTATGTACACTATAAACAGGATGGAAAGGTGAAAAAGATGGATTACAAGATCTTCAAACAGAAGATTAGATAATAGAATGAAATCATTTAGCCAGTTTACAGAAGAAAAGAAGAAGACCTTGGTGACTGCCTTTGGTCGCTTCAATCCACCTACCATTGGGCATCAGAAGCTCATTGATAAGGTTGCCAAGGTTGCTGGTAAGAACGATTACCAGATTTATCCTTCTCAGTCACAGGACGCAAAGAAGAATCCACTGAGTTATAATGACAAGGTGAAGTTCATGCGTAAGATGTTTCCAAAACATGCTCGTAACATCTACATGGACAAAAATGTCAAGATGGCGCTTCATATTGCTGATCGTGCATACAAGGAAGGGTATACAGAATTCGTCTATGTTGCTGGTTCTGACCGTGTGAATGAGTTCAAGGTCTTGTTGAACAAATACAACGGCAAGGAAAGAAAGGATGGATTCTACAACTTCAAGGATGGTATTCAGGTCATCTCTGCTGGTGAAAGAGATCCTGATGCAGAGGGTGTTTCTGGAATGTCAGCATCCAAGATGCGTGCCGCAGCAGCGGATAACGATCTGGAACTATTCGCCACTGGTCTTCCCAAGAACTTTGGAGAAGTACAAGAACTCTTGAATGCCATTCGTAAGGGTATGGGTCTCAAAGAGTCCTTTATCTTTCGAAAACACATCGCACTTCCAAAGGTAAGTGATATCCGCGAACAATACACTGAGGGTAACATCTTTAATATTGGTGATCGTGTCACAAAGGCGGGTGTAGAACTCAGAGTGGTCGAACGCAAACCTAATTTTGTGGTCTGTGAGAATGCCGAAAAGGTGACTTTCAAATGTTGGTTGGAAGACCTTCAACCTATTGAAGAGAAACTTGATCCCAAGGCAGATGTCGAGACATGGATTGATGACTTCGTGAAGTCCGATGCCCCTCAGTTCAAGGGTAAGGACAAGAAGAAGAGGATCGACATGGCACTTGCTGCATACTATTCTGCTCGTCGTGAAGCTGGATTGGAAGAAGAAAAAGAAGATGACCTTCAACCCATTGAAGAAAAACTTGATCCCAAGGCAGGAGGAACCATCACAGTCAAATTGAGCAACGCCCAGATATCTGAACTGGATGCCACTGCCTCCACATGGGGACATGAAGTTCTGGGTCTGGAGGATGGTTGGTTTTCTTTGGAAAGGGGCAAGCTGGTCTTGAGTAAGGAACAGGCACGGAGTCTGATCAAGAAGCTGGAGGATGACTATGGGAGTCGGTATGGGCTGGAAGTCTCAGGAACCAAAAGGCGGATGATGATGCGGCTCAAGGACAAGCTGGCAAATCTTGCGGTGAATGAGTCTGCTCCAAACCCGAAGCAGGAGCAGATGGCAAGGGAGTTGATCAAGCTCTGGCAGCGAGAGAACACCGTGGATGCCGATGATATTGCACTTGCCCTGAACACTACACTAGCGGGACTCAGAGGTCTGGCAAAGGCTTATCCCAGACATTTCGAGTATCTTTCTAGCGGCAAGAGGGACAAGGCAACAAACAAGGCGAACCCCTCGTTTGGGGTTCGCCCGAAGATCGTTCCTACTCCTGACCTCACCAGATACCTTGAGCGAAGGACACGAAACCCTCGTGAAGCTGGATTGGAAGAAGAAAAAGAAGAAGACGATCTTCAAGGTCCAGACCGTTACTATGCCAAGGATGCAGAGGGCGATGAGATGGCAAAGAGCACCAAGAAGAGTCGCTCATCTCACTTCAAGAAGCAGACAAAGAAAGCGACAGATGACCCATCTGCTTACAAGCCTGCTCCCGGTGATGCATCTGCCAAGACCAAACCTTCCAAATACACAAAGAAGTATCAGCAACTCTATGGGAAAAAGAAATGAAATCATTCACTGAATATCTTACCGAAAAAGAACACCCTTGTCCACCAGCGACACAAGATGTAAAACTCAACACAAAGAACCGTGATGCCACAACCAAGCAGTTTGCCTATGGTCCCTTGAATGTAGATGAACCGGGTGACTATTGGGAGAAGATTGCAAAGAAGTGGGATACCTCTGTTGAAGCAGCAAAGAAATCTCTATGCGCCAATTGTGTTGCATTTGATATCAGTGCTCGTATGAAAGACTGTATGCCCGGTGAAACATCTGATGATGATGGTGAACTTGGATACTGCTGGATGCATCACTTCAAGTGTCACTCTGCTCGCACTTGCACCACATGGGCAAAAGGTGGACCGATCACTGATGACAAGGTTTCATATGATTGGCAAGACCGTGCTTTTTCAAAATGAAAACTCTTAGACAAATCAGAGAAGCAAATCCCAAGAAGGCAGTCCAGAATAAGGCAAAGGAAACTGGTATTGCCTTTGATATTCTCTGGGATGTCTACAAGAGAGGTGTAGGTGCATGGAGAACTGGTCATCGACCCGGCACTACTCCTGAACAGTGGGGTTTAGCTAGGGTGAATTCATTTGTCACTGGTGGAAAGACTCAGAAGACAACTGATGCCGACCTCTGGAAGAAACACAAGGGTGGATGAAAACATTCATTGAATATATTTCTGAAGGAGCCTCTGTCTATCAGAAGACTGCCACAAAAGCAAAAAGTGGAAAAACATATGCATTCGGTAGAGACAGTAGACTTGATGGCAGACCAAAAGAAGAGGGTGGTTATTATGTCTGGGTTCTGAAACAGAATTATGACGGCAAGGTTCGTGGTGGGATTCGCTCATCATGGGCATACGTAGAAAAAGACTTGAGCTATAAGGATGCCGTCAAGTTGATGAATAAAAGACTTGGATATAAAGGATTTGACCTTAACGAATCCAAGGTAGAAGATCATCTAATCTGGGAACCAGAAGGTGACCTTCGCGCTATCACAGACAAACTCAACAAACTCAAGAGCAGTAAGTCAGAGGTTTATCGTGGAATCTCTGGTGCTGAATACAATGTGCTGACTCGTAAGGGTTCAGTGAAATCTAAAGGCAAGGGGAACACCAGTGACATTGATGGTTCATATGTTGCTGATAATGTTCACCTTGCTGGACGCTTTGCTCTGGTGGCATATCGTGACACTGGAGAAGGATATCTTCTTGTTCTGGATCGCAAGAAGCTCCCCAATCTAGAACCAAGAGATCCCGGCAACTATGCAGTCTCATATATCCCAAAGGATGCTGTAAAGAAGACTATCCAACTCTCAAAACTTAAATAAGATAAATAGTAGCATGTATAACGACGAACTTACAAAAAAACTAGCAGAGACTGCCAAGCGAATCATGGCTGGGGAGTCTGTAGAAGCGATTGAAGAAGCCACCGGCGACAAGGAAGCCTATCAGAAGTTCTTCAATGACACTCTGAAAAAGTATGGTGTGAAATCACCATCTGAACTTAAGGGTGATGACAAGAAGAAGTTCTTTGATGAGATTGATGCTGGTTGGAAGGGTGATGATGAGAAGCCTGAGAAGAATGAATCCGTTGAATTGGAAGAGGCAGCAAAGATTTCGGGTAAAGATGCCTATAAGTGGTTGACTTCAAACAAAGTCTTTGATGATGAAGACTTTACCAATCCCCCCTCTTTTGATGATGCCGTGAAATCGTATAGGGGTTCTGGTCCCGGTCTTGATGCGTTCATCAATTTGGCTAAGAAGCATGGTGGCAAGAAGTCAACTGATGGGTGGGGTTGGATCGGTGGAGCAAGGAACTTCTATGATAAAGTTTTGGTTCCTGCTGCTAAAGGATATGCCTCTGTTGAAGAATCAGTTGAGGAGTTGGAAGAATCTACTGAAGATTTGGGAGAAGGTAAGAAGAAGCCCAAGTTGACTGATAAGCAGATCATAAACCACCCTGATGCAAATGTGGTCTTAACGATTTCTCATGATGGAGTTGAGAAGGCAGTTGCTGATCTCAGAAAAGGTGATTATGATGATGACTTCTATATTGCCGTCGATTCGGGTCACAAAAAATACTCGAAAATCTATGTGTTGGATGTGCAAGACATTTCAGAATCCACTGAGGAGTTGGAAGAGGCAAAGATTGACCTGAACAAGAAGTTCAATACCAGTGATGCTGCCTTTGATTACTTCCACTCCTTTGCTGTTGCCGATCAAGCCAAGACCGACCAAGAAGTTGAGAAGAGCAAGAAGAAGTTCGCCAAGAACACTCTGGGTTTCTGGATGCAGAATCTCACTGATACGCTGAAGGGAATGGGTATTAGCGAGGAAACTCTTAAAGAGGGTAAGATGAAACTTTTCGCCGATCCAGAAGTTGAAAAGCTACGTGATGAAGCAAAGGCTCTTCATAAGAAAGTGGGTTCTAAGGCAGATATTAAAGACATTGATGTTCTCGACGAAAAAGGTTTGAGGCGATACATCAAATGGCTTAAGGCTACTCAGAGCGGAGGAATTAAGGGACTTCTTAAAGCCGTCTTTACGAAAGAAGATTTTGGCGAATTTGATGATACTCTTACTGAAGAGGAAGAAGAGGAAATCGTTGCCAGCATCTTGGATACCATCCCTGATGCCGAAGCTGCTGCTGATGACGACAATCATCCCGATGAAGATGATATGCTCGCTACATTGGATACAACCACTGGATACAAAGTAGTCGATAACCTTCCTGAAGAGACTGAAAGACTCGATGCTCGTCGTCGTGAATTTCGTGAGAAGATTCGCAAACTTGCCTATGAGAAGGCAAAGAAGATGATCAAGGGCATTAGCGATGCGGATGATGAAGAGGAAAAGGTCGAAGGTGTTGACAAGCCCCTTGAAGTTCAAAAATACGAGGCAATCGGTGCTGTTTCTGTGAGTCATGTCAAGGAAGAGATTGAAGAGTCCACCGAGGAGTTGGAAGAAAAGCGCAAGTCCAAGAGTGACTACGAGATCTACCATGACTCATACACTTCTGCCTTGAGTGAAGTTCTGGACCTTGTTGCTCGAAATGGATACAAGGTTGACGAAGACCTCTGGTTCACCAATGTTTCAAGTGGTCCTCGCAAGCCTTCTGCTGGCAAGACAAACAGCTTCACTCTTGAACTTGAAAAGGGTGGTAAGCCAACTCGCAAGGTTGTTTCGTTTCAGGTCTATGGTCTGGAATCTGGACGCTATGAGTTGAATGCCTACATTTCGTAAGCAAATAAACAATGAAAGATCCTAACGAATACGACTATGAGGGTGAGATGGCAAAGACTCAACTCAGAACTATTGAAGATGCTGCCAAGCAACTCCATGCGCTACTGAGTGATGATGAGAATCTCCCTGAGTGGGTTCAGTCCAAAATCACCAAGGCTACTGACTATCTTGATTCAGCCCGTGACTACATGGTTTCCAAGAAGAGACAACAGGTTGAGTCTAAGAAGAAATCCTTCAGAGAGATTCGTCAAAGATGATTGATTTCGACCAATATGAAGTTGTCAGAGAGGGTATCGACTATCACCTAGAGAACTCGATACCTTTCTCTGATAACATTTTTCGCATTGGTTCCGAAGCATACCTTCTGTTCTTTCAGGAGGCACGTAATCTTGATCCTGCCCTCCTAGACTCACAAGACAAAACCCTACTAGAATCAGATATTGGTCTTATGGGGGTCTATGAGGGTAAGGATGTGCCTCTTGATGTTCCTATGATTGAGGAACAAAAAGAACCTGAGTTAGAGAAACCCAAACGTGGAGGTAACAAGAAGTTTTATGTCTATGTCAAGAATGACAAAGGCAATGTCATCAAAGTAGAGTTTGGTGATACCTCTGGTTTGCAAGCAAAGATTAACGATCCAGAGGCACGTAAGAATTTCGCAGCAAGACATAAGTGTGAGACAAGAAATGATAAGACAAAACCAAGTTATTGGTCTTGTCGTTTGCCGTGGTTCGCCAAGGCATTGGGTCTTGAGGGCGGCGGTAAGTTCTTCTGGTAATAATGCCCTATACTGATACGATTCGCGAAGACCAGAGCATTGAAAGATGCTTTTGTGCTGATGTAAATAGTGATGAACTGGTATGGCATAGAGACAGAAGGAACAGAGAGGTCACGATACTGAATGGGACTGATTGGTTTCTTCAGTTCGACAATCAAATGCCGATTGAGTTGGTTGTCGGAAAAACCTATAGCATTGAGAGGGACTTATATCATCGATTGATGAAGGGTGAAAATGCAACGGAACTGAAAATACAAATCACTGAAAATAATGACTGAAGATCGTTTTAACAAACTGGAAGAGAAGATTGAATCGTTACTGGTTACAAGTGTGAGGACCGAAGAGAAGGTCAGCAACCTTGAGAAACATACCAGAAGAATGATCGAGAAGAACCAGACCAATGAGTATCGAATCAATAAACTTGAGGTTGAGCAGAAAGAGAATCTCAGGTTTCAAAAGGGATTCTTTAATACCGTGGTTGCTTTCTTTGTCGCGATTGCCGGGGCATTTGTGACTGCATGGTTTAATTTGTTTCATAAATAGATTCGTGAGATTATTTGATGAGCTTACATCTAAAAACTTTGAACTATATGCTGCAAGGCACTATCGAAATAATCAGTGTCTAGACATAAAAGACTTTTATGAGGACATGAGTCGGTTTAGTTATGTCCTTCGATTGCTAAGAAAATACAAAGATACGAATGAGATAAATACAAGGCTGGTGCTGAATCATATCATCACCATCTACAATGTGTATGACATCTCTGCTGCAAACAAAATGATGTTCTTTAAGATTGATGATGACTTGCACTCAGTGCTCAAGACATTCTTAATCTTCCTGAACTATCTGCCAGAGAGCCAACAGGGAAACACAAAGCTCGATTTACAAATCGCAAAAGAACTACAGGAAATTTAAAATGGGACTACTACTTAGAGGCGCAGATACGGTTTATGCATTGAGGTTTCTTCGACTCCTGACAATGCCTTGGGAGAAGACCGCAGCCTTCAAGGCTGGTGTTGTGGACATGAACGGAGAACGTCTCAAGAAACCAGAGACAAAGGAAGAGAAGGAAGCATACACAATCTTTCATCGTCTGGTATTCAATATTCGTCGTCTGCTTGCAAAAATCCCATTGGGCAAATCAACCATTGCCCGTTACCTTGCTGCCTTCTGGTTGATCAAGGAAAATACAGATTTAGAGGACGATGATATCAAGGGAATTCTACAAGAAGCCTATGGTATCGACCCCACGAAACTGGACCTGAGCGAGAGTTGGCTCTTGGTCGATGATGGTGGTTACCTCCCCGAAGGTATGTATCAATTGAAGCATGATATTGCACTGCCAATGACTGGCGAGTTGCTTGCCTTCAAGGGAACACTTGTTGAGGTTCACAGACCACAACCCGTGGGGACCATTTTTGATGTCTCGGTTTTTGAAGTCGAGCATCGTAACACTTTACAAAAAATCTACGTGACTGAAAGTGATGTGGAGGAAACTACTGTGGCGGGTTCCATTGCAACCAAGCCAATGCCATTCCGTTCTGAATTGGATATGGATAGTGATGAAGAGTCAACTATGATCCAAAAGGAAACAAATGGAAAACGAAACAACGGTTCTGAAGAACGCGGTTGAGCATTTCATAAAGGATAATTCTTGGTTACTTTTTGCTGGTCTATTAACACTTATTTTCAAGTCAACTCTTGAGAAACTTGTTGCTGGGATATTCGTCTTTCTGGGAAACGATTACAACGAAGACGACATTGTGATCGTCAATGGAAGACCCGGAAGGCTTGTCCGTGTTGGTATCACAAAGAGCACTTTCTTTCTGTATGAGATAAGAGATGGCGTTATATACGGCGGCACAAAATTGGTTATCCAGAATGAAAGACTTGCCGACATGGACATCGAAAAGCCACTAGGAAAACTTGAAATATCAAATTGGAAAATGAAATTAAGTGATAGCCAAGAACTTGATTGATTTCAACTGAGTTTTGTGATACTATATAATTTCACAGTGAACGTGAAATAGAACAATTATGGAAAATATCATCTCTGACGAATTCGCATCAACATACGCAAACAAAACCCCGAAATGGGGATTCAATGGTCTTGGTTACATCGTTTACAAGCGCACCTATGCTCGCTTAAAGGACGATGGCACAACAGAAGAATGGCATGAGACCGTTCAGAGATGCATCAATGGAGCGCAAAGCCTTGGTGCCAATTACGCACAAAAGGAAGCAGAGAAGCTCTTTGATCATGTCTTCAATCTGAAATGTAACTTCGCTGGACGTATGCTCTGGCAACTTGGCACCCCTACCGTCGAACGGTTTGGTGCCAACTCTCTCCTGAACTGCTGGTTCACTCAGATGAATGAACCAAAGGCATTCACATTCCTTTTCGAGAACCTCATGCTTGGTGGTGGTGTTGGGTTTTCTGTTCGCCGTGAGGATGTCCATGAACTCCCTCGAATCAAACCTGATGTTGAGATTACTCATGATGAACTTGATGGAAAGGCAACCAATGATGCCGACTTCATTGTTCCTGATTCCCGTGAGGGTTGGGTATATCTTCTTCGCAAGGTCTTGGATTCATTCTTTGAGACTGGTAAAGGATTTACCTATTCAACCATTCTGATTCGTGGTGCTGGTGAAAAGATTCGTGGTTTCGGTGGCACTGCCTCTGGTCCCTCTATTCTGATTGATGGTATCACAAAAATCTGTGAGGTATTCAAGAGTCGAGAGGGTAAGAAACTTCGCTCACTGGATGTTCTGGATATCAATAACATCATTGGTTCCATTGTTGTTGCTGGTAATGTTCGTAGAAGCGCAGAGATTGCAATTGGTGATCCTGATGACTTTCTCTTTCTTCGGGCAAAGCGTTGGGACTTGGGCGGTATTCCAAACTACCGTGCCATGTCCAATAACACGATTTACTGTGACTCTTATGACCATACATCTGATGCTCTCTGGGAAGGTTATGCTGGCAATGGTGAACCTTACGGTCTTTTCAACCTTCCCTTGTCAGAAAAGTATGGTCGTATTTCTGACGGAAACCTTCGCAGTTCTGAACTGTATCCCACCAATAAGGATAACGTCGTGGGGACCAATCCATGCGGTGAAATCTCTCTGGGCAACTATGAGTGTTGTAACCTAAGTGAACTGTATCTCAACAATATCGAATCCAAGGAAGAGATGTATGAATGTGCAAAGCTTCTGTATAAGACTCAGAAGGCAATATGTGCGCTACCATTCATCCATGAAGATACCAATAAGATCGTTCACAAGAACATGCGTATTGGTCTTGGTGTGACTGGTATCTGTCAGAGTCAACATAAGATGGATTGGTTGGATTATACCTATCAGAAACTTCGTGAGTTTGACCAGAAATACTCCGAGAAGAATGGTCATAATCCCTCCATTAAGTTGACTACCGTTAAACCTAGTGGCACATTAAGCATCCTTGCTGGTTCTACTCCCGGTGTCCATCCGGCATTCTCTCATTACTTCATTCGTCGTATTCGCATGGCAGCAACCGATTCACTTATCGATGTTTGTCGTGACCTTGGTTATCATACCGAGTTTGCCAAGAACTTCGATGGAACAGAGAATCACGATACCGTGGTTGTTGAGTTTCCCTGTCAGTTCGATGAGAATGCAACTGTCGCCAAGGACATGAGTGCCATTGACCAACTTGAACTCATCAAGACTCTTCAATCTCAGTGGGCAGATAATGCGGTATCCTGCACTGTCTACTATCGCAAGGAAGAGCTTCCAGAGATTCAAGATTGGTTGGCAAAGAATTTCAAAAATCATATCAAGAGTGTCTCGTTCCTTCTTCACTCTGATCATGGATTCACCCAAGCACCATACGAAGAAATTGATGCAGATCAATATGAGAAGATGGTAAAGAAAGTTAAACCCATATCGCCGATTCAGACCTCAAATGAAATGATTGAGGGTATTGAATGTGAGGGCGGGGTTTGCCCCATAAGATAATGTTTTTTCAAACTACATGCCCGTCCTGCCGGACTACATATTCTATTGAGTGGCACGATTTCAACCACTCGACCTATGATGTAGAGAATGATTTAGAGGATGACGAATACGAAGAAAATGAACCTACAATATGTCCATTTTGTATGGAAAGAATAGATGGGCATGACGAAGATGAAGATTACGAACTATGATTGCTGGAAAGGTATGGGGTAAGACAGAAGAAGTCTTCAAGAATCATTGTCTTGAATTTCATAGAATTGAATTCAAGGCAGGATATCAATGTAGCGAACATCGACATCAGACAAAGAGCAATGGTTTCTTTGTTGAGTCTGGTAAGATGATGGTCCGTTGCTGGAACGGTGACCTTATTGATGAAACAATTCTTGGTGCCGGTGATTTCACAAAGGTGAAGCCGGGAGTCTTTCATCAATTCATTGGGCTTGAAGATGGTATTGCTTTTGAGTTGTATTGGGCAGAGTTTTCTCATGATGACATTGAGAGGCTCAATAGTGGTGGTGTGACTAAGTGAAAATACTACAAGCAAACTTCCATCCAAAAGAAATCAAACTTTGCGTTCGACTGTTTGATGTAAAGGACATTCGCTTTCTCCCCTCTGATGCTTGGCTCAATGCTCGTATGGAGAAATTTGGATACAATGAAAGCTTTCAGAAGGCAGGTATGATGTATCCAATTGCGGTATCTACACACGATCATAAGTGGGTTAAAAGAAGAATTGAAATAGAACCAAATAACCCAGAGAGAACCAACGTAGATAAGGATGGTAAGATTATTCCCGGTCTATATGTTCATGTTGGTCACAAAAGAGTCAAGTGGGCATTGGAGAACGGATATAAGGCAATTGAGGGATACATGATAACCTCAACAGCAGAACGTCAGATGATTAAGAGATACACTCACATACCACACGACAAGATACCAAAGCGAAGATGAATGAGATAAAATCAAGATATGGATATATCTTCAGACTGATTGAAGAATTGAAACCAAAATCAATCATTGAAATTGGTGTAGCGAAAGGCAAGACGGCAAAATGGATGCTGGACACTGCACCAAAGGATACGACATATACAGGATATGATGTGTTCGATTTCTCTGACCAAGAATTTCACAAGATGGTTGGAAACGGTAAGAGAGTTCACACTGTTTCTCAAGTAAAGCAAAGATTAAAGGAACACGCTTCCCGTGTTGAGTTGATCAAGGGCGTAACGCAAGAAACTCTCTGGAAAAATCCAAAGAGTGCTGACTTGGTATTCATTGATGGTGACCATAGAGTAGAATCTATTATTGGAGATTTCAAATCTGTTAGTGGAAGCAAGGTTGTTGTGTTTGATGATTACTACATCAACGATATTCATGGTGGATTTGACAGGGAAAACTTTGGATGCTATTCCATTGTAAAAGACATGAAGAATGTATTAATCACAGAGCCATGTGGAAAGGTGATGGATGTTTGTCTAGCTATCTGGACAGAAGACGATGATACCTTTTCCAAGATTCAAGATATTCTGAAATGAAGATTGCAGTTGTAACATCACTGAATAAGAAACTCTATGACTACTATGGTCATAAGTTCTATGAAACATACAATTGGGATTTTGATCTGTTTACATATACGGAGGATGCAGATTGGATTGCCCCAAAGGGGAAGACGGTAAACCTATTCAAAGATGTTCCAGAATGTAAAGAGTTTGTCGAGAGAAACAAGGATAAGCCTGTAGAGTCATTTCTTTACGATGGGGTTAGATTTTGCTACAAAGTGTATGGTTACACTGACCTGATCTTGAATAGAACTGACTATGATGGAGTTATCTACATTGATGCCGATAGTGTGTTCTATAAACCAATAGACCATGAGTGGGTTAGTTCAAATATCCATAAAGACGAATGCATGATGGCATATCTTGGTAGGATTAGAAAGTATTCGGAATGCGGATTCCTTTACTTCAATACGAATCATGAGCAAACCAAATCATGGGCGAGGAGATTACAGGACATGTATTCAAACGATGAAATATACCAACTTCGTGAGTGGCATGATAGTTATGTTGTTGACCAAGTGAGGATTGAATTTGAAAAAAAGCATGGTGTGAAAAATCACAATATTGGATTCACTAAGAAAAACTTCAAAGGGAAAGGGACTGGTCATGTTCAAGCATGGAGTGTCCTTGGTTCAATCTATGACCATTGCAAAGGCAAGAGAAAAGACAATCTCAGGAGTCCAGAAAATAAGTATCTCGTAACATGAGGTTTGGTTACTTACATTTAAAGAAAAGAATCCAAAGAATTCTCCCACCAGATATTAAACAGGCGACGGCGGCAGACGATGTTGATGTTTGGTTACAGCATAACATAAAGGGAAAGAATTATGAAGAGCAAGTCAGCATTGATACCATAAGAGAATCAAGAAAGCCAGTCATTGTTTTTGAAAGTCCGGCATTTAGGCAAATTGGATTAGGTAAAGAGTATTATTATAGATTTTCATGGAATTCATATACCAGAGATGATGGAGAATATAATAACAAAGACTGCCCACCGGATAGATGGAATAAAATTAAGGAGGATCTCAATATCGACATCAAGGATTGGTGTCGTCCAGATGATGGGTATATTCTATTCATTCTCCAAAAGCCAGAAGATAGTGCCTTAATGAAGATAGCATGGGAGGGTGGGCAATATAGTTCAGAGAAATACTTTAGATATTTGGATTCAGTCTTGAGGGAGATACGAAGACACACTGACAGAAAGATACGAATAAGACTTCATCCTATTGCATCCTGTTTTATTCAGCGGCAACTTGATCTTATCAATAGACTTGAAATTGATGGTCTGGAGATAAGTTCTAATTATGATGGGGTCCACACTAAACAAGGATGGGGAGGAAGAGGATTGTATGAAGATTTTGCTGGAGCCTTCGCCGTGGTCGGAATGTCATCAAACACACTGACAGAAAGTGTTTGCGAAGGAATCCCAACTTGGTCTACTTGTCCATCTTGTATGGCTTGGGAGGTTTCTAATCATGACCTCTCAAGCATTGAAAATGATATTGTTGAATTTGATAGGGCACAATGGCTGCATAACCTTGCTTATACGCAGTGGAACAAAAAAGAAATTCTTTCATTTAAACCTATAAATCATCTAATGAAGTGCTATGAAGAAGTCAAGAAAAGATATGGATGGTTCTAAATTAGGAAAACATCTCGGCGGTCATTCTAATCTAACTCATATTGACCGAGGGGCTTTAACTTGGTTGCATAATGAATTAGAATGCCAGTCATTTTGTGACCTTGGATGTGGTCCCGGTGGAATGGTCGAAGAGGCATTAAAAGTTGGATTTAATCATGTTGTTGGTATTGATGGCGACTTCACCATCAAAAGATTTGATGAATCAAAATTCATTATTCATGATTTCACCAAAGGGACCGTGAAGGAACTTCCGCTTAACTTGTATGATGTTTGTTGGTGTGTTGAGTTTGTAGAACACGTAGATCAGCAATATATACCAAACTACGTAGACATCATGAAAAGATGCAAATATGTTGTTATGACTCATGCTTTGCCGGGTAAAAAGGGGTATCACCATGTCAACTGTCAAGAAGCATCTTATTGGATAGATAAATTTAAAGAGTATCATCTTTACCAATCAAAGGTCTTAACAGAATCACTTAGAAGCAACTCCACCATGCCAATTGTAAAGTCAATGAGGAAGAAAGGTATCTCCTTCATGGTCGATACTGGCATGGTCTTTGTAAATAAAAAGATATGATCAACATATTCATTGGATTTGATAGCAAGGAACGTGCTGCTTACAACACTCTTTCATGGAGTCTGATTAAGAACAGCACCAAGCCTCTTGCGATAACTCCCATTGCACTGAACAACCTTCATGATGTCTTCACACGGGAGCGCAATGCACTCTCATCTACTGAGTTTTCATTCAGTCGATTCATGGTCCCCCACCTGATGAACTACAAGGGGTGGGCACTGTTTATGGATTGTGATATGCTCACGGTTTCAGACATTTCAAAACTATGGGACTTGCGTGATGACAAGTATGCAATTCAAGTCTGTAAGCATGATTATACTCCCAAGTCAGAGAAGAAGTTTCTCGGACAGGTTCAGACCAAGTATGAGAAGAAGAACTGGTCATCCTTCATGCTCATGAACTGCGAGAAGTGTTGGAACCTGACTCCTGAGTATGTGAACACTGCTACCGGATTACAACTACATCAATTCAAATGGTTGGAATCAGAGAAACTAATCGGGGACATTCCTCTGGAATGGAACTGGCTTGCTGGTGAGTATGAAACCAAATCTGATGTTCATAACATCCACTACACTGAGGGTGGACCTTGGTTTAAGGAGTTTCGCGATACTGACTACTCAGAAGAGTGGTATGAATACTATAAGGAGATGTTGCCTGAGTGAAACTAATCGCTTTAGCAAATTCAAATCAAAGAAGCAGAAAATTAAAACTAGTAAACTGTTTTCTACGCCTCAGTGGTGCTAAGGAGACCAAACTAATAACCCCCAATACTCCACTTGTAAAAGGCGCGACTTGGAATGCGCATCCAAACTTAGACTATAAAAAAGACGCAATATACTTTATGTTTGGGCATTTTGGAGTTTGCCCTATCATTAATAAGTTGCTACAACAACAAATCAATTTCATTTATGTGGATAATGGATATCTATACTCTCGCCATAAACGTGGTATTAACAAACAGTCTGCCAAATACTCGTTTACTATAAACAATACCCGTTTAAGTTGCATCACCAAACAAATTGTTGGAGATACTGGAGTTGAATATGTGCATAGAAAACCGGGTGGGGATTACATACTTGTAGTGGTTCCATCCGAATATATTGCGGTTAGTCATGGCTTTAAAATTTCAGACTGGCTTGAAAAGGTGAAGCGAAACCTTGAGCCTTTAGGTAAACCTTTTGTAGTAAGAACCTATCAGGATAGAGCAAAAAAAAGTATCCCGTTTGAATCTATGTTGGACAATGCCTGTCTCACTGTTACGTCACAATCACTAACTGGACTAGACTCATTAAAACATGGCGTTCCCGTCATATCAGATTCGTTTAGCTTATCGAATCCAGTATCTGGGTGCATAGATAAAGTGTATGAGTCACTTGATGATATATACTACCCAGATGATGACCGCTTTAATCGATGGGTTGGTTCATTAGCATCAAATGAATTCAGTATGAATGAATTTAAGAATCTCTTACCCAAGATCATGAAACTGCAACATATGTCTCTCCATTGATTTGAAACTTGTAGTCTACAAAAGAACAATACCCAATAAAGCTTTATATCATAAACATAAGGTTGGTGGGATAAATGCATTCATTGCTGGCGCAAAAAAACATGGCGTTTCTGTTGTAGAATCAAATGATATTGACTATGTTAAATCGGACATTGGTCTAATGTTCTCCTTTGTTGACTTACACGCACCAGAAGATGACCTTATTCCATACATGCAATATAGAAAGAACATATTCATGAATGGAAACAAGAACCTATTCTTCTTTGAGAATGATGTTCTCAAAGATTTGAATGGCGAAATGTATGTCGCTCGTTTTCCGTTTCGTTCAGTATATGACCATGAAGCTGAGTATTTCCTAGAGAATATACCCGAAGAAAGAAACAATGCTTTTTCAAATTTGAAAATTAGTAAACCACAGAAGACTAAAGATGGTTTGGTCGTCATCAATTTGAATCGTCTGGGGGGTTATGGTCGTTGTGGCGTAGACCAATTTAAGTGGGCATATGAATTGATTCGTGATCTAAAAGCAACTCATATCACCATACGAGTTCACCCCGGCAACACATCAGCAAAGGCAAGAAGGACTTTCAGGAGTTTTACCCGAGAAGTTGACCACATTTACTACGATAAGATCAAGAACGAGTTTCCAAAAGTAAACTTTCTGCTTCCACAAAAGGGGACGTTTATGGAGTCGCTATCTTCAAATAAAGCAACTCATATCTTCAGTAGCTCATCAGCATCTTGTGAGTCTATTGTCATGGGAAAGAGAACCGTTGTGTCACATCCATCTGCATTTGCATATAACTTCTCCCCAAAATCATACGAAGAAGAGACAACGAATGATGCAGAAGGTCTTTTACGCAAATACAAAAAGACACACTTCACAATCGAGGAAGTTGAATCGGGTCTGTATTGGGACTACATAAAAGAGGGAGTGAAGAATTACCTATGATATTACTTGGCAACAAAGGTTCTCGGATACACAAGATTGCCACTCATCTGAGTCATCCTTTAACGAAACAGGACGACTTCCCGCCAGAACGTGTGCATGAATCAAATGATCCTATCGTGATGTTTGGTGCTTGCCCTCAAAAAATGGAAGTAATCAAAGAGTGCTGGAGAGTCGGAAGACCCTTCTACACACTAGACTCAGCATATCTCGGCAATGTCAATGCACCATTTCAAACATCTGGTTATGCAAAATACAAGAAGTGGTTTCGCCTTGTTCCTAATGACATTCAGCATTGCGAATTCATACGATACAACAGTGATGATCGTCTTAGAAATCTAGGTGTTTCTCCAGTTAAATTCAAAAGGGGCAATAAGATACTTGTTGCTCTACCGGGTCATGTTGCTTGCACCTATCACAATATTGATATCAATGCCCTTTCAGAAGAGATAACTCAGGAGATCCGCAAATATACAGACCGGGAAATTGAGTTTCGAGGATTCCCCACAAAGGGAGCAAGAGAGAGATTCATTAAGAATCAATTTTGGAAAAGGTTAGAGGTGGGTGATATTCATTGCACTGTCAGTTGGGGAAGCGTGGCAGGTCTTGAATCAATACTTTGTGGTATTCCAACAATCACTTTGCGTTCTTGCGTTGCTTCTCCTGTTTGTTCGTCTACAATTTCTGATATTGAAAATGTCAAGATGCCGAAGGAAGATTTGATGCGAGACTGGTTGAGAGGTATAAGTAAAGTCTGTATATCAATTGACGAACTTTATGCCCAAATCAGAGCATTACTATGAAACAGATTTCAACACCATCAGGTCTATACGTTGTTCCACAAGAGATTTATGATAGGTCTTCTGATAAAGACATCATCAAAGCCCTAGAGAATCTTGGTGAGTATCAACCGTGGATTGATAAGTGGGCAGAACAGTATAGCAAACCAAACACAGTCATTCTCGATGTTGGTGCAAATATTGGATCAAAGATTCTCCCATTCTCAAGATTACATGGAGGTAAGGTCCATGTTATTGGTTTTGAACCTGTTGCAATCAATCAAGAAATTCTCAAAGAGTTGGTTCGTGTAAACGATCTTAACAATGTTGAATTGAAGAAACTTGCGTTGTCGAATTCGGCTGGGGAAATGGCAATCAACTTTCCATCATCTGATTCTCATCTTGAAGCCGTAAGGGGACAAGGGCAGTTTAATAAGATAAACAAAGACGATCATGGGTTTGCAATCGTTGAATTTGTAAAACTGGATGACCTAAACATCAAAAACATCAGCTTCATTAAGGTGGACATTGAAGGTCATGAACTTGAATTCCTTGAGGGGGCAAAGGAAACCATTGACAGGGAGAGACCAGCGATAGTTCTTGAGATTTTCAACTCCACGTTCAGAAATCGACTTTCAAAAGAAGATATTCAAAAGAATAAAGAGTGTCTTTCTCTGATGAAGTCATATGGGTATAAGCAGATAGCAAGAAAGAACAAAGATGTCCTCTTTATCCGATAGATGTATTCTGACTGGATGTGATGCACATCAATTCTGGTTATTGCCTTGGTGGTTTATGAATGTCAAACGGCATATGCCAAAGACTCCAATTGTTGTTGCTGATTTTGGTCTGACACCTGAAATGAAAGAACGCTTCAAAGATGATGTAGAATTCATATCAGTCAGTAAGATAGCTGATAAGAAAACATGGTTTATGAAACCTAAAGCCATGCTCTCTAGCCCATATAAGTATACCTGTTGGTTGGACATCGACTGTGAGGTATTAAAACCATTTAGTGAAATCTTTCAATATGCCAAAGATGAAAAATTAGCATTAACACCAGATCCATACTCATATGCACATAATTGGGCATATTGGCAGAGTGGTGTTGTTGTATTTAAAGATAAACCCAAAATTCTAGAAAGGTGGACCAAAAGGTCTCTTTTGGGAATTGACAGAGGGGATCAAGAGGCACTTTATGCCTTGATCAAAAATACAAAAGAATATGTCAATGAAATGCCAGCAAAATACCAATGGTTGAGACTTGATATCAAAAAACGTGGTTTCAACCATGATGCAAAGATCATTCACTGGACTGGACCTATTGGAAAGAGACACATAAGGGAACGTATTAATCTTCAATCAACTTGAACCTTAGAGTTCCTTTGGCTCACGAATCGATTATACATTAAAAGTCAAGGCAAGACAATGGTGGAATGGACTTATAAGAATGAAGTTTACTCGGCAACTCCTGATAGAAAGGAGCTGTATGGGTTTGTGTATCTCATCACCAATCTGATTGATGGTAGGCAGTATGTTGGGAAGAAGTTCTTCTGGGCAATGAAGAGCCGCAAAGTCAATGGCAAGACGACCCGAAAGCTGTATGAGTCGAATTGGCAAGAGTATTGGGGTTCTAATGATGAATTGCAGAAAGATATCCAGATTGCTGGTGAGCATAACTTTTCTCGAGAGATTCTTCACTTGTGTTCCAGCAAATCTGAGTGCGCTTATCTAGAGGCTAAGGAGCAGATCGACCGTGGAGTTTTGCTTGACAAGAATTACTACAATTCATGGATATCCCTCAAGGTTACAAAAAAGCACCTTTTTAAGTATTCAGAAAAAGTCGCTTTACTTGCCGAAAAGAACACTGTATAATAGACGCACTATGATAATCCTAGACTACAGTGGTATTGCCGTGGCGTCGATCTTCTCTCAAGATCGTCCTGAAGAAATTGAAGAAGGTTTGATTCGTCACATGATACTGAATAGCATTCGGCGTTACAATGTGCAATTTCGCGAAGAGTATGGTGAGATGGTTATTGCCTGCGATTCATTTTCTTGGCGCAAGGAAAGGTTTCCTCAATACAAAGCAGCGCGAAAGAAAACGCGAGACCAATCACCTCTAGACTGGAGCAAGTTCTTCAACCTAATTGGTATGGTCCGTGATGAGTTGCGGGAATCCTTTCCATATCGAGTATTGCATGTAAATGGAGCAGAGGCAGACGATGTCATCGGTGAGTTAGTCAAGAAGACTCAGGAGTTTGGTCAGAACGAACCTGTCTTGATCGTATCAAGCGACAAGGACTTCCTCCAGCTTCATCGTTTCAATAATGTCAAGCAGTTCTCTCCCATGAAGCGCGACTTTATTACTGTTGAGGATCCTCACTACTATCTCTTTGAGCATATCTGCAAAGGCGACACCGGCGATGGTGTTCCTAATATGCTGAGTCCTGATGATACCTTTGTGGAGAACAAGCGGCAGCGTCCACTTCGTGCCAAGAAGATTGAAGAGATGTATGAGGCATTCAATCGTGGTATGCTGGAGAATGAAATCTCCAAGGAGGAGTATCGCAACTTCTATCGCAACAAGCAACTCATTGAGCTTGAGCACACTCCGAATGAGATACGTGATGATATTCATAAACTATATAATTCCGAAGCAAATAAGAATAATGCAAAGATCTTTGGTTACCTTGTCGAGAAGCGATGCAATATGCTGATTGAAAGCGTCCAAGATTTCTACACAAATTAATAATGAATAAAAAAGTAAACCCACTAAAGCTGTTCCCCCACGAAATCTTTGAGAAGGTTCAGGCAGTTCGTGCCATGAGCGACCGTATCGCGGTTCTCAAGGAAAATGAATCGTTTACTCTCAAGACTATCCTTCAGGTTAACTTCAATGATTGGATTGAGTTTGACCTTCCTGAAGGAGATGCGCCTTACAAGAAGGATAAGAATCCTCCTGAGTTCAGTGCTGGTCGTATTGATAAACTTATCAAGGAACTCAAGCATTTGGTCAAGCAATCCAAACTCCCAAGAGCAAGAAAAGAAATTAAATTCATTCAGATGCTAGAGGCAATGCATCACAAGGATGCTGACATTATTATTGCCATTAAGGATAAGAAGCTGAACAAGTTGTATTCAGCATTGACTCCTGCCTTGGTGAGTCGTGCCTTCCCTACTCTGATTCAGGAGAAGCAATAAATAATGCCAGTGTAGCAAAGGCTCTGGTTATTATGATTCTATCCCAACTAAAACGTCTCAAAGAGGATTTGGAGAAAACTCAACACTATATTCGTCGCCTTGAGAAAGATGATGATCATGAAAACATACCCTTCTACCACGCAAAACTCAAACGACTCACTGATGTCGTTTGTAAACTTGAAAGCATGATTTCGAAATGATATACGACTATCACTGTGAAAAATGCGGTTATGAATTTGAAGAAAACAATCAGATTATTAACCGTGACATTCCAACCGAAAGACCCTGCCCTCAGTGTGCAGCACATTCAGTGAAGCGTGGTATTGCTGCCCCTTATATGTCCTATGCTGGAGCAAAGACTATTCAGCAAAGAGCAAGACAGGGAGCAGGAAGCGACTTCATAAATCGCATGGAGCAAATCCAGAGAGCACACCCAAACAAACTAAAAGATGGCACCAAAAAAACAGTCGGAGGATACTAAGAGTAGTGGGAGAGCATCCACTGGTTCTTGGAGAAAGAGGTTGATTGATATCTCTCCTTTCTCTCAGGGTCAGGAGGACTTCTTTCGTTACTACGAGAAAGGTTACAATATGATTCTTTCTGGTGCTGCTGGTTGCGGTAAGACATTCATTGCCCTTCACCAAGCACTGTCTGAATCCAAGGAGTCACAGTATCGAAAGAAGGTCATCATTGTTCGTTCTGTCGTTCCCACCCGTGATATGGGATTCCTTCCCGGTTCACAAAAGGAAAAGGAAGCGGCATATACCACACCTTACGAGAACGTGGTGAATGAACTTTATGCAGACGGCAAAGCTTGGCATATGCTGACTGAACGCGATGTGATTCGCTTCATGACAACAAGTTACATTCGTGGAATCACTCTGCGAAATTCAATTGTAATTGTGGATGAAATGCAAAACTGCAACTTTCATGAATTGGATTCCGTCATCACTCGTATTGGTGAAGGTTCGCGAATCATCTTTGCTGGCGACTACTACCAGTCTGACTTCACTCGTAATAATGAACGTGAAGGCATCAATAAATTTCTGAGTATCCTTGAGAAGATGAATTACTTCAAGCACATTCGCTTTGGATGGGAAGATATCTGTCGTAGTGGGATAGTCAGAGACTATATCATGACCAAAGAACTTGAAGAGAAGAACACACAACCTATGACATTGATCAATGAGTAATCAACGATACAATAAATGGAAGAACAAAAAGCGCGATAAGACACGCCGAGACGATTCATATGACAAATTTGATCGCCAAAGACGGCTAGATAAGAAACAGTCCCGTAATTCAAATGATGAATAATTCTGATATATCTAATCCAGTTGCGGACCTCATTAATAAGCGTCAGAGTAACAACTTTAGTTACACCTATGGTCATGTTCATGAGTTCTACGTTACTGGAGCAATTGAATCTGCTGACCAATATACTGAGTGGTTTCATACGATTCGAAATGCAAATGCAACTGATGTAGTAAAGCTTCACATCAACTCTCCCGGTGGTGACCTCTGGACTGCAATTCAATTTGTTCATGTCCTTGCTGAGACAGAGGCAACAATTCAAATTGCCGTTGAAGGTGCGTGCATGTCTGCTGCAACTCTGCTCTTCCTGATGGGTCATGAATATGAAGTCTCTCCTCATGCGATGTTCATGATTCACAATTACTCTGGTGGTTCTCTTGGTAAGGGTGGAGAGATGTATGACAACATTGTTCATGAGCGTAAGTGGAGCGAGAATCTTCTTCATGATGCATACGATGGTTTCTTGACTCAGGATGAAATCAAGTCCGTGCTGGATAATAAGGATCTCTGGATGGGGACCAAAGAGGTTCTTGAACGTCTTGAAAAGAGGCAAGCCCATCTTGAAAACCTCCAAGCTCTCCTCAAGGAAGCTGAGTTGAAAGCAGCCGAAAAATCCAAAAAACCTGCGAGGAGAACCAGAAAAGCCGCACAAAAATCTTCGTAAGTCGTTGATTACCAACACCTTTAACGGTAACGTAAAAAAAGTGCTTTTAGGGGTTGTCGGATCCGCGATCTTCAGGCAGAATGTCTCTCGTAATGAGAAACAACGACATGAACATCAATATATCTTTTCGCAGAATCAAGACTGGACTATTCACTAATAGTATGCCGGGATACTTCAGAATCGCTGTTTGGGTTTTTGGGTTCCGTATTTGCGGGTTCTGTTGGAATAAGGATTTCGGTATAGAAAGAGATTGACATTTCTGCGTTCTCTGGTAGAGTGTTGCTTTAACAATTTAGTCAGTTAGTTAACAGGCACCAACTGGATGGTCCCTTTAACAAATGAGAGGGGTTGACGGGAATCCAGAAATGGTCTAGTATGATCTACGTAATGAGAAACAACACTATGAAATACGAAATCACGAACGAAGCCCATCCAGACAACCCAAACCTCCGACGCATCAAAGCCCTGCGGGACTTTGGCGACGTAAAGAAAGGTGACCTTGGGGGATACATCGAGTCCGAGGAGAATCTGAGTCATGATGGTGATGCATGGGTCTATGGGAACGCATGGGTCTATGGGAACGCAAAGGTCTATGGCGATGCATTGGTCTATGAGGACGCAAAGGTCTCTGGGGGCGCCGAGGTCTTTGGAAGTGCCGAGGTCTATGAGGACGCTGAGGTCTATGGGAACGCAAAGGTCTATGGGAACGCTGAGGTCTATGGCGTTGCATGCGTCTATGAGGACGCAAAGGTCTCTGGGGGCGCCGAGGTCTTTGGAAGTGCCGAGGTCTTTGGAAGTGCCGAGGTCTATGAGGACGCTGAGGTCTATGGCGTTGCATGCGTCTATGAGGACGCAAAGGTCTCTGGGGGCGCCGAGGTCTTTGGAAGTGCCGAGGTCTTTGGAAGTGCCGAGGTCTATGAGGACGCTGAGGTCTATGGCGTTGCATGCGTCTATGAGGACGCAAAGGTCTCTGGGGGCGCCGAGGTCTTTGGAAGTGCCGAGGTCTTTGGAAGTGCCGAGGTCTATGAGGACGCTGAGGTCTATGGGAACGCATTGGTCTTTGGGTTCGCAAAGGTCTCTGGGGACGCATGGGTCTATGGGAACGCAAAGGTCTATGGGGGTGCAGTGCTCTCTTGGAACGCAGTGGTCTCTGGGGATACAGTGGTCTCTGGGGATACAGTGGTCTCTGGGGATACAGTGGTCTCTGGGGATACAGAAGAGCCTGTGTCTCAATTCCCAAATGAAATAACAATCGATGGTGTGGTTTACGTAAAGAAAGCATAATTATGAGTAAGATTGAAATATACAAAATGCTGGACGAGATGAATGGTCAAGCCCTTGAAAACTTCTTCACTGCACTTGCTGATTATGCGGCAGATCAAGCTGATCGATTCCATCATGATGATGCTGACCGACATGAAATGTTTGAGGAACTCCGACAACCATTATGGGAAGCCTCAGATATTGTTTTTCGTCGGGCATAAACTGAATTTATAGATACTTTATGATTTACATTAGCAACCACAATGAGAGATGGGTTGAACGCACGAAGGAAGACCTTCCAATCCATGACAATAATGGTCGTGCAGTAATCATGAATCGACTCTGGCAGAAACTACATGACCGTGATGATTTGAAAAAGGTCTTTGATGATGAGTTGGGCTTTCAGGAGAAGATTGAAGAGTATGTTTATGCAGGAGAACAATATAGAGACCTACATGACTTCTTGATGCTTTTCACTGATGAAATTTTAGTGTTTGGAGAATAAGAATAGTTGACTGAAGCAAAGGCTTCATGTAGAATATAAAAATTGAGAGAGGTTCTACTCTCCGGGAGATACTCCGATAAGGTATTGAAGACCACCGAGAATCCGTGGGTGACCCAAAAGGGCAATGGTGATGATATCCAACTTTAAGCTGTTACGGCTCAGCAGTAAGTCCCTAGAGAGAGGAGACCCCATGTCAACAGGGCAAAATAAAAAGCCGAATCTTTGTTGGCGTTACACGATAACCCAACGATCAGGTCTGGTCCACCTTCAACCAAAACAATAACGGGGGTTGTAAATGGATCGACTTTCTTTGCCACAGCGTATCTGATGATTCCTAAAGGATGAAACTCGAAAGAGTCATACTGCTCGGCAAGCGGTGCACCAATGTGTCCTATGTGTAGGTGGAGACGTCTGCCGAAAAGAAGACGCATCATGCTCGTCGAACCTAGCTGGGTGCGACGTTAAACAATATAGGTTAACCCAGCTCCAATTTCTAGTGACGTAACTCAAAGTGTAGAGTACTTCCCTGTCACGGAAGAGGTTGCGGGTTCGAGTCCCGCCCTCAATTTTAATGCAGGATGGAGAAGTGGTTATCTCGTCTGGCTCATATCCAGAAGACCGTGGGTTCAAATCCCACTCCTGCTACCACTTCCGCCCTTATAGCTCAATTGGTAGAGTATCTGACTTTTAATCAGGTGGTTCTAGGTTCGAGTCCTAGTGGGGGCACCAATTTCTAATGGACCCTTAGCTCAGTTGGTCAGAGCACCCGACTCATAATCGGTAGGTCATAGGTTCAACCCCTATAGGGTCCACCAATGCCAGATTAGCTCAGTTGGTAGAGCAACGGTTTTGTAAACCGTCGGTCGTCAGTTCGAATCTGACATCTGGCTCCATTTTCATTGGCGCATAGCTCAGTTGGTTAGAGCATTCGATTGATAATCGAAAGGTCGTAGGTTCAAATCCTACTGCGCCAACCAATTTCAGGTTGGATGGCTGAGTGGTCTAAAGCAACAGTTTGCTAAACTGTCGTACTCGAAAGGGTACCAAGAGTTCGAATCTCTTTCCAGCCGCCATTTAACATTAAGTCCCGTTCGTCTAGCGGTTAGGACATCGCCCTTTCACGGCGAGAACACCAGTTCGATTCTGGTACGGGATGCCATTTTCGGAGAGTAGCTCAGTTTGGTAGAGCACCTGCTTTGGGAGCAGGATGTCGCAGGTTCAAATCCTGTCTTTCCGACCACTTTGGTGAGATGGCAGAGCGGTTTAATGCACCTGTCTTGAAAACAGGAGTTGTGTAAAAGCAACCGGGGGTTCAAATCCCTCTCTCACCGCCAATTTCGGGGGCGTACTGGTTTCGACAGTATTGCTGATGAATGAAGAAGCACGTATGAGTTGGTCGAATGGTCTCATTAAAAATCGACTAAAAAAACTAAATGGCGAAGATAACATTGCCGGTCTTCTTGACGAAGCTGCTGCCATCATGAACAATGCTGATGCTGTTCTGGCTGGAGCCGAAGTCGCTGAAGTGGTTGCATAACCAGATCGTGGACTTAATGCCTCGTTGAGTTCGCGGTTACTAAAGCAGAGGCTGCTGTGATGACTGGATGGAACCAGACACCATCACCTAAGACACTTGGTTCAACCTCCTGATGAGGATGCTCGATGATGCATCAGGAGTATAGAGAGTCGAGCTAAACGTGTAGAAGAGCATACTAGGTAGTATTGGACGCGGGTTCGACTCCCGCCGCCTCCACCATTTATGAAAAAACAAAAACGAAAATGTGATCGCTGTGGCAAAGAGTTGAAGAACGTTGGTTCTTCGGTTTATGTTTGTCCTCTTGGCTCCGGTTGTTCATCTTAATGATACAAACAATAATCGATTACTGGATCTCGGGTGGTTGGACAATGATCGTCATCGCCTTATTGGGATGTTGGGCATATGCTCTTGCATTTTCTAGTGATCACTGGATGGCAAATATCGTTGTCAATTCTGTCCCTCTTGTTGGTCTTCTGGGAACTGTCTTGGGTATGATGCAGACATTTCAAGCACTTTCAGTTGGAGGGACATCATCTATCGATAATCTAGCAAAGGGGATTTCAAAAGCACTCATCACTACTCAGATGGGAATTTCAATTGCCATCGTGGGCACCATCGTCATTACAATACGAAAGAATAAATAGAACAATGAAAGATGAAGTAGCAAAATCAAAGGGTCTTCCCTTTTCAACTTCTCGCAGTCAGGAGAAGGCATACAAGAAGAATACGAAAAAAGCAAGGCGTCAACTGGACAAAAGAAAATGTCGAGAAAGCATGGAGTAAGATTCTGGTTTCTCATTGCCCTCTTGGGTATCACAACAGTGCTGGGGTATCTCTCCCAGCACTTTTTTGCTTTCATTGTGGTATCTGGGAAGAGTATGGAACCAACATTGAAGTCATGGGAAACCATATGGATTCGCAAGGATTGCCCCAACTACTATGTTGGTGATATTGTTGTTGCTGATATAGTGGAGGATGGCGATATGGTTCGTGTCATCAAGAGAGTCATTGCCCGATACCCTGCCACAATTTCAATTTCAAATTCAGTAATTCTAGTAGATGGTAAAGAAGTCATAGATATCTTATACTATCCCACCCCCTTGAATACAAATTTCACCTTTGAGATGAAACCCGATCAATACCTTATCTTTGGTGATAACAGTAAGATAAGCGATTACTATTTCATCAACAAAGAACAAATCATAGGACGAATACTCACAGAATAAGCTTTTATAAATATAGTATATGAAACTTGTATTATCAATACTATTCTTGTCCGCTTGTTTCGTCTTTGGTGCAGATGATTTTGAGAATGCAATTCGTCCACTTATCGCAAATAACTGCTATGAGTGTCATTCATCCAAGGCAAAGAGAGTCAAAGGTGATACATTACTGGACTCCAAGGAAGGCATTCAGAAAGCACTCAAAGACAACGTCCTGCTTAATGCCATTGTCTCTGGTGATATGCCACCAAAGAGAGACCTTGGAGAAGTAAATCGAAACATCCTTGCTTCATGGATCAAGAATGGTGCCAAGCTTCCCACCAATTTCACTGCATCAGGTTCCCGTTGGGGTAAAGAGGTGGAATCACATTGGGCATTCAAGAAGGCATATACTCCAACAGTTCCAGATTTCAAACAGGAGAATCCTATTGACAACTTCATTGCCGATGGTCTCAAGAAACAAGGTGCGCTCTTTTCGCCTGAAGCAACAAAGAGAGAGTTGATTCGTCGTCTCTACTTTGATATGACTGGATTACCACCTACTCCACTTCAGGTTTCTGAATTTGAAAATGGTGGAAAGAACTATTACAAAATCGTAGACGAGATTCTCTCATCCAGAGCATATGCAGAGAGATGGGCAAGACACTGGCTGGATGTTGCTCGCTATAGTGATTACAAGGGTGGTGCCAATAATCGTCGTGATGATCCTCGTTATGTTTATGCATGGTCATATCGTGATTATGTGATTGATTCCTTTCATGAAGACAAGCCTTACAATCGATTCATTCAGGAACAGATTGCTGGTGACCTTCTTCCAAAACCAGATACAGGAGGGCTTGGGTTCATCACTATTGGTCGTCGTGACAATAATGCAAATGATGTGATTGATGATCGCATCGATGTCATCACCAAGGGATTCCTTTCATTGACTGTTACTTGTGCGAGGTGTCATGATCATAAGTTCGATCCAATCAGTCAGAAGGATTACTATGCACTACATGGAATCTTTCGTTCAGTGCGTGAACCGAATGAATTTGAGCTTCCAATGACAGAAGACACAACTGGTTCAAATGGATTTAATGAGTATATCACCAAGAAGAAAAAGTTGGCTTCTGATATCCAAGTGTATAAACGCAAGGAGTATTCAAGATGGTATGACCATTTCCGCAAAGGTTCTATTCAGTATATCGTCCATACACACAACTATTACAATGAGGTACCGAATGAAGCCAAGGGGCAGTATTCCAGAACTAATAAGGTTGATAAGGTGACTGGTCTTGTTGGTAGGATGATGTCTAACTGGAATCGTGAAATGAACAGCAAAGATGATTTCTGGAAAGTTTACCAACTAGTAAAAGTAAGCAAATCAGTAAAGAAATCAGAAGAAGAGATTCGTAAGGTTAATGAGATTATCCTGAGAGGTCTTCGTCTTGCAAAGGCAGAGACTCCTGTTCAGGTTGCAGCATGGTATGGTAGACTCTTCTACGAAACTTATGAAAAGAAGATCAATAAGAAGCCATTATCGTCTCTTCAAAAGAAGGCTGATAAGATTCTATTCAAGGATAAAGGTCCGTGTGACCTTGGTGATATTGAGAATTTCTGGAGGATTCTAAACAACCGCGAGAGGACTCAATATCAAAGAGGTCTTCAACGTGTTACCGCCAAACTCATTGACCATGAGTGGGCAAGCAGTGTGACGCCTCCACGTAGTATGGTGATTACAGAGAATCGACCAGTGACTTCTCGTATCTTCCTTTTGGGAAATGCAAGAAAACTTGGTGATTCTGCCCCACGTTCTTTCATTGAATACCTTGATCCAGATGGAGGAAAGTATCCTGACAAGACTTCAGGTAGACTTGAACTTGCAAATTCAATTATTGAACATCCACTCTCCACACGTTCCTTTGTAAATCGAATTTGGATGCACCACTTTGGTCGTGGTTTTGTGGATACACCAGATGACTTTGGGATTCAGGCAGAAGACCCAAGTCATCCAGAACTACTAGAATTTCTTTCAAATTATCTGAGGGAGAATAACTGGAGCATCAAGAGGTTGCATCGTCTGATTGTCACAAGTCGCACATATCGTCAATCAAGTAAGGCAGATGGAAAGATGGAACTCAAAGACCCCGGTAACATCTTCTTGCACCGTCAGAATATTCGACGCCTTGAGTTTGAAGGTATTCGTGATTCTCTCTTCTTCTTTGCCAATGGTGGTAATTTTGAAAAGGCACATGGAGGACCAGTCAAACTGTTTAATTCACCATACCCCAATGCTCGTTCTATCTTTGGTGAGATTGATCGTCGTCGTCTTCCAGAGATTCTATCCAATTTCGATATGGCTGATCCAAACCTCCCAACAGGAAAGAGATTTCGGTCATCCGTTCCACAACAGTCTTTGTTCATGTTAAATAATTCAATGATGATGGTGAAAGTAAAAGAAATCGCAAGCAGATTCGATAAGGTAATCGATGAACCGGGAAAGATACAAGCAATCTATCAATTGCTCCTGCAAAGGAATCCAACCGATATGGAAACCAAGCTTGCAATCAAGTTCATTCAATCAACCCCACAAGATACATACTCTCCATTTGAACAATTCATTCATGTCATGGTGATGTCAAACGAGACGATGTATATTAACTAATATGAATACATGCTCTAATATCAAACCACTTCCATCCTCCCGTAGAGAATTTCTGCGTTCAACAGGTATGGGTCTTGGTGCGATCGCTGCAAGCACAATGTTCAATGAGAACGCACAGGCAGTTGCACCTCAAGGAAAAGCAAAGAGAATTCTACACATCTTCCTACAAGGTGCATCAACACATCTGGATATGTGGGATTACAAACCAGAACTCGAAAAGTTTGATGGCAAAAAGATCAACGGCAATCGTCTTGGTCATGCCACTGATTTTGAGTTTACTCCTTGTGGTCAGTCTGGTCTCTTGATGTCTTCTTGCTTTCCTCAATTGCAAAAACACGCTGATGATATCTGTGTAGTTCGTTCAATGATGACAGATGTTCCTGCCCATGATGTTGGTGTTCGTATGTTCAATACTGGACAGATTTCATTACCTCGCCCTTCCTTTGGTTCATGGGTATCCTATGGTCTTGGTTTGGCAAATGATAATCTCCCCGGTTTTGTTTCTCTTGCTCCCGGTGGTGCTCAGAGATACACAGAGAGTATGCAGTCTGCCTTTCTTCCCGGTCTCTATCAGGGAACTCCAATCGATACTCGTTTGCGTGATGTGAATCAAATGATTGCCAACATCAAGACAAGCGGAACACTTCAAGAGCAGAGAAGAAAACTTGATCTCCTTGCTAAGATGAATACCATGCACTCGCAGTTGAATGGTAAAGATATTGAATTGGAGAACAGAATCAAGTCATACGAGATTGCATACAATATGCAAATTGAAGCAACAGAGGCATTTGATGTAAGTAAGGAAGAAAAGAAAGTAAGGGATACTTATGGAAACACAGATACAGGCAAGCAGTTTCTTATCGCCCGGAGACTTCTTGAACGTGGTGTTCGTTTTGTACAGGCATGGAACGGAGGTTGGGATATGCATGACAATCTCTTTACTTCATTGACAGTAAGAGCGAAGGGTATCGATGGTCCCTTGACTGCATTGATTGATGACCTCAAGCAACGTGGAATGCTCCATGATACTCTTATCATTCTTGGTGGTGAATTTGGAAGAACACCTCATCGTGATGGTGCTGGTCGTAATGGTTATTTTGGTCGTGCTCATCAACACACTGGATTCTCCACTGCCCTGATCGGTGGTGGTGTCAAGGGTGGGACTGCATATGGAGCAACTGATGAACTTGGATACAAGGCAGTTGAAAATCCATGCCATGTCCACGACCTTCATGCCACAGTCCTTACACTTCTTGGGTTTGACTTCAAGGAATTCACTTATCGCTACAATGGTCGAGACTTTCGTCTGACTGATGTTCATGGAGAAGTCCAGAAAGGCATTATCGCCTAATACTATGATGAATAGAAGATCGTTTCTTTTTAATGGTTCCGTGATGGGTCTCTCAATGGGATCTATTCTCAAGGCACAAGCAGAGTCAAATCTCAAGGTTCGTGCCAAGAGTGTGATTCAGATATTCCTTCCTGGTGGCATGGCACATCAGGAAAGCTGGATTCCAATTCCTGATGCTCCACTTGAATATCGTGGTCCCTTGGGTGTAGTGAATACCAATGTCGCTGGATTGAGACTCTCACAGAATCTAAGTGAGACTGCAAAGATTGCTGACAAGATTACCGTGATTCAATCAATGTCTCATGGTGAAGCAGCACATGAAAGAGGAACGCACAACATGATGACTGGATATCGCCCATCTCCAGCACTCATATATCCTAGTATTGGTTCAGTGGTTGCACATGAATTGGGTGGAAGAAACAACATTCCACCATATGTGGCAATTCCGAACAAGGCAAATGATTATGGTGGATCTGGTTATCTCTCAACTGCATTTGGTCCCTTTGGGCTTGGTTCAAATCCAGAATCTGGTGACTTTCAGGTAAGAGACCTTGGGCTACCATCTGGTGTAGATACCAATCGATTTGCCAAGCGCAGGTCAATGCGCTCGATTGTGGACAATCACTTTTCAAATCTAGAAAAGGCAGATGTCATGAGTGGTGTTGACAAGTTCTACTCTCAGGCATATGACCTGATTTCAAGTGAAACTGCAAGAGCAGCATTCGACCTCAAGACAGAGAATTCAAAGACCCGAGAGAATTATGGAACTGGTGCTGCTGGTTCTCGTTTCCTTCTTTCTCGTCGTCTGGTCGAAGCTGGAGTAAGGTATGTCACTGTTACCTTTGGGAGTTGGGATATGCACGATGGCATTGAGGCTGGAATCACAAGATGGCAACCTGAATTCGATAAAGCATATGCTGCACTGATTCGCGACCTTGATGAACGGGGTATGCTTGATGAAACTCTGGTGGTCGTGACTTCTGAATTTGGTCGCACCCCAAAGATTAATCGAACTGCTGGTCGTGACCATTGGGCAAAGCTTTTTGGAATTGCACTTGCTGGTGGTGGAGTCAAGAGAGGATTTGTCTATGGCAAACCTGATATGACTGGCAGCGAACCAGAGGAAGATCTAGTTACCCCTGCTGATTACGGAGCAACTCTGTATCACCTTATGGGTATCAATCCCGAGAAGCGGCTCATGACCTCTGGTAACCGTCCAATTGAAATCATTAAGGATGGTAGGGTTCTCAAGGAAATCATCTCTTGATTTCAAAAATTAAATCCACTATAATAGAATAAACAAAGCACCTGTAGCTCAGTTGGATAGAGCAACTGCCTTCTAAGCAGTCGGTCACTGGTTCGAATCCAGTCAGGTGTACCATATACTTTATGACTGATAAACTGTTTACAATTTACCTCCCCGGATCGGTCGCTGTTGTGTATGCATTAACAGGAATATATTATCTCATAAAGAAGAACTATCCTTGGTCTATAGTCTGGATGTCTTATGCCATGGCAAACATTGGATTGGTTCTTGCATCAATCAAAAAATGAAAAACAAGCACACACAAGAAGAAACGAGAGACATTGATGACATTCTTGGTATTGTCTTTATCCTTTTTCTGTTCGCATCTTTCATATATAATTTGTGAAAGTTGAACCACATCGAAAGACAACCCTTGTTCTGAATTCAACCTATGCACCAATAGGATTCTTTACAGCACGAAATGTGATACGGCATATGATGAAGTTTAGTGGCAAAGGTATGGATAAAGATTTCAATGCACTCCAGTGGGATGACTGGAATCATTCTCTGAATATGCATGATGACCAACCCTACATGAGTTCCGTACGGCACAATTGGTATGTCCCCACAATTCTTCTGATACCTTCATACAGCAAGATGCCTCAGTTCAAGAAGAACACTCAGCCGACAAGAAAGCAACTCTATGTCTTGTATGATGCAGTCTGTCAGTATTGCCTGAAGAAGATTCCCTTTGATCAGGCAACAAAGGACCATGCATATCCAAAGTGCAAGGGTGGTTCAAATGATGACTTTAATTTGGTTCTGGCATGTAAACGATGCAATCGGGACAAGGGGCACAAGTATCCCTTCATGAATGCTCTGGGTAAAGAGGTTCGTGCCAGAACACTAGTGGATTTGAACTTTAGACTACAAAGACTTGGCATTGATTGCCGAGATGAATGGGAACACTTTATGTTTAACTGATTATGAAAAACAAAGCGAAAATACTCATTGACATGGATGGTGTGGTTGCTGATTTCGTTGGTGGAATCTGCAAGGCACACAATAGAGAGAATCCCTATGAGAAGGGATTCACTGGATACCAGATTGAAGAGGCATGGAACATTACTCCAGATGAATTCTGGAAGGTCACTGATAACGTAGAGTTCTGGGATGGACTCGATAAGTTTGAATGGGCAGATGAACTCATTGAGCACTGTGAGAATCTTGTGGGTATTGAGAACATGGCATTCTGCACTGCACCATCAAGAAATCCCCTTTGCATTGTTGGAAAGAGTATGTGGCTTGACCGTTACTTTCCCAAGGTGAAACGAATCTTCACAAAGGAAAAGTATTTTTGTGCCAATCCTCAGACCATTCTGATTGATGATACAGATGCTAAGATTGAAAAGTTCTATGAACATGGTGGGATTGGTGTTAACTTTCCGCAACCTTGGAATCAAGCTACTCTTGGTGGGCTTGGGTCAGGTGGATTCGATAGTGTTCTTTATGCTATAGGTGGAGCCGTGGATAGGATAAATAAAACCATACGATGAAGGTCGATGTCTACTATAACCTCCACAAGAAATGTCTCTCAGTGAGGCATAAGGGAAAGGTGATTCGTCATTGCGATTCAGTGATAATCGAAGGAGCAAAATTCATTGTCTCACAAAGAGGCAGGGAAAGGGTTCTTCAGGAGAAGCGTAAGAATGTCCATGCATATGTTCGTGGTGAATTGAAAGAAGACATCGATATGGAATGCCTTCGCTATCTGGGCAGAAGAGTATTCTACGACCCATACAAGTATGACTCTTTTGTCTTATCAGACAAGACTCCAGTTACCGGGGCAGAAAGAGTAGAGATTCACGACAACAGGGTTTACGCTTGGGGTCTAACTAAATAAAACCATATGATATTCGGACTTATCAAATCAGTCTTGAAATCACTTGAACTCTACCTTGCGTTCAAGAACAAGGCTTTCTATCGGGATTTAATCGACGACCACCGTGAAAGAGAGAAAGGACTCATTAATGAAATTGAAAAATACCGTTCTTCTGGCAACAGCAATGATGCCCTTCGTGCTGACCTCCTGCGCGACCAACTCCTCACCGAACGTGAACAATTTGAATCTTTGGCAGCCACCTACGTTGCATCTCAAGGCGGGGACAAAGGTTCAGACAGTGGAGGGAATCTACCAAGCACAGACCGATGAAATCTGGCATTCTGATAAACGCTTTCGCCAACTTGAGCGGAAGGTTTACAACAAGTGAAATACCGACCATCATCAATATCTGTTGCTGGTGTCGATTTTCAAATCAAATACTGCAAGATAAGTGAGTATGGTTTGTATGAGTTGGAAGACAAGGTAATCAAGATTCGCAATACTCTGACTGATGAACAAGCATTTGATACTCTGATGCATGAATGTATTCATGCTGCTTTTGATATGAGTGGTATTGCATACATGATTGATGACGATCAGAAAGAAGAGGCAATCGTCAGAGCATTGGAGAATCTACTGTTTCCGGTGTATCAGCAAGAATATGAAAAATTCCGCACCACTAAAAGCAGTGCGGAATTATCCCCTAAGAAGAAGAAGTAATCAACCCTTCTTCTTCTTTTCCTTTGGAGCAGGAGCCTCAACGGGCTTTACTCCGGTTTCCTTGGCTTTACCTACGTTAATCGCCAACCAGTCAATACCCTTGTAGACCTTTGCCCAGATAGTGCCTTCCTTTGGTGTAGGTGTGACACTGGCGATAACGGAAGCAATCGTGACGGCAGCGGTGACATATTCAAACCACCCCTTTTCAGTCAAGAATTGAATTACAGTTTCCATATTACTTTGCTTTCGTTTGTATTGTTAGTGTAGTCATGACATCACTATATACATAATAAATACTTCTTTATTTATGCCAGAAAAAAGAATCGCACATTTGATTGGTAATGGTCCTTCCAAGAAGTTCTTTCGGAATGAGCCTGTTGGTGATGTGTATGGTTGCAACTTTGGGACAGAGGGTATAAAGCACAAGGGTGTATTCATACATGACAAGAGACCTCTTAGGCACATGCAGAATCATAACACCAAACTTCAAGATCCTCTCATTGCAAGAATCAAATATGAAGCAATGGTGAAACCTTTGGTGATAAAAGGATTGATTGATAAATCGACCTTACGATGGATTCCTGATTCGGTTCGAACAAGAAACTCTGGGCACGATGGAATCATCTACCTTCTAGGACATGCTGAAGAGAATTACACTGAACTTCACCTTTGGGGTTTTGATTCTCTGACTCACGGGACAGTTGAATCAGATTCAAAGGGTAAGATTGATGGTTCGAACCCAAGGCAGAAGATGTTGAAAAGTTGGGTTCATACGTTTGCCAAGATAACTCATAAATTCAAATCCAAAGGGAAGTCGATCTTCCTTCACCATGATGATATTAAAGTAGAAAAGGTAGCGTAATATGTCAGACAAAGACTTTTTTGATTTCGGTTTCACGGCAATGGATGAGGATGAATTGGATATAGTCCAAAGCGCATCCCAGACTGCTGATGAACTTCAAGAGACTAAAGAGAAACTTGAGAAACTCCATAAGGCAATACTGCCACTCTTGGCGAATCTTGAAAAGAATCCCACGAAGCCTTACATCTATTGGGCAGATCGCAAGGAGAAGATTCAGCAGTTTCGTAAGCACCTTCAGGGAATTGTATCTTGATGCGAGTCATTGCCGGACCATGTCAGCACGAGACTCTGGAGATGAGTCTTGAGATTGCAGAGGAGTGCAAACGCATATGCGAAAAGTTTGATTGCGATTACTTCTTCAAGGCAAGCTATGACAAGGCAAACAGAACCAGTCTTGATTCACCAAGGGGAGTTGGCATCAAAAAGACTCTGAGTGACTTTGGTGAAATCAAAAAAGAACTTGGCGTCAAGATACTCACTGATGTTCATAGTATTGAAGAGTCTCGTCTGGTAGCGAGTTCTGTGGTAGATGTAATTCAGATTCCTGCTTTCCTTTGCCGACAGACTGACTTGATTGTTGAGGCATCATGGAGTCAGAAGATCGTGAACATCAAGAAGGGACAATTTCTCTCACCACAAGATGTTCGCGGTATCCTCACCAAGACAAAGATTGCAAAGGAGGTTTGGATTACTGAAAGAGGCTCTTCGTTTGGATACAACAATCTGGTGGTGGATTACGCTGGCATTCAATACATGCTTCAGAACTACGATTGTCCAATCGTCTTTGATGCAACTCACAGTGTTCAGAAACCGGGTGGCAATGGAACCACTAGTTCAGGGAATCGCGAGTATGCACCGGGAATGGCAAGGGCAGCAGCAGCAGTTGGGGTGACTGACTTCTTTTTCGAGGTTCACCCAGCCCCCAATGAGGCTCCTTCAGACGGTCCAAACATGATTTTTTTGGATAAATTTGAAGAAATCCTGAAATCCGTCCACTTTATCGTTAAAAACGGTAGTTTTTAGGGTAAAAAAAGTTCAAAAAAAGTGCTTTTAGGGGTTGTCGGATACGGGACTTTGAACTAATATGTTCTCATGGTTAAGCATACGATAACTTACTTCAATACTTCAATTTCTCCCTATGCGGAGATCGAGCAGGACGGCGACTCGTTCCTCGTCTTCAATCTCGTCACCGGACTTCTGTCCGCCACGTTCCCTACCTACGACGAAGCGTGGGCTGCTGCTCGCGAAATCTTTCATCGCTATGAAGCGATTGAGTCTTGACAGGAATACAAAAGTAGATTACTCTTTTACTGTAATGCTAAACATGAAAAAACACCTCCTCGCCCTCGTCCTGTTGTTTCCCGCTTTTCAATCTCATGCCTTCACTCCTGAAGAGACGGTGGCAATCACCATTCTTGCTGAAGCGCGTGGAGAGGGTGAATCCGGTATGTATGCCGTCGCTTGTGTTATCTCTCAAAGAGCGATTGAGCGAAAGATCAGTGCCGCTAAGGTTTGCACACAGAAGTGGCAGTTCTCCTGCTGGAATCCCAATGATCCCCAGAAGGGAAAGCTTGGTCGCCTCTTGAATCTCCCCCAAGCAAAGTATGCCAAGATGCTCGCCGAGAACATCATGAACCTTGACCGTTCCTATGTGGGATACGCCAATCACTATCACACCCACTCAGTGAAACCATACTGGAGCAAGGGCAAAAAGGCGGTGAAAATCATCGGAAATCACCGTTTTTTCAAGCTGTAATTTTTATCAAAAAAAGCCTTGTCTTTTTTCCACTCTGCCTTAGAATCTCTCTCGTAAATAGAAACACACAAACAAAACAAATACTATGAAACTGACTGAAGCCAATACAAAACTCGCCAAGATCCTGAAGTCCTTCAATACTCCTACGATCTGCCCACCCATCGAATTCAAGAAGCAAGCTGCTGCAGCTGGAGTCGACAAGAAAGACTACATGCGAGTCTTCAAGGTTGCTGGTGCCAAGGTCGGCATCAAGACGTATGATGTCGCTGTCATGCTCGCTGCTGTTGAGAACGATCTGGGTTCGGGCAAACGTGGTCGGAAAGCCGCAGCCCCTGTTGTCAAGAAGACCAAGAGCAAGAAGGCACCAGCCAAGAAAACTGAGGTTGTGACGACCAATGACCCTGTTATTGAGGGGACTTTCTATGCGACTGACGCGGACATCGCTGATGAACTGAGCCTCATGGGGACCACTCTGTAATCTAACCAAACCAAACACAGCAACAAATGAAGATCAAAGTAAACGGAATGGAAATCGAAGGCGACCGCAAAACTCTTCGAGACTTGCTATTCGCCACCAACCGAGCTCCTGAAACATCTTCGGACCGCTCAACATGTCACAAGAGCAAAAACAAACACATCTCCCATGGTCGCAAAAGGAACGCTGGCGTCCCGCGACTCACTGGTGCAGATCGGAATGCTCGCGATGCGGCGATCGTCAAAATCATCGCTCATGATCCCACGGCGACTGTAGATAACGTGCAACAAGAACTTCGGCGATCCGGGACCAACTTCAAGGTTTCTAAATCGGTCGTCAACCATGCCTGTCGTGAGGCTGGCGGTCACCAGCAACGGGGATCTTGGTTCTTCCCTGCCTCCCGGTAAGAGATAACAGAATACCATCTATATTATGAAACGCACAAAAGCATTCCTTCGCAACGGTCGAATCAAGGCAATCGATTCCGCATTCACTGGTGAAGAACCAGTATGGGACTCCAATACAACTGACCTTGAATTGTATCTCGCCAAGGCATTCAGTTTCTACAATTACTATCTTGAGAAACCGGACTTTCTTTATGTGCTTCATGAATACATGGTTTCAGATTCCCAGTATGGTTCAGAAAAGGCATCTCTCCTGACTAGCAACTATCCTCAAGATGAAGTTTATTCTCATGTTGGGGGACTTGCACGAATGGCAACACAAGGTGCGCCTGTTCAGGAAAAGGTCAGGAAGTTGATTGACCTTCTCCTGAGAAAAGTTCGTCCTGTTGCTGCATCACCAAAGAAGACTGGACCTTCTCCTATCGAGATTGCAAAGGCAAGAATCCCTCAACGCTCAAGGGAGAAGGTCCAGTCTCTTATCACTGACCTTGAGGCACTTATTGACTCATGGACAGTGAAGACTACTGGTAAGATTCGTGAATTTGATATCACTGCGGCATTGAATGAAATCAATGTCGAGAAGGAGTATCATCGACCGCTTCAAGAATGGATCAAGAAGTATCACGATGAGTATTGGCAAGCCTATGACAAGTCTGATGAGCAACTGGTAGAGGGATTCTCGTATCTCTCAAAGTCAGCACTCAAGAATCGCATCAAGGCTCTTCAGGGGATGTTCAGGCAGGTCAATTCATGGGCGAAACCCACTAAGGCACGCAAGCCTCGGAAGAAGCGTGTTCAGAGCGCAGATCGTCAGGTGAAGGCTCTGTCTTACGCAGCGGAGGATAAGCACTTCAAGTTGAGTTCAATCAACCCTGTGACCATCCCTGGCTCACAACACCTATACGTCTTCAATGCCCGATACAAGGCACTGAGCGTCTATCACTCAGCTTCACCTGAAGGATTCGCTATCAAGGGTTCCTCGATGAAGAACTATGATGAAGCCTTGAGCTACACTATCACTCTAAGAAAGCCAGAGGAGATCCTTACTGCGGTTAACACCAAGACACCAAAACAAATCGAAAAGATCATTGAAAAACTAACCACAAAGAAAAAGAAAGCCAATGGACGGATCAATGGACATTGTATCCTGCACCGTGTCGTGGCAACCCGTAAACTGTAATGCGTAATCTACAAGAAATTCAAACGAAGCTGGATATTGAAATGGAAATCGGTATCAATCAAAATAGGCTAATCGGTGAAGTGCTGCTGCATGTCCAGAGAGATAAGTTGACTTACATGGAGGCACTGATGCAGGTCTGCGACGATCATGAGATTGAACCAGAAGATCTAGCCAAGCTCGTCTCCGGTAATCTCAAGGATCGACTTCGTGCTGAGTCTGTTCAGCTTAACTGCATCAAGGATGAGTCTCCAGTCAATACACTTTACTGATATGAGAAAATACGAAATCACAAACGAAACTCACCCGAATAACAAGAATCTGAAGCGCATTCGTGCCCTGAAGGATTTCAGTAACGTCAAGAGGGGTGAGCTTGGTGGATTCATTGAGTCCGAGAAGAACTTGGATCAGGAAGGCAATTGCTGGCTCTCTGGGAATGCAAAGGTCTTTAGAAATGCAGTGGTCTCTGGGGATGCAGTGGTCTCTGGGAACGCGGTGGTCTCTGGGGATGCAAAGGTCTATGAGGACGCAGTGGTCTCTCATAATGCAGTGGTCTCTTGGAACGCAGTGGTCTCTGGGGATGCAAAGGTCTATGGGGATGCAGTGGTCTCTGGGTATGCATGGGTCTCTGATAATGCAGAGATTTGTGGCAATGCAAGGGTATCTGGTAATGCAGTGGTCTTTCATAATGCTCAGGTCTATGGTAATGCAGAAGTCTCTGGGGATGCAAAGGTCTATGAGGACGCAGTGGTCTCTCATAATGCAGTGGTCTCTTGGAACGCAGTGGTCTATGGCGATGCAGAAGTCTCTGGGTATGCAAAGGTCTCTGGGTATGCAAAGGTCTCTGGGGATGCAGTGGTCTCTGATAATGCACAGGTCTATGGGGATGAAAAATCGAAACCCAACGACAACCCAGAAATCCTTTTGAGCCTTCCCGAAGAAGTGACTAGCATCACTATCAGTGGCATCACATACACCCAAAAGGTCACTTGGGTTGCTGAAGAGAAATGAACTGAATCCTACGGAATAATGATACTAGGACCAAATGACCCAAGAGCAGTGCGATTGACGAAAAAGCAAATCGCGAAACGCAGATCGAAGATGACTTCGACTGAACGGAAACAGGAGGATGATCTGATCGCATTTCTTAGAAGTAAGAAGATATTGCCAACAGAATCACTGTGAACGGATTCAATGCATATTCATTATACCAAGCAATCAAGCTACACTTTTCAGGGAGTTATGATGCCATTAAGTATGGCTTCAAGACCAGAGTCAAGCAGAGCACCTATGAAGCAAGGAGAGACAGATACTTCTATGAGAAGATTGCCAGCAAGTTTCAGAGGCAAGATGATTTGGTCAGATACTATGTTGCCAACTTCGTCTACCAAGGAACAACAACCTGGATAGGTGACATGACAGTAGATCATTTAGACACTCTGAACTCTCGCCTAGATACATTTACGTATCGTATTACGAATCGGATCAAGGGATTCCCTCTGAGTTTCGATGAGATGTTCGAGGGGGATGACCCCATGATTATGAAGGCTGAGATTGAGGTTCAGGTAGTGCTCAATGCTCTGTTGAACTTCACTCAACGTCTTCGGAAACGCTTATCGGATCCTCTAGCAATCCACTCGACTCGTTTTGACCTGATTGAGAACTATCAACCGTTTCTCCTCTCATGGATTGATCTGGGTCGAGTGAAACAGGGGATACAAAAAGCCCTTGCTTGCTGAATTGGAATGCGATATAATTTTTACATCCCTTTTGGGGGATGTAGAGTAAAACAAACCTAAAACATCAGAAAAAACTAAGACATATGTCAGTATTCGAAAAACTAAAACAAAATCGTGCCTCGTCCTTGCAGAAACTCATTGATGCTGCTGGACCCAAAAGTGACAAGAACAAATACGTCGATGAGCGTATGTGGTATCCTAATGTGGATAAGGCAGGAAACGGCTTTGCTATTATTCGGTTCCTGCCGGATCCCGAAGGCAAGCCATTCGTCACCTACTATGACCATGGGTTCCAAGGTCCAACTGGTAAGTGGTATATCGAGAAGTCTCGGACCTCGCTAAACAATCAACCTGATCCTGTGAGCGAAATGAACACTCGTCTCTGGAACAGCGGTCGTGAAGAGGACAAGGAAGTTGTCCGTGCTCGGAAGCGCAAGGTGAATCACATCTCTAACATCTATGTGGTGAGTGATCCAGCTAATCCAGAGAACGAAGGCAAGGTTTTCTTGTATCGCTATGGTGCCAAGATCAAGGACAAGATCATGGATGCTGCCAACCCCAAGTATCAAGATGAGACTCCTTTCGATCCATTTTGCCCATGGAATGGCGCAGACTTCAAAATCAAGATCGCTCAGGTCGCTGGATATCGGAACTACGATCGTTCTGAGTTTGGTGGATCGAGTGCTATCTTTGGTGGCGATGACCAAAAGATCAAAGATCTCTGTGAGAAGCTCTATTCTCTCAACGAGTTTCTCGATCCTTCCAACTACAAGTCATACAATGAACTCAAGGCTCGCCTGAATGAAGTTCTTGGTGATGCTGAAGTGGAGCGTGATTATGAGAATGATGATGTCCCTATGGACTATGCTCCTGCTCCTAAGTCTGCTCCTGATCCGATGGCGAATGCTCCTGCTGCATCATCTTCTTCTGGTGATGATGAAGAGGAGACTCTGAGTTATTTCGCCAAGCTCGCGCAGTCGTAGTAGTTGTAACCTCTCATTACAATGCCCTGCCCTGAGAAATCGGGGTGGGGTTTTTTTATCTGCTGCCAACACCACTGCGTCTTTGTCTCGGTTGCCTCTCCGCTGCCTCAGTCTGGGCAGCAATACTTGTATTTGAAGTTGGTGCAGAGATAGTGCTTCTATTATCGTTTGAAATCTGATTGATGACCACTGGTTGTGTTGCTACACCAGATACCGTATTTGCTGCATTTGCTGCCCGAATGTTCTGGAGTTTTGTCATATCGACTCCTTCCATTAGGTCTATCTCTTTTGTCTTCAAATCAGGTGCCTTGACAAAAGTCCTAATCGATTCGGGAATAATATCCCCCATAGAAAACTCCGGTAAGTCCACTCCAACTTTACTGAGGACTTTGCCAGCAATACTTCTCTTACCTCCAATTACTATCCCATCCAGCCATGATACGATATTTGCAAGAACCCCTTTCACTGCATTTACAATATTGAAGATGAAGTTCTCAATGAAAGTTGGAACTGCCTTGATTGCATTCCACAATACCTTGAATCCAACAATTGCGGTTTGAATTGCCTCGTTGTTGTCAATGAAGTCCCTTATTGGTGCTATGACATTTTCATTAAACCAGTCCTTAAGTTTGCCAAAGAATTCTCCAATTGCATTTGGGATATCCTCAGTGAACATCTTGGTAAAGGAGCCATCCATGAAGAACATGATGGCATCCTCAAGCATAAGCGAAAGCGTATCAACTAGAAGCTTGATTTCCTCCTTCAGATTAAACTCTTTGAGCATGTCTGTAAGCCATTCAGGGGCACCAAAGAACTCCAGAACATGACCAGCAAGTGTTGGAATCCATCCAAAGATTGCACCAAGAACACTTGCTCCAAACTCCTTCAGTGCTTCCCCCAACTTCTCTGAGAAACCCCCCTCCGTCTCATCAAAAGCTTTCTTGGCATCAAAAAATGCAGTGATCGCAGTGAAGATACCAAATACTCTACTAAAGAGTCTTCCAAGAAACTTGAGTCCTTTCTTGAGAACAGGCTTTGCTTTTTTGATTCTCCCTAGAAGCTTTTTGGCTCCACCTTCCTTACCAAAGAATCCACTAATTCTTTTAAAGATACTGACAAATGTTTTCGCAACTCCGCTTTGTTTGAATTTTGTAACCGCAAGACCAAGAGGGCTTTTCGCTCCAAGTATCGCTCCAATTGAACCAACAACCCCAATCGCGCCAACCAGTAATCCACCAAGTATCCCACCCTTCTTGGTCTCACCTCCACCAGAATCAGCGGCTGGAGCAGCACCTCTACCACCACCACCACCACCAAGAGACGATGCAATCCTTTCCATCAATGCACGATTCTTATCAGCGTCCTCCTTGTCTGCTAATTTAGACGCCCTTACAGCATTCTGTTGATTCTGGAGTTGGGTGCTAATACTTTCCAGAATGGTATTCTGCTTTTCCAGTAAGGATATTGTAGCGTCAAGTGCCATAGTCTTTTTTGTTCTTTTCTTCTTGTTCTTCTATGTGTTTAATCAACATAGCGCAGTAGACTTCCCTCTCCCAAGGAAGCATATTTTCAAGATCACTCAACGAGTATTTATGATGTTGCATCAGCCCAAAATTCACACGATAGTAATTAGAGAGAGAATCGTGTGCTAGGCTTAGACGAAAAAATTTTCTGCTCCCTGAACCAACTTGCTATTCTCGCTATTACACTTTGAACACTGGAATTTCACTGTATGTTGAATCTTTGGTGCAGTATCGATAAAATCCTGAATCTTTTTCAACTGCTGAAAGTTCAGGGTCTCAATGAACTTGTTAATCTCCTCTGGACTCTCCTCCTCAAGATTGTATGTGTTCTCTTTGTCAAAGATTGACTCAATGGCACAAGAAATAATCTCAGTAGGGTCATCCTTCTTGACTCGCATCACAGATTTCACTGTAGGATATGTGCAGACAACACCAACGTCATCTGTGAGTTGAATCGTTGGTTCTACTTTCTTGCGAGAATATTTCACCTTGATATCATCGATATCAATAGAGACTGGATTCTCATGTTTGCATTCATCACAAATCATGTTCAATTCTACTGTTTCTCCAACAGACTTGGCTCGGAGTTTCAGAAAGATGTATTCAAGGTCCACATTGGATAACTTATCGACCAGAAGTTTATTGAATGTGCAAGCATCAACGATATCGATCATTGCACGAAACATTGTGTTTGAATCATCAGATTGCTGGGCAATCATCAAAACTTTCTCCTCCTTCACCAAGAAGGGGCGATATTCAATCTTCTGTTTTGTGGATGGTAGTGTGAGGGTATATTTCGGTGTCTCAAGTGTAGGTAGTGGCATAACTTATATCAATCTTCTTAGTGATCCGGTAACTTGGTTTTTGATTCCACCAAGCAGGCTTGCAATGGCACCTTCTGGTTTGAAATCAGTGTATGATATAGTGACTGACAGTTTTGTAATCTGGTCAGTCGCATTATTATCTAGCTGAACAGCAGTAATCTCAGTTGGAAACGCTTCAATCAATTTTACACCATAGATGGGGCGATTGTTACGATCCAGTGCTTGAATAATCACATCTGTCTTATATGTATCATCATGAGCAACCAGATACGTATTCTGGTCAACGATAGATGCAATCCATCGCTCAAAGAATTTCTTCATGTAGTAATCATTGGTCAGGATAAAGGAGAATGTTATAGGTTCTGTATTGTATCCTGTAGGGGTATTTCTAGTATACCAGTCTTGATTGGATGCATACTCAGTGGTATTCAATCGTCTACCGGGAAAGGAGCAGGATTCACATAGCAATGCCACATCACGCGGGTCATTAATCAGGTCATTAAATCCGAAGTTTCCACTCAGTGCTTGAGATGCAATATTTTGCAAATCCAAATTGAAAAGACTTTGTGTGGGTGGGGTGATAATGACATTAAAGCGATTACTCTGGGCTAATCCAGCATGTTTTGAAACAGTGGACTTGAAGTCATCAATCGTTGATGGATTTACCGTATTTGTGATTCTATCGAGGAGTCCCATTATCTTCCTTTGATTATTTTTCTTGAGTCTGACCAGACCTTGTTTCTTGATGCTCCACTGAAGGAGTCGAATGGTAAAAAGAGAACAACCTCCCATTCACTTGCAGGAACAAGGATGGGTTTGCTCTTCATTTGTGATGTGAGATAGCGTTTAAAGCAGGGTGCAAATTCTTTATACTTGGTAACACCCTTGAGAATGTCATATGAAATTCTTAGCTTTGTTGTCTCATCAAATTTATTATTATTTGCCACATCAGTAATCTTATCAAAGAAAACAGCACGAACATTTGGTGGCAAGTAGTGTAGATTGATGCCATAGAAACCCTTTGGAGCACGATCTACCATGAATATCAGTGGGTATTGGTCAAAGTATGGAAGGGTTGCCTTGGTCTTGGCATCATACTTATAGAGAAACATCTTTCCTACCACGGTTTTCTGACGTTGAATCAGAGCATCATCCTTCAGTAGTTCTCTGCGGTTGACATTCTTGATGTTCTGAACGCGCTTGCGAAACCAATCCAAGGACTGCTTGGTTCTTGGAGTAATCCCCTTACGAAATGCTTCGATTTCCAGTTTCTCTAGGTAAGATGCCATGTCTACTCTATTTATGTCAGCAAACGAATACCAAGTTTCTTGAGAGTCTTCTCTGTCCAGATTTCAAATATCCAGCCACGATTCTCACAGTAACTGGTTGCTGCTTCCCACTTAGAGGTATTCTTGGCATAGGTCATGACCTCCTTGAGATACTTTTTTGACTGCCTCTTGGGTTGCTTAGGTGGCTGAGTCTGTTTCTCTGGTTTGATTTCAATGAGATACACCTGACCAGTCTTGAACTTGATATAGAGATCCATGAAGTATCGATGTGGTCTACCGTCTGTCTTGCATCGATAAGGAATGACTACCTCCTCACTGTTCCATTCCAAGACATCAGGGTTATCATCCAGCCAGCGAAAGGCTTGACGTTCCCAGAGAGAACGATAAGTAATAGCAGAGGCATCACCACGATACTTTGCGAGATTTCGAGGCTGGAACTTTCCACGATAGGTCATATAAATACAATTTATATGGTCACGAATCTCATCAGAAGTACGGCAACAAAGGTTGGGGATAATTTCAATTCTCAGTTGAATGAACTCAAGGATTCGATTTTCCCGAGGAAGATCGAAGAACTTGGTGATGGATTCTTTGTCGATAATCCTGCTGGGAATAGAATTATTTTTCCACTATCCATGAGGAGTGAGACTGCTGCATCTCGTCCCATGATATCGTTTACAATTGAATTCGAAAGAGACAAGCCACCTAGCACAATTTACTTCCCGTGCCCCGGAGGGATTGCATTTAATGACCAAGGGAATTACGGAACAGTGGAATTGGGTGCCCTTGGTGCTTTGGCAGGAGATATCGCTGATGTTGCATCTGCTGGAAGCCTGAAAGAAGCAGGAGAAATGATTGCCACTAAGATAAAAGACAAGGCTTCTGTTGGTGGAGTTAAGAATTTGATTATTGAGCAAGCAATGGAAGCTGCGTCTGGAACTAGTTTTGCTGGTGTTGATGTCGGAGGAGTGGCAAAGTTCGCAACCAAGAGAGTACAGAATCCAAGGGTGAATACCTTGTTTGAATCTAATTCTATGCGAACCTTTTCCTTTAATTTTAAGTTGATTGCTTCCTCTGCTCAAGAGTATCAAGTAATTGATGCGATCCATACACTCTTTCAGGCAGCAATCTACGCGCAACCAGTGAAAGGTTCTATCAATAGCCTTCATTTTCCTCCCACAACTGAGGTTCGTTTTCTATTCAAGGGTAAAGAGAATCCAAATATTCCAAAGATTCATAAGACCTATCTCACAGGGATGTCAAGCACATACAACTCCAGCGTGAACTCATGGAGAACAAATGGTGAACCTCTAGAGGCAGATTTTTCTCTGAATTTTCAGGAGATACGAGTCCTGACACGCGACGATATTGAAGAACTTCGTAAAGATTCACCAGACCGCAATAAGGGTGCCAGAGGAAATTTTGATCGTATCGGTAAAGAGGTAAATAAGAAGGTGAACAAGGCGACAGAAGAAGTCAAGGCACTAAACGATCTCGGAAGAGAGAATATTGCCAATACTGGTTCTGCTGGGACTGGTAATGCTCTGTTTGATAACCTGATTGAATTTGGCGACCGCTTTAATAATTTTCTAACAAGATAAAATGTCATTCTTTAAGCAATTCCCAAAGCTACCTGTTGATATCAATCGTGATGGAGTGGTTGATATCTCCACTGATTTCTGGAGATACGTAGACATCATCGATTCGTTTGCAGACGACTCCTTTGCATACAAAAAAGTTCGTGTTCCCAATGAGGTTCGACCTGACCAACTCTCAAATCAACTCTATGGAACACCAGAGTTTTACTGGACATTCTTTATTCTGAATGACTTCCTAAAAGATGGTGGCATCAATGCATGGGCAAAGGGAGACCAAGAGCTTGATACCTATATCAAGGATGCTCATGAAAGATTTGCAGTTCTGGTCTTTCCTCCCGTGGATGATCCGAATGATGCTGGTCAGTATAATTTGATTGATGGTATGCCTATCAATAATCCTGACTATAAGGACCAGTTGTATCTTCTCTTTGATATTGACGAATCTCAGGAGACTTATGCAGCAGTCAAGATTGTTCATTGGGATCAGTCTCGATATCAACTCTGGGTGGACAAGACACAGATGTATGAATACACACCAGAAGAACCGGGTGGTGCATCAGAAGGTCCAGATTTAATTGTAAAAACTGATAGTCATTTCAATACATTTTTTACACTCTCTGGTGGATATAAGGAATTTCATATTCGATATCTTGATAATCCAGAGAAGATTGGATATGCAGACAGTGAATTTGATTCACAGTATGAACTTGGCAGTGACTTTGATAGCGACTACACAGCAGTAAAACAGAATGCATGGCAGACAGCACTGGATGACCTTGGATACTCTACCAGTGAAGAAGAAAACACTGTGTATGCTTATCAAATCTTTACAGATGCAGAGAGAGCACCTTACCGATATACCGGAACCATATCTTTTGAAGAAGACGAATTGACACAGGCTGGTCAATTGACAACTGTTGGTGATGGAACATATTTAGTAATAACATTGCCTATTTCCACTGTTGGTCATAGATATTATCTCAAGGGAAAACCCGAGATTGTTGGTCCCTTTAACATAACAAAATTTTACAACGAGGATAATGAGGAAGTCTCATTTCTTGATGGCACTGGAGAGGCTTTAACCTTCAAGATTAACACATCTGAATGGGGCGCGGCTGGATTCTTTCAGGTCTGGTATTCTCGTCAATTGTCCAAGGAGGTTCTCAGTGCTTATGATGCACTCAGTGTCAATGGCACATACAGTGACTTCACCTCATACTATGACCATCTGGTAGAAGAGAATGATAAAGCCAGAGAGGTTCGTGTCCTTAGACCTGATCGTGTTCGTGAGTTTGCGCGTGAATACAAATCTCTTCTGAATAAATGAGCAACAAGGTAGCAAAAAATTTATCTACGGCATCAGGTTCTTGTGATATTCAGAATATTTTCATGGTGAATTATCGTGGTGATGTGAAGGATATCATCACGATGGTCAAGACAGTAACTCTCACTGAATCTCTGTATAATCCATATGTGACACTCAAACTTGGTATCAAGGATGAGTCTAATTTCTTTGAGTTCTTTGAGATAAATGGCAATGAGAAAATTATCCTGAATGTCAGGCAGAAACCCTTTGGTGAGGATGAATATGAATCAGAACTCATCTATCGAGTCACTGGGTATCCGAAATATTCCAGAGGCAATTCTGGTGATTACCAGCTTTATGTCATTGATGCTGTAAGTGAGGTTGCCTATCTTTCATCCCTCAAAAATATCTCTCGCGGTTTCAATGGAGCAATCTCAAAGGAGATTGAGAAAATTATCACAAATGACCTAAAGCAAAAGATTGTTGTTCGTGGTGATCCAGTTACCGCATATGCTGGTGTAATTGAGTGGACAAAACCTCTTGATCAAGCCCTTGAATTTACCAACACACTCTACGATAATAATCTTTCACCATTCTTCCTCTGGCAGAATGTGCATGACCTTATTCAGTTAAGGTCATATGATTCAATGATTGGTGATGAAAGAAACTTCTACAACACCTACTATGAGAAGACCTTCTTTACTGATGGTGTGCCGGGAAATCGTAGCACAGATGCAGAGAATATGCTGACGATTCAGAACATGAATTCGTTTCTGGGTCTGAATAGAGTATCCGCAGCAAATGCTGGGGCGTATGCTTCGCACAATTTGTCTTTTGATCTATCAAATAGAGTCTATACAGACAATGTGTTTAACTGCTTTCGAGTTCCGAATGATAGGTATCTGACAGGGAAGAGTAATTATTATCCTGAGTTTTCTCCATTGGGTAACAAGAAATCTTTTTCTCAATCGCCTGATATTGTAAGAAATTTTTCATATCGTAATAGCCTTGCTTTTGGTGGTCTAAAGAATTCAGGTGATGCTGAGAAACTTTCTGCTCCTGTTCTGGACTCTTATACTGCAAACATGGATACCCTCTCACATGAGATTACCGTATCAGGAGATCTCTTTTTGAATCCCGGTAAAATTGTGGCACTTGAGGTTCCAAAGGCAACTGATCTAAAAGCACTCAAGAATTATATTGGTGATGATGCAGAGGTGAATGACCTTGTTTTCTCTCGAAAGTATTTGGTCACAACATCAATACATACAATAAACCTTAACACTGGCAACTACACCACGACCTCAAAGATTGTCACGGATTCTGTCAGAGTAATATGAATTGCATTGGAGTAATTGAAGATACGAATGACCCACAGGAACTTGGAAGAGTTCGTGTTCGACTTGTTGGCAAGCATAGCGAAGTTCTTGCTGACCTTCCATTGAACTCTCTGCCGTGGACTCCAGTTATCAATGGAGTATTCCTTGAGGTCAGCGATTGGGTTCTGGCAACACAGGTAAGTGCTGATGAGTATGTGATTGTTGGTAAGGTCAATGGTGTATCAAACACTCATTGGGAACCGAATAAAGGATTCTTTGATCCCAATGAATCGCTTCCAAAAAATATTTTACCTGATATTGGAAAACAAGCACGAATTGACTATAAAAATTCCACATCGTATATCTCCAAGGAGGCAACTCACAAGGAAGATGTTCCGATTGCAGGTGGTGGGGCATGGAATATGCCTCAGATTGCAGACACCAATGCACCAGTGTATCCAAATAATGAGGTAAAGGTATCAAAGAATGGGCACTCTCTGGAGATTGATGATACTCCATGTCATGAAAGAATTTCTCTGTATCATTCCAGTGGAACCTATACAGAGATGCAAGCAAAGGGTGATAGAGTCACTGTGATTACTGGAGATGATTATGAGGTTGTAATCAAAGATAAAAATGTGTATATTGCCGGAACCTGTAATGTGACCATCTCTGGAGATTCAACCATGCTTGTAAAGGGAAATCATACTCTGGAGGTTGAGGGTGACTACAATGTAAATGTCAAGGGGAGCATGAATACCCATGTGAATGGAAACCTAGTGACTGATGTTGTTGGTGATAGTAACCTTACCAATACAGGAAAGACCAAGATTCAAGCAGCAAGAATTGATTTGAACTGATGGCAATTACAATTGACAAGACACAACTGAGTGCCATTCATAAGCCTGATCTCACTGCCGTGGGGACAGTGACTTTTACGGAAGCTGCGGGTGATACCATTACGAATATCCAATGCACCATTCAGAATGACCCGAGTGTGGTGATTACCATTGATGTATCTGCAAAGACAATCACGTTCTCTGGTGAGTATCTTGATCCATACAGAGACCTTTTTTACCTTGTAGATAAGGGCAAAAGCACCTTTGAAGATGAGGAACTAAAGGAAGCATACAAGGAAGCTTCAAGGGGTCTAACAAATGACAAGCAGATATACATGGAACCTATTGTGCAACAGGGTATGTCAAATTTTCCAGAAGGAAAGAGTCTCTATAAATTAGAGCAGGATAGAACTCCATCGTATCAGAAAACATTTACAGCAGTGGTGACATATGATAGGACAAGCCCAGCTCTTGTTGGTATTGAGCAAGAGTTCACAATCACTCAAGAAATCTTGAATGACAGTGATGCAATTCAAAGTTTTGTTGAGAGTTATGTAAGGAGGAACCAGTAGTATTATGCCAGCAGTCACAAGAATAGGAGACCAAGATGTCATTCATTGCTCTACTCCAATAAGAGCACAGGGTTCATCAAATGTTTTTTGCAATGGAAGAGCAATCTCTCGTCAGGGTGATATGAACAGTGTTCATTTGTTGCCGGGATCACCTTGTCCACCTCATGCTGCTCCTATTACCACTGGTTCATCAAAGGTCTTTGTAAATGGCAAAGGATGTGGTCGAGTTGGTGATGGTATTACTAGCTGCACAATCGTAGCTGGTGGTTCACCTAACGTATTTGCAGGAGGATAATATATGGCACTACCATCAGCAAAACCAGCAGCAGGAGCAGACCCATTGGACAAATCTCTGAGCCTTGAAGCAACTCCCTTGGCAACTGAGTATGGATACACCTATGAAGCCGCAGTTGCTGCAAAAACAGAGTGGGATACAAAGGTTTCTTCTGCATTCGCAGCATATGATATAACGGATGTCTTTAATGATCTGGAAGGCAGTCAAAATAAATCGGATTATCGTGAATTGATCTATAGACAATCTGTCTACAATATTATTGGAAGTAATCTCACAAACCTCTTTGTCGAGCTTACAGATAAGGATATTGCTGTATGGTATACTCAACAGGCAAGGAAGTATCTTCACTATTTTGTCAAGTTGATTCAGAATAAGATCGAAAGAAATCCCGGTGCCTTTCTGAGTCTGAGTCAAAGTATTCCATTTGACGATATCATTCGACCCAATAAGGAAATTGCCAAGGATATCGTAATGCTTCCCGGTAAATTCATGAATCCTGTAACAAGGACACGATTTACGAAGGAAGAATATGACCGACACATAGAGTTGTTGAATAGCATTCGTAACACTGTCAAGGGCATCTATGATGATGAGGGTGGTGCGGAACTTTATGCGATATATGTCATTGGGACAGGTAGAAACTTTCCGAATAAATAGTTCATATGTCAACAGCATCTTCAGATAAAAACATAGATGGAGTCAGACCAATTGATGTCGTCCCAACTTTGTTTGCAGACTTGTCTCTTGGCTTTAATCTTCATCCAAACACCAAAGATATTCGACCTATCACTGACCTGAATGCAGTTCGTTCAGCAGTGAAGAATCTTGTCTTGACGAACTTTGGTGATAGACCTTTTCATCCTGAAATTGGAGGCAATGTAGCTGGTCTTCTCTTTGAGAATGCTGATTTCTTTACTGCTGATGCAATGAGAACAGAGATTCACAGAGTATTAAGTAGGTTTGAACCTAGAATCGATAATGTCGTGGTTCAGGTATTTGATGACATTGATCGCAATGCATTCAAGGTCAATATCGGTTTTAATATCACTGACTCTAGCATAGAGCAGGAAGTAAACTTTTATCTCACAAGAATAAGGTAATCCAACATGGCAGGAAAAAAACTCAATGTAACGGAACTAGACTTTGATGCAATCAAACAGAACATCAAGGACTACTATAAGCGAGATGGAGGACCATATAAGGATTGGGACTTTGAGGGTTCTGGTCTGAATCATCTTCTGGATATCCTTGCATACAACACACACTATAATGCGATTCTTGCTCACCTTGCTGCCAATGAAGGTTTCATTGGATCTGCCCAGCTAAGAAAGAATGTTGTTGCTCGCGCCAAGACTCTTGGATATCTACCTCGTTCATTCACTGCTGCAACTTCTACCATCAAATTGACTGGTGCAGATGTTGGTAGCCTTACAACAGTTCCCAAGAACACTGTTTTCTCTACCTCTGTTGGCGGCAATTCATACGAATTCATTACACTGAATGCCTTCACTGGAACCTTCGGGGCATCTGGAAAGGAGATTCAGGTCAAGCAAGGAACTCTCAAGACAGTCCAGTATACATTCGATGCTTCTGATACCAATGTGAGATATGAGATTCCTGATTCCAAGGTTGATGTCTCTACTCTCAGAGTCACTTCATTTCCTCATGGTAATACCTCAAGCAGCACTCTCTATACAAAGTTTACTGAGTTGTCTAATGTGACTTCAACCAGTGATACATATTTTGTCTTTGAGAATCCAAGTGGGTTTTATGAAATTGAATTTGGTAACGATGTTGTTGGTAAAAAACCATCAGCCGGAAGTGTAATTTCTATTGAGTATCTTTCCACTGATGGGGCTGAAGCCAATGGCGCATCTGAGTTTACTCTGAGCAGCAATCTTTCATCCTCTGGTGGATTAGTTCTTACAGATATTGTTGTTTCTAGTGCCACTATTTCTTCTGGTGGTGGTGACCGTGAATCCATTGAAGAGATTCGTTTCAATGCTCCACTAAGTTTTACCTCTCAGGACCGTGCTGTTACTGTGGATGACTATAAGGCTCAGATTCTCAATGCCTCTGATGCAACTGCTGTTTCCGTCTGGGGTGGTGAGGATAATGATCCTGTTGACCTTGGTGCTGTTTATATTAGTGCCAAGCAAGCAGACAATGCCGTTCTTACTGATTCTCAAAAGTCAGACCTTAGAAAACTTTTAAGAGATAAAGGCGTCTTGACGCTGAGACATGAATTTGTTGATCCGAAATTCATCTATATCTACTTTGATATCTTTAGCAAATTCAATCCCAACTTGACGACACTGAATTCTGATACTCTGGGTGCAAAGATTACCACCACGGTAAGTAATTTTGATTCCACTGCCTTGATTGAATACAACTCAATTTTTAGATTCTCCAAGTTTCTTCGGGAGATCGATAACACAAGCCCTGCTATTCTTAGCACTGCTGCTAGACTCTATGCATATCGTAAACTAGAGTTGAACCAAAAACTTTTTGATACGGATACAGACACGGTAAGTGTAGTTGATTTAAGTGGCAGGAACGCGGTTCAGGAATGGAAACCAAACAGATTCTTTCCTGAAGATGACCTGTTTTTCTTTGGTAACAATGTCTACAGGGTCACCAAAAGTGGTCAGACTGGCAGAAATGCACCAAAGTTGTCAGAAGACGGAACATCAGGAACCCTTGAGTATAGTTTTGAGGGTCTGTTCTCTGAAAAAGCCTTGACAGACCAAGAGAAAAAACTGCTATCATTTGACTTCACCTTTGCACTTGATGAAGAGGAAACTGATATTGTCTATAGTAAAGAAACTGCTACAGATAACTTTAAGATTGGGGGACAGATTTATCGCTTTGGGACACAAAAACTTGACAATCTTCCTTCTCATATTCTTGCGCTCACAATATATCAAACAGTAGATGGTAAAAGAAGTCATCTTGATGGAGGAGCAGAGACAGGTTCAGTATTTTATGGTCTTGTCAATGTTTCAACTGGTGTTGTATATCTTGGTAAACCAGCAGCAGAACTTGCGGGTGTCGCCAATAAAAGGGGTGCAGCGTTCAAAACCAGTAAGGAGTATAGGGTTGGTGATATCTTTCATATCAACAGTTATGTGTATGAAGTTACTGCTGCTGTTGATGGAGAGGATGATGATGCAACTGCAACCAGTGGAACAACCACTCCTTCCAACTCCAAGGATGAGGGATTGGTTTCCGGTGAGATTACCTATAAGTTCGTGAGAGAATACATTGATATTCGGGCACTGCCTAGAATTGATGATGCTGCGAACAATAAAGTAATCAACCTATACACTCGCCCTGCATCAAATGACATTGCAGCAAAGAGAAATACGATTATTGAAATTGATGATACCTTGACATCAATAACAGCAGAGATTGATGATGCTGCTCTTAGAGGTAACAACTCAGCTATCAAGGACTATGTAACACATAACAGAGACAAAGATATCACGTAATTATGCACGATTCTGTTGCCAATGCCACACCAAGAGCGCATGAGTCCGCAAGGGTAAATGATCTTTTACCAGAGCAACTCAGAGGTTCTTCACAAAATCTTGTCAACTTCCTGAAGGAATACTATGACTATCTGAATCAGGATGGTCTTCCTTCCAAGGAACTTCGTCATATCGTTGTGGAGAATGATATTGATGAAACATCTGCAAAGTATCTTGACTCGATTCAGGATGAAATTGCATCGATTGTTCCCAATTCAGACTACATGGATCGAGTAACTCTGTATAAGAGAATTGTCCACTACTATCGCTCCAAGGGGACCATTGAATCAGTTTATACTTTCTTTCGCATCTTCTTCAATGATGTAGATGACCTTCAGATTGAGTATGGAGACAAACCATACACCTATCGTATTCGAACATCAAAACTTCCTGCTGGTGGTCAGGAATGGAGAAGTAAATTCCGCAAGCTTGCTCATCCTGCTGGTCTTAAATTTAACGTCGCAACTTTGGTTGAGGCTGGTGTTGTTGGTGGTGGAGATTTGTCCAAGGTAAGACCGGGATGGGACCCTGATTACTGGTTCGATGGCGACTCCCAGAATGAAGATTATTGGGCAGAACATGATAAGTGGCATTATGATCTCCTCCCTCCTAATCGCAGAAAGGAGATAGAGACTTTTGCAGAACCCATCTTGAGGTACGCCTTGGATAAGGAATCCAGTATTTCGGGCGCATCAGGTTTTGTAGTCGAGGAGGTTACGAACACGATAGAGGGTCGAAATGGTTATATCAGCCCATCTGAAGGACCCACATGGAATAGCACAGAGGAAGCTTTTGAGTTTGATGGAGTTGATGATAGAATTTATGCCAATACAGATTTTAGAATGGATGGTCTGGACCCTTCGAACGAAGGGGATCTCAGTTGGGACTACTTCACTGATTCTGAAGGAAATCGAGTTGGTCTATACCAGTTTGATGAGGAAGATGCCTTTACAATTTCATTATGGCTGAAGACAAGCCAGACAGCAGACAGTATTCTGGTTTCTTCCCGTGATGCAAATGGTGTTGGTCTTGGGAAGATTGATGAGAAGTTTGCTGTGATTTACATTCAGGAAGGTGGGGACTCTGATGCATCAGATGGTATTCCAGTGATTCTTTCATCAACCACCTCAATCGCTGACGGTCAATGGCACCACTTGGCGTATGTCTATGATGGAAACCGCTCAGGTTCCCTCTGGGTTGATGGTGTGAAGGAAGCCACAGACACAAGTATCAACCTTGAGTCTTTCTTGGATGATGGTGTTTCCCGACAACACACTTTCCATCTGTCACAAATCATGGGAGGGTATGTTCCTAATGAGTCTCAGGGGAATGAGGGAACTGTCCACACATCAGGGTATCTCCGAGATTTTCGAGTCTATAATTCAAATCTCACTGACCTGAACGCTCGATTTCTATATGGGTCTGGAGCGAATTCCACGGCAAATCCATATCAAGCTCTTGACCTAGACCCATTCACTGCATACTTTCTTTCCAAGTATGAACCTCCGGTAGATGTCTTGGTGAAAACTCTGGTCAATGCACAGGCTGGTCTTCGCTGGAGGTCTGGTGCAATTGACAGAATTAGCGGAGATGATTATGCAGCAAACATTTATGGTGATGATTCTGATGGTGAAATCTATGGTGACCCGCCAGCAGAAATTATTGAATCTCGCGTTCTTGATATCATGTTTGTCATGTCTCCTTTCCTTGAGGATGCCAGAGATTCCTTTGCCCATACTCAATATCAAGCACAAGATAAATTCTTTGACCCCGGTGAATCTATTGGCTCATATGCAAAGCTAGACTTCAATGAACTTGAGAAGGAATTTGACTTTAGTGTAAATCGTTCACCATTTTCTGTCTTTGGGGCTGATGTTGATGTCATTCCTCATACACTTAAATTCCTTGAGGGTGTTAACGATTCTGATGATGCAAATATCAATGAGCGTGCATCCGAAGACGGTGATGGTCTACGCATTCAATTGAATAGTGCCACTTCAGCGGGTAATAATTTTAAATTCAATATTAACCTTGAGAACGAAGACAATCTTGATGATGCCGATTACACTTTGTATGATGACTCTGATAACTACAATGATTCTCAGGGAGATGCATTCTTGATTGTTCGCCCAGAAAGATATCAAGACTATAATCAGGAAATTCTGAATAATGGATACTATGCAGCAGGGACAAGCACTACTGCATATCTCAAAGTCTATCAAGCCAATACAGCATCTCAAACTGTTGGTGTTCCACTAACAATTACAGCAGAGCCATCTGTAGCTGGTGCTACTCCCATTGATACTACCGTGCAAGGTGTCTGGGGTTGGGGAACGATTAACAGTGATGGCTCCATTTTGGATATCAATATTGTTGACCAAGGAGCAGGATTTACAACCACGCACACAATTGCTGATGTGGAAGACAATGTGACAGATAAGACTCAACCAGATCCTCATTATTTGATTAAGGTTGGAATGGAATGGAGTGCTAATTCTGCATATGTTGTGGGTGACCATCTTTATAGTGGAGATGAATTGTATGAGGTCACTGTTGCAGGAACAACTGATGCATCAACTGCACCAACACACACATCAGGGAGTGCTACAAATAACACTGCGACATTGCTTCATATTGGTAAGGTTGCCAAGGCAGTTGTCCAGACTTTTGATGAGTCAACAAATACTACTGTTGGTAAAGGTGGCATTGGTTCTTGGGGATGGATTACGAAGGGTTCTGGATATAAGACTCTTGCTCCTAGCCACTCTGATGGTTTTGATTATGACCAATCCCGTTGGAGACTAGGAACTAGAGCACAAAATAGCGGGCTGAACCTTCACAACGTAAGGTGGACATCTTACATTCAAAATACAGCAGGCTCAGATGCAGACATCACCACAACAGATGGACCCACATATCGCCCTTGGTTTATTGATGGTCTTCAAGACCTGACTTCATATCCACTAGAATGGCACTACCAGAACACTCAACTCACGAATGGAAACACATCTACAATACGACTAGATATTGTAGACGACGTTGATTCTGAAGAAACATCAAGACTTACAGTTAGATCTTTGGACTATAGAACTTTGACAGATTCAATCTTTATTGAAGAATGAAGCGTATAAATAAAGCAAATACTTAACACACTATTATGGCAGCAATTATCACAGACGATTTTAGAAGAAACGCGGCACAACTCCTTGTAAGTGATGTCACTACCGGTGGGAGCAATTACTACGTGGGCATTGGTAAATCAGATGCATATGACCCCGATAGTGCTGGCTTGGCAGAAACCGATGGCTCTTTTTCTTTGCCTGTCCCAGCAGCAAGTCGCGCAGAAGAACTTGAGGTTCTTAACAACCTTGCGACACTTTCAAAGGTTGGGACCAATAGTGCTTTCCGAGTGATGCCGCGTGTGTATTTTCAGGTAGGTAAGCGGTATAAAGTCTATGACCCCAACGACGCAAACTGCTTTTTTGCAGAGACCGTTGGTGGTGTTGAGTATGAGCCATGCTATGTGATTAATACCGACCTTGAAGTCTATATCTGCCTGAAGAATGATGGCACTACGACTTCTAACAGTGATGATGAACCTACAATGACTGCTACCTTGAATAGCATCTTTGGTGCGACTGAGACAGGTGAAAATAAAGGTTTGATCACAACTGCTGACGATGATTTTCGTTGGGCATATGTCTGCACGCTGAATCGTGATAGTGGATTCTTTACCACACAATTTGCTGCTATTGGTAACTCTGGTTCTAGTGCTGTTGACAATCCTGCTTTGACTGCATATAGTGGGAGCGACCATCCATCTGAAACCTCTGGTGGATTGATTTATGGATTCAAAGTCATTGATGGTGGTTCTGGATATACTGGTGGTGACCTTGATGTCGATTGCACTGGTCTGAGAACTGATGGCACTGGTGGTGATAATACTGACCTTGTTCAGTTCAACGCTACCATCACTTGCACCATCACTGTTGATGGTAGCGGGACAATCACACAATGTGTTACTAAGCTTTCATCTACTGAGATTGATAGAACCAATCTAGGTGTTGTAAACGCAAATGCGGTTTCGAATGATACTGCAAAATCGCAAACCGGATCTGGTGCAATCCTAGAACCAATGATTCTTCCTCTGGAGGGTGTTGGAACAGATAACCTCAAGTTGCTTCCATCTTACTATTGTGGTATTCGTGCCAACTTCGAAGACGACCTTGGTGGTGATGGTCTTATCATTCCTTTTCGTCAGGTTTCTCTGCTGAAAGATCCTTCACTTGGCAGTGGTGATACTCCTAGTGCTACATCTTCGTATGCTGCTGGTGATGCTGCTAAGGGATTGCGCTATGTTGCATGCACTGATTCACTTCCTGCTGACCTTGAAACCGGGGACATTCTTTTCGATGCTGTTGGGAATGGCACAAATAGCACGGTTCAAGATGCGATTACAAATGAAGATCCAATTGCTATCTTCGACCATCTTGATACTACTAACAATCGCCTTTACTATCATCAAAACTTTGATGATGATGATAGCCAAAATCTCTTGGAACTTAACACTGGTGGCGATACGTTGAAGTGGTATGACAAGAGTGCTGGTGCAGTTAGCAGCAACACAATTGCATATACTGGCGACCCACAGTATCCAGAGTTTACTATTGTTGACTTCACAAATGCAAATACATCTAGTGGCACAGAGAAGTATGGCAGATTAAACGGTGAGGTTCTGTTTATTGAAAACCGTTCATCTGTCACTCGCGCCACTGACCAAATCGAAGAAGTCAGAATGATCATTCAATTCTAAAGATGCCTATTGAACCATCATATGCATTCAATACATTCAACACTATGGGAGCCTCAAATGGCTCCGGTGTTGAGATGACTGATAGCTTTGAGGACTTTCGTAAGAAGACCAATGGTATCATTAATCGGATTGAGAATTTTGCAGTAGCACCAGTAGCGTATGGTCTAGTGACATGGACGCTTAATGGTAACACTCCTACATTTTCTATTGAGAATTCATTCAATGTCAAGGAGATACGCTTCGATACTGAAACTGGAATCAAGATTAATTTTAATAAACCCACAAAGGATTCAAACTTTATGCCTTATGGAAATCTGGGTTCCAGAGATTCCACGATAAGCCCAAGCGGATGGGGTAGCACTTCCGAAGGAAGAGACACAAGAAATAAGACTGATTTTGGAACAGTTGTTTTTCACACACCAACAACAACTTCAATCAATATGTTTCTCTATCGAGCAGGTTCTAAGAACTATGCAATAACCGATGGTGGATGGAGGTCTGCATCCTTTATCATATTTGGATTACTATGATTTCAGAAAATGTAATACCAATCACTAGCTTTGGAAATGTTGGGATTTCGAAAGACTATGATGTTCAGGAGTGGTCTGCTTGCACGAATGGAATTATTAATGCAGTCAATGGCACTACTAGAGCATTTGCCACAACATATCTTCTATATGATAATGTCAATAGTTCAATAATCAAATCAAGTAACATTAGCACTGTTACGCTCGATCCTGCTGGCTACTGGTCCTTGACGTTTGAGACTGAATATGATAGAGACTATATTCCGTTTGTGAATGCGTATAGAAACGGTGCAGGCGAATTTCCAGTCAGGTCAGACCTTCTTTTTGCTGGGTATCGTGGCGCAGACACATCTGGTATTGACGTTCTAGTATCTTGGACTGACCCTAACAGTTTTCCCCGTGGTGGGGGTAACAGTGATGATACAAGATACAATGCTGCGAAGTCAATGAGCGGCATTTCTGGTGCAGATGGTGGATTTGAATATTTTTCAGTTGTAATCTTTTAAAATTATGGGAGCACGATTTCAAGTAGTAGAAACACCGGGGCAAAAGCTTACTTATCAGCAAGCTTCAGCAGAAGCAGCACTCTTGACACACAACGGTATCAATGGTCGTCTTGCTGTTCTGAATACTCAGGAGAAATATAATACCGCAATTGCTACTCTTGAGGAATTTAAAACACCAACCAGATATCTCTTTTATAGAGAAGCTCAATCGAATCTGCAATCTCCAGTGGCATTGTTCAATAGATCACTTCTCCCAGACGCATGGGCGGGTGCTATTCAAGCAGCAGCAACATTGAACCCAACCACTTCTCAGGGTCTCCAAAGGGAAATAGCTGGGATTGGTGCATCGAGAAGGTTCAGCAATAGAATACTAAACGATATTAATACATTCTGGAGTAATGCCGGAACTGATGTTGTAGAGATATCTAAAGATGAATATGATGCACTATTCAATTTCTCTTTTGTTTTTCGCACCGGCAGAAGAGCTCTCAATTTTGTTCAAGACTATCTTGAGGTTGAAGAAGGCATCGCAGATTACCCTACAGTCTGGGTTGGGTTGACTGATACCGAAGAAGAGGGTGAATGGAAATGGATTGATGGAAGTCCGCTTGAGAATGGTGTCAATAATATCTATTGGGCAGATAATAGTGACCTTCATTCAACAGGACAATCATTTAATGAACCTAGTAATTCTGGACAAGGCGAAGACTTTGCTGTAATTCTTGGTTCAGAGAGAAGTCAACCGGGTCTATACTCAGATGATGATGGTGACCTGACAAATACCAGAGATGGAAGATATGGATACTTGGTTGAGTTCTTTGTCCCCAATCCCCAGATTGATGAAGACCTTGTAAATGAAGTTGAAGACCCAAACCTCAATGCACCAGAACCCGATCAGGTAGTATCAAATATTACTGACTTTATTCCTTATGATGACTTCAAGGAGACAGGTGTTACTTTGGCAGATTCTTTTGACAGATGGAGGAGAAAGACAAATGGCATCACAAAGTTTCTTGTTGACAGAAAAGCTGCATTTGCTCTTTGCACGATGGAGAGGATAGAAGAGTCTCCTTATAGCTGGACTATCCTAGCTGACCCAAGCAAAAAGAGAAACATTAGTTCTGCCAGCTTTGGTTCTGAGGGGACTCTTACTATCAACTTTGAAAATGAACGAGAACACAATAATCATGTCATCATTTTTACTGTTGGCAGAGACCATTCTGATGATGCGGGATTGGACCTGTATGGAGATAGCACAATATTTTGTCGAGATGAACTGACTGGAGTCTGGACACAAAATTACACTACAAGTGGTTTTGAAATATCAAGCCTGAAGACTACTTCAATTCAGGGCAACAAGGACCGCTCTTGGTATACGAGTGGTCGAACAAGTGTTTTTGCTCTAGCTGATCCAGACAATACGTGGAATAGAGTAAGCATTGTTGTCTACTAAATCATAGTATGCAAAATGGTTATGTGCTATATCAATCTGGTGAGGATGTAAGACTGGAAATTTACCTCAAGAATCCATCTCAACAAGCCTTGGACTGTCTTAGATGCGGCAAGGCTATTTCATTTGATTCCCCTAAAGATGTCCCAGACTCCGGTGAATTGAAATTTATGAATATTGAGGACGGTGAGATATCATATGATGAATCAAAGGTGCGGAAAGAAGCACTTGATATTCTTAGGTATAGAAGAAATGAGGCACTGGAGGAACTCGATAAAGCTTGCTTGAGGTATATCACAAATCAAGAACGTCTTCATAATATCGAAAAATACAAGCAGCAGCTTAGAGACCTACCAGAGACCGTAGATTTTACTTCTGTAAAAGTTCCTGTTGACATTGGTCATGTCGATCCTCCTGCATTAACAATGTATAAGGAGGTTCTATGATTCATCAGAGATTTGAAGATGAATATCTAGACGAGATGGCAAATCGTCTCTTGTATGAATGGAAAGACCTTGATATTAACTACCCCAAGAAAGAAGAAGGATTCTATACCTCAGACGATTCACTTTCACTGGCAATGGAAAGTGGAGTTGATGTTGACCAAAACTTTGGAAAAGGGCAACCATTTGATATCGAGGAATCATATTTAATAAAGGATCAAATCTACATTACAAAAATGTTGATGGGGCGATTTCCAAAATGCTCAATATCTCGTTCTGGTTTCTTCTACTATCCACCGGGAGAAGGTATGAGATGGCACACTAATGCAGATACTCCATATCTCAGGTGCTACCTAAACTATTCTCAAAATGGAGATTCATACTTCAAGTATTATGACCAAGAGACCAAGAAGACTGTTGTGGACATGGACTTTCCCGGCTGGAACATACGTCACTTTCATATAAATAACGAGAAAGACAATTTGTTCTGGCATTCGGTGTATTCAAGGACTCATCGTATTAGTGTCGGATTCAGAATCATAAATAACCTAAAGTAATATGGCAAGCCACGAAGACATTTACATCGATCAGGGTGCGGTTTATACTGCTGAAGTCACTGTTAAGAAAGATAATGTAGACTTTGACTTGTCTACCTACACCTTCAGCGGACAGATTCGTAAAACAGTAGGTAATTCAACTGTTGCTGCCACCTTTGATATTAACACTGATTCTCAACTTTCAAATGTCCTTGAGATTTCTCTTACTAATACCCAGACATCCGCATTGACCTCAAGAAGATATGTGTATGACATCGAAGCAACTGACTCTGATGGGACCACGTATCGAATCGTTCAGGGTAATGTTGTTGTTTCACCAAATGTAACTCGCTAAAAATTATGCCTGAGAAATATTTAACTCAAGTTGCCGCTCAGACTGATGCCCTTGCAGATGGAGATCTTTTTCTGATCACAGATGTATCTGATACCTCAGAGAAAAGCGATGGAAGTAACAAGAAGCTGACATTCACTCAGATCAAATCTGGATTGGATACTGCTGGTTACATCAAGCTGACCGACATCTCTGTTACAGATTCTGGTGGTGATGGATCCTTGAGTTATGATAGCTCCACTGGTGTATTCACATATACAGGACCAAGTGCCGCAGAGGTCCGGGCTCACTTGAGTGTTGGTAGTGAAGCTACTGCATCTGGTGATGGAGCAATCTCCTATAACAATTCTACAGGTGTCTTTACCTATACTCCTCCAACACTTGCTGGTCTCAATGGTTCTATTGATGACCTAAGTGATGTTACTCTGACATCTGCTGCCACTAATGATATCCTGAGATGGAATGGTTCAGCCTTTGTAAATACAGATGCACCTACACTTGATGCCCTTCAATTTGACCTGACTGCTGCTGAGACTGCTGCTGTTGGTCAGCTTGCATGGAACAGTGAAGACCTGACACTTGATCTTGGTCTGGATACAAATGTCACTCTTCAGATTGGTCAAGAACAAGTGGCAAGAATCAAGGCGACAACTGCCATCCGTAATGGTATGGCAGTCTATGTCTCTGGTGTCACTGGTGGTTCTGACAATCTTGAGGGAACTCCATTCTCTGCTAATTCTGGTAGTGGTATTGATGAACTTCGTTTTCTTGGTATTGCCACAGAAACACTTTCCACAAACGATATTGGATTTGTAACCACCTTTGGTAAGGTTCGTGGAGTCGATGGAACAACATATGCCTCTGGTGGTATTCGTGATAATGCAGACACAGAGTCATGGAGCGTTGGTGATATTCTTTATGCTTCAGCTAATATTGCTGGCACACTTACCTCAGTGATTCCAACTGCTCCAAACCGTCGAATGCCAATTGCAATTGTCCTCAAAGTAGCTGCGGAGACGAACTTAACTCTTTTTGTTCGTGCAGAGCATGGTTATCATTTGAATGAACTGCATGACGTTCTGATTTCTGGAACTCCTGCTGATAATGAGATTTTGGCATATGATTCTGCTTCAGGTAACTGGATTAATCAGACTGCCGTAGAAGCTGGTATTGCTGCTACAGGTCACACACATTCTACAAGTGATATTACAAGTGGGACCTTTGCTGATGCTAGAATTGCCCAATCAAATGTTACACAACATCAAGCAGCATTAAGTATTACTGAATCTCAAATCAGTGACCTTGGTTCTTATATCACTGCATCATCTACAGATACCCTTACTAACAAGACTTTTGATGCCAATGGAACTGGAAACAGTCTATCAAATGTAGAGACTGCTGATATTGCTTCAGGTTCTAAGAGTGGTTCTGACACAACCCTAATCACTGGAACTGCTGGTACGAATGGTAATGTTGTCACTTGGAATGCAGATGGTGATGCAGTCGATTCTGGATATGCTGTTTCTGCATTTGTGGGTGGAGTGAACTATCAGGGGACATGGAATGCCTCTACAAACTCACCTACAATTCCTACTGCTTCAAGTAGTAATAAGGGTTATTACTACAAGGTGTCTGTTGCTGGTTCTACTTCAATTGATGGTGAGACTGACTGGAAGGTTGGTGATTGGATTATCTCCAATGGAACTACATGGGATAAGGTTGACAATACAGAGAGTGTATCAAGTGTCTTTGGTAGAACAGGTGCGGTGACTGCATCTTTCTCTGATATCAGTGGCACCGCAACTCACGAACAGGGTGGTCTGGAGGCAGATGTAAGAGCATATTCAGGTCTCATTAAAATCTCTGGTGGAGCAACCTCTGCAATCACTGATAATTCCTCCGATTGGGACACTGCTTTTGGTTGGGGTGATCATAGTTTGGAAGGATACCTCACTAACATCGATGCGGAGAGCATTTCATCCCTTGCAGATGTAACCATCACATCAATTGCTTCTGGTGAAATCCTAAAATGGTCTGGAACTGCTTGGATTAATAATACCTTGGCAGAAGCCGGTATTCTTTCGAATGTTCTTGGAGATACTGAACCACAATTAGGTGGACAGTTGGATGTCAATGGTAACGCTATTGGTGATGGAACAAGGGAGCTTCTTACCTTTACTGAAGATGGTTCTGCTGTAAACCATATCAATATTGAAAACCAAGCCACTGGTGGTGGACCTATTATCCGTTCAACCGGAACAGATACCAACGTGGATCTCAACCTTCAGACAAAGGGGTCTGGGGACATCAACCTTGAGTCACTCATCTACAGTGAGACTAACAAGAAGTTATTTTACTCTGATATCACTGGAGTAGGAACAGGGACCGCCCTGACCATCACCTCGGCTGGTGTTGATTCGGGAAACACTGATGGAGCAACTGGTGGGGCTTTATCTCTGGGATCGGGCGATGCCGGGGACAGTGCGGGTGGGAATACTGGAAATGTTACCTTGGTGTCAGGAGCGAGTACCACGGGGAATTCCGGTTCAGTTGAAATCAATAGTGGAGGAAGTGCTACTGGCTCCGGGTCGATTACCCTTCGGACTGGATCGGTTTCATCAAGTGGTAGTGCTGGTGACATCATTTTGGCACCAGAGGCAGATGTCGGAGGAGGAACATATGGTGATGTTCGACCTGATGGAGATGGTGTTCAGAATTTGGGAACTGCGAGCAATCGTTGGAAGGCTTTTTATCAAACCACAAATTACTTTGTAGAAACTGGAGCAGGGACAAATTATGTTGCCTTCACTGCACCATCCTCAATTGCGTCTGATGTTACATGGACTCTCCCTAATGCTGATGGTTCTAGTGGTCAGGTTTTGTCTACCAATGGTTCTGGAACACTTTCTTGGGTAACTGCCAGCGGTGGTGGTGGTATTGCCCTTACTGACCTGAGTGTTGGTGCTGAAGCTTCTGCATCTGGTGATGGTGCAATATCTTACGATAATACCACTGGTGTCTTTACCTATACACCACCGACTGCTGCTGGTATTAGTGCTATCACGGCGTCATCTACAGATACTCTTACTAATAAGACCTTTGATGCCAATGGAACTGGAAATTCTCTCTCTAACGTAGAGACTGCTGATATTGCTTCAGGTTCCAAGACTGGCTCTGACACAACTCTAGTAACTGGCACAGCAGGAACAAACGGTAATCTGGTTTCATGGAATGCAGATGGTGATGCAGTTGATTCCTCCATTGTTGCCTCAAATGTTGCACTGACAGATGGTGACACTTATACTGGAACTCATGATTTCGGTGGAGCCACCCTTGAGATTCCCAATGGTGCTGCACCTTCTCTTTCTGTTGCTGGTCAGATTGCTCTTGATACATCAACCACAGATCATACTGCTCTCCTGAAGTATCACGATGGAACCAATGAGTTTGTGATTCCTGCCATCCTGTCTTCTGGTCTCTCAACCACAGACAATGATGTCATTGCCTACAATGCGGCAAACAATCGATTTGAGATGGAAGCCCAGAGTGGTTCTGGTGGTGGTGGGTCATCCTCTGCGAATACAGAAGATATCACTCAGGCTTCTCATGGTTTCGCTGTAGGCGATCTCCTGAAGTTTGCCAGTGGATCTTATGCAAAGGCTCAGGCTGACTCTGCCGCAAACTCCGAGGTTGTTGGTATTGTCTCTGCCACCTCTGGAGCAGATGATTTCACGATAACATATTCCGGTCGTGTTGATGGGTTGAGCGGACTATCCGCGAATACTATGTATTTCCTTGACCCATCCACAGCAGGAAGTCTCACTTCCACGGAACCCTCAACTTCAGGCGAAGTCACAAAGCCGGTTTTGCTTGCAACTAGCACAACCTCTGGCATCTTCATAACCTACCGGGGTGCGGTGATTAGCTCTGGACCGGATGACCTAGACTATCAGTGGATTGGGGCTGCGGCAATGATTCCATATACCACCAATGGCGCAGCAGCGGGAACCACCCAAGGGAGTGTTAATGGGGTCATGAAGGATACGCTGGACTTTGATGCCTCAACAGAAGAAGGTTGTGCTTTTTGGACTAATTTTGGTCAGAAATGGAATGAAGGCACCGTAAAGGTTAAGTTCTACTGGACCGCTCAAAGTGGGTCTGGGACGGTGAGTTGGAACATTGCAGGACAGACAATGGAGAACGACTCCCAGATCGATCAAGGGGTTGGGTCTGATTCGCAGGAGGATGTGGCTGGGATTACTGACACCTTCCTTCTTGCGGATGATATGCACACCACAGGAGCAACTGAGGCTTTAACCGTCTCAAACGCGGTTGCGGGAGAGCCTGTTTATTTTGAGATCACTCGGGATGTTGCCATAGACACACTCGCGGCTGACGCCCAGCTTATTGGGGTTATGATCGAATACACGAAAACTTCTGCATCTGGATGGTAATATGGGAGTGTTTCTTTTCCATAACAGAAGGAAGAACCATAGCGGGCATGGCGGTGGGGGTTCCACCGTCTCCACGACGGACCTAGTCTCCTTCTGGAAACTGGATGAGAGTTCCGGTATACGTTACGACTTCTTTGGTTCCAACGACCTTACTGATAACAACACGGTGGGGCAGGGAACGGGGACGGTCTATGCGAATGCGGCTGATTTTGAGGGTTCAAACAATGAATATTTAAGTTCCGCTCACAACTCATCTTTGTCTCCGACTGGTGATATGACAGTTTGCTGTTGGGTTAAATTTGAGTCTTTTGCCTCACAGTATAATATAGCGATGCTAGTCACAAAGGATGATTACACAGGTTATCCGACATCGTCTCCAGACAGGGAATATACTTTTTATGTCCAATACTCAAAGGTTCGGTTTTTGCGGCAGTATGGGACTGGGTCAACAGATAATGTTACAGCTGAAAATTCATCCACTTTAACGACTGGTGTTTGGTATTTTCTTTGTGCTTATCATGACACAACGGCACAGGAAATCGGCATCAGTATTGACGGCGGCACGGCGGCAACTGCATCATTTACAAATACACCTCAGACGGGTTCCGGTAATTTTGGGATTGGTGATCGATTTGTGTCAGGTGGAACTGAGGCACAATATTCATTGGATGGTGTTCTTGGACCAGCGATGCTTTTTAATCGTCGCCTCTCCGACGCCGAGATCACCGCACTAGCTGATTCCTCCAACCCGTTCTACGATCAATTCACAGTTGTATCCAAAGAGTCGTTGGTCAGTTTCTGGAAGCTGGACGAGTCGAGCGGCATAAGGTATGACGCCTTTGGCTCTAACGATCTGACAGACAATAACACCGTGGGGCAGGGAACCGGAACGGTCTATGCGAATGCGGCTGATTTTGAGGTAACGAATGATGAGTATCTGACAGTCGCTGACAATGCTGGATTACGTCCGGCAAATTTCACGTTTTCCTGTTGGGTAAAACTTGAGTCCAAAAGGGCACAATCTATCATCGCTTCAAAAGATGTTTACAACTCCGGCACTACAAGAGAGTGGACGTTAGACTATGAATCCGGATTTGATCGGTTCAACTTTTATGTTTTTTACGATTCTTCGGGTATCTATGATCTCGTTCAAGCTGACAACTTCGGGTCCGTGTCTGCTGGGGTCTGGAATCATGTATGCGTAACATGCAACAATTCTGAGATAACAATCAGAGTCAACGGGGGGACCGCAGATAGCACAAGCGTCACATCTTCGCCAAGAAATACCTCTTCATCTGCTCCGTTTACCATCGGGGCGTTTTTTAGTTCACCGGGGACAAGTGGGGCGTATACTGAGATGGATGGCTTGATAGAAGCGGCTGGACTATGGTCCCGCGTCCTCTCCGACGCCGAAATCACCGCCCTAGCCAACAAAGACGATCCCTTCTACGATCAGTTTTAATAAATACTAATATGCCAACTCTTGAAGAAACACGCGCAACCGTAAAAGCCGCAATTGATTCCTATTGGGACGCAATTGCCGCCGCCCAACAATCTCGGATTGACGCCAAAGGAACTTACCTTCAGCGCATCAGAACCCATTCAACGATACCTCAAGATGGTATTCAATCAGCGCCTGATCAACTGGAGAATACTCCATCTGATGAATCAGAGACAGGTCAAGAGTATTTCACATTCCCCGCGCAAACCTATACTGCCATTAC